TGAATAAATTATTGTTGATACCGTTGTTCCTTTACACCGTTGGTTGTCAGTTATCACAATCGGATGCCATCCCAATTGAACCAGTCAAAGTTGTTCATGTAGGTAAGCCGTTTGTTTTTACAAGGGTAGTAAAAAGACTGGTGACCAACGGCGTATCAACAATCCGTTACAAGTCTCCTGATGGTATTCACATCAACGGTGATGTTGTTTGTGATATTACAGTTAGGTTTATACACAATAGAAATAACAAGTATGCCATCCGAGTAAATGGTAAACCGATTGGTTCACTACCTTATACCAATCAACCGCACAGAATACATAAACAATTTTATACATACCGTTACCAATTCCGTGATGCAGTTTACTATGAGTTTGAGATAGTAAATGCAGATGGTAAAGGAATGAACAACTTGTTTATAGATAGTATAAGAATAGAAAGATATAAATAACAAATGGGGGCGAATAGGTCTCGACTGGTCATTGATAAAACAAATGGAGCATACCGAGCTACGCTGGTGGAGCTCGTTAATACAACTGGCGAACTGATAAGTGGCAACACTACATCTTACGCAATGGCCGCTTGAGCCATGCCGTCCACCTAAAACCACAACCCTCTGGGTTTAGTATGGGCGTTGCAAATTAGGGTTATATCATACTGATGAAACTGTGGTATGATGAAATTTAGTTTCTCGTAGTGAGGAGGATTGTCTATGTTCCAATTCACTATTAAACTTAAACATTGACTATGTATGTAGTGCCTTTGGTTTATATGGGCAGGACTCGGGTTCGACTCCCGGCGCCTCCACAAAATGCTTTGATCTGAAGCATCGAATACTTATATTTGTTGTGTAATATAATTGGAGACACCGATGAAGTTTTGGGAAGAAGTAGATACTACAAACAAGTATAAAGAATTATTTGAAAGGAACCTGGAAAGATTTCCGAAGCGTATTGATGAAACGGGAAACATTGTGGACGATACATCTATGATTGGTAGATTAGGATTTTTACCGTCAAGTCTTTGGAAGCCAGACTCCACCATAACAAAAGAACTCAAAAGAATAATAAACGATACAGCACAAGTTAGACCATCATTGAACTCAAACCGTAGTGATAGAAGGCATGGAGTAAATGATGGGAAGGCAAGTGTATTCAATCCACACCTAACTCAAATGATAATTTCAGCATACTGTCCGCTTCAGGGTAGAATATATGATCCGTTTGGTGGTGGTGGAACGCGTGGATATATGGCTACTAAAATGGGGCACAAATATCATGGAGTAGAAATCCGAGAAGAAGAAGTAGAAAGAATAAAGGGAGAAATGAAAACTTGGGGAATAGAGTTTGATATGGTTCTCGGTGATAGTTCAGAATACAAACCAAAGGAAACATTCAACTTTGCATTGACTTGTCCGCCTTATTATGATTTAGAACTATATTCCAACATGGAAGAAGATTTAAGTAATGCAGCTTCATACGAAGAATTTTTGGGTATGTATAAAAAAGTTATCCAGAATGTGTATGATTGTCTTGAACCAAATTCATTTGCAGTATTCGTGGTTGGTAATTTCCGAGACGAGAGTGGTGAGTTAATTCACTTCAATGGTGACACCATCCGTATTGCAAAGGAAGTTGGTTTTATTCTATGGGATGAAATTATATGGCAAGGTGCTTCAAATGTTGCACTCACTCGTTGTGGTAAGTTTGAAGTAAATAGAAAGTCTGTTCGTATGCATGAATATGTTGTAATACTAAAAAAGGTTTCTTAATATGCGGATAAACAAATACCTAAAAGAAAAACTGACACCACTCATAGATGAAATAAGTGTGTCTATGACTGATAGTTTACAATTAAAGATTTTCGGAATAGAAGATGATAGTAAACAATCTATACTGATTCAAATGGGTAATGTTTGGGAAACATTTTGGAACACCGTCTTTTCGGAGTATGCAACGAATCTATTAGAGAATGGAAACCTGATAAAGGTAGATGGTAAGAATAGACAGATAGACCATTTATTTTCAAGTAAACAAAACGGTGACATTCTTTATTACTTTGAATCAAAATGTAACCTAAACTTTGACTCCGAAAAAACACCGGCATCAAATAGAAAGGTAATGGAAGTATCGGAAACGATAGAGAAGGAAAATCCTAACAAGAAAACACTACATGGTTATTTCATACCATGTGTGATTGATGTTTCACCAGAAATGGTAAAGAGATATAAACATATAAAACTATATGGTGTTCGTGATCTTTTATCAATCATTGATGGCTTACCGTTTACTCTAAAAGAATTTGAATACTATTTACAAACCGAAGGTAGAAAGACATTCTATAAAAAATATAGATGGTTTTGGGAAACAAATGAAGGCAAACAGGAACTGATTGACTTCTTGGAAAAGAAGGGATATACTGTTTCAAAGAAGAAGAAACCAAAGATTAAGACATGACAAAATGTCATGTATGATTTTGGAAATACCGAGAAAAGTTTTGGCAAGAACATTAAAAGATATATTCACTGTTCCACCAATATCCGTGCTTGACGTAAAGCAGAAGTATTGGAAAGACCGGCGCAAGTATTGGTTGAGTATGGGTATTCAATCAGAATTAGGGCGTGAAGAAAATCTACTTTCCCTTTCAGAATTATTACAACTGAAACAAAAGTCCACATCCATATTTGATCCTGTATTATGTGAAGTTATGTATAGATGGTTCACTGGCGAAGGTGACACCATATTTGATCCATTTGCAGGTGGCTCTGTTAGAGGAATTGTTGCATCCAAAACAAATCGTAACTACATTGGAACAGACATAAGAGAAGAACAAGTATTATCAAACACAGAACAATCAAAACAACTATGTGATAATTACATACCAGAATGGATATGTTCAGATGCTTTGGATTGGGATGGTGGTGAGTATGATTTTCTTTTTACTTGTCCGCCATATTATTCCCTTGAAGTTTATTCAGAGTTGGAAACAGATTTGTCCACAATGACGGATGAACAGTTTGAAAAAACATATGATGCCATCCTAACTAAACATTTAACACAATTAAGGAATAATCGCTTCTGTGCAATAATCATTGGTGACACAAGAGACGATAAAGGAATGTATAGAAAGTTTACAAATAAAACTATTGATATATTTGAAAAGAACGGTTGTGGTTTATACAATGACTTAATTCTATTACAAGAACCAGCAACCGCTGCTATGAGGGCATTCAAGTATATGAACAGTAGTAGAAAGATAGCCAAGTGTCACCAGAATGTTTTAGTATTCGTTAAGGGTGATCCTAAATTGGCTACTGAAAGATTAAAACCATTCGAGGACATAACATGACAACAGAAGTTACAATACACGAAGGTCTGAAATTGTGTGTCCATGATTACATTCAATGTATATGGGAAAACTCAAACAATTTCCGTAGGACATGGAAACTCATTCATATATCCGATATGAATTACTATTTCAGAGATACCGGCGATGGTTCCGTTGGTATTATGAACCGTGACAAATTTCATTCACAGATTGATACCGGCTACTATGGCATCATTCCGTCAGATAGAAGTTGATACATGAACTATAAGAAGATATATGATACATGACAAAATGTCATAGCACTTAACTCCTTAAAAATCAACCACTTACGAACACTCCTAACTCCTTTATTTTCAAGGGGTTATACATATTTATATTTAGTCTAAATATAAATTTTACCTACCGAAAATAATGCTTTGATCTTTCATGCCAATGCCTTATATTTGTATTGTAAGTTAAGGTAAACAAATGAAACAACTATTAAAATACTTCCCTCTGATGATAACCGTAGCCGTAACGGCTCTTGTTGTTTTTTCCTATCAAAAACACGAACTTCGTAACTTGTTGAGTATCAACGACTTAAACATAAAACTCCGTGTCCTCCAATCAACTTCTCGTAAGTCATTGGTAGATAACGAGTTAGCGGAACAACTGGTAGAAGAAAAAAAATATGTATCAAAGTAAAATAATGCTTTGATCTTTGATGTCAATGCCTTATATTTGTATTGTAAGATAAACAATAACCACATAGGAAACAACCATGACATCAACCTATTATTATTGGAGCGTAACCGCAACCGGTGCAAAATACTGCGAGGACGGTCCCGTTCAAAAATCAACGAAGATTATTCAAGCCAGAAACAAAGATATGGCTATCGAATTTATGAACACATATATTGCCCGCAAATTGAAATGGAAATTTCAGGCGGACATAACCGAAGATGATGTATTTTTACTTATGAAAGAAGGATGAGGAAACAACTATGGCAAAATCAACTGGCCTCAAAATAGGCGATAAAATTTTCTGGCGTAATAATGTGAAAAAAGACATAGGCGTTTTGTTTGCCATGTTTTGTCAGAACAGATGGATGTATGACTATGAATATAGTCTCGGTAAAAAAGATGTTGTCTTGACAATTACCGGTCTAACTCCGTCACTAATTGTTGCTATCAATGACGATGGATATAACAGACGCCATACCTTTACCCGTAGAATGTTTAACTCTTGCCCAAATCTTTCAAAACTTTAATAGGAAACAATTATGAAACTTCTCAAAATAGAAAAAGAAACCGGTGCTTTCAGTCTTTACCATGACACAGACTATATCAATATAGAATATATTGTAACCATAAACGAATACAAAATAGGCGAAAAAAAGTGGGGTAGTAAAATTCGCGTCAAAGGTGCAGAAAATACTTGGATATATGATGTAAGAACACCCGAAGAAATTGCAAAAGAAGTAGAACAAATGTTAATTTATACTAGGTGAATTGTATGAAAAAATTTACAGAAACAGACAGATACCGTGAACTGAAAATGCTTTATGATGCAATGTGCTTTGCTGGGCAGTTTGGTGAAGCTCAAAAGGTATTTGACAGAACGGTGCAGGAACAAAAAGAATTTAATAACAAAGTAAAATTACAACAACAAGGACAATAATATGAGCACTTTTGATGCAATTATGAATATCGAATGTAATGATGAATGCACAGAAGAACTGTATATCCAATCATTCCAAACTCTTATTGATAGTGGCGATGTTTGGACATTGCAAGGTTTCTATGGTAGAACTGCAATGGCATTGATTGAAGCCGGTTTGTGCACACGATAATTTATTTTTTACTTTACCGAAAGGAAACTGTTATGGAAATTGATATGAACAAACATATATGGGAAGGTTGGACTGTGCAACAATTTGTAGATGAACTTGAACCCGCCTTCAATATGATAATGCGAGGTCAATCTTGGAAAAACCCTTTCCAAACAAAAGAAGAATTAAAGGAATGGTGCAAATACGAACAACCATATTACAAGAAGCATATTCCAGGCGTCTATAATTACTTTCTCAAAAAAACTAATTTGAAATAAGGAAACAACCATGTTATATTCAAAAACAATCAACGATAAACTTGCAGATGCTTGGGGCGACTATTCAAAGCTCATCCGTGAACAGAGTGAGTGTATAAACACTAATAGACAAATGACCAAAAAACAATATCAAGACTTCACCAGACGAAAGGAAACCGTCTTATATCGTATTGCTTTGTATAGTGACGCACTTGACCAGATGAAAATGGGTGAAGGTGTGCCAACCAAAAATCTTTTCGGTATCTAAATAGTGCTTTGATCTTTCCCAAAAATGCCTTATATTTGTAACATAATAAATAACCAACAAAGGAAACAACCATGACGAAGAAACAGACGGCAAATGCAATGACAACCATCGAGAATTGTATTGGTGAATTGTCTTATGATGAACTGGCAATTTTGCGTAGTATTGTGAACTCACGCATAGAATTTAAGCAACATGATAAGATGCTGACTATCAAAAACAAATTGCGTCCAGGTATGCCTTGCAAGGTAAACCACGCAAGAGTAGCCGGAAAGAAATTCACCGTTAAGAAAGTAAACAGAACAAAGGCGGTTCTAACTATGGAAGGAACAAAAGGAAACTGGACCGTTCCAATTTCACTAATTGAAATTATTAAATAATAAGGAAAACAACCATGAGTAAAGAACAATTTTTTATCAATGCAAAATTGACCGTGCAAGGATGTGTCTATGATTTCCAATTAGACTTGGAAGATGGGTGGGAACCCGAAGATCTAATAGATAGCATACAAGAACAATTTGATTGTGCTGTCCATGACGGCGATATTGTATTGGCAGACTGGATTTCTGGCATACGTCCAGAGGACGTTGACCACATAGACATTACCGAAGACATGGTGGAATTTGATTTAAGCGAATTGCCTGATTTCTTGAATGGCGATTGGGATAAAATTTCAGAATTTGCAGAACACTACTATAGCAGTTATTATGATATAGATGTATTCGAGGCGGCAAGCAACCTTGGTATTCCATTCTCTGATGTAGATGAGGCGTATAATGGCGAACACCGTTCTGACGAGGAATTTGCTGAGAGTATATGTGCAGAGTTTGGGTATATTCCAAGGGACTTTCCAAGTTGGATTGCTATTGATTGGGAAGAAACTGCACGCTCAATTATGTATGACTACGAAGAAGATAACGGCCACTATTTCAGAAGATTTTAATACGGAAACAACTATGAACATAAAACCAAACACACCAGGAACACCAAGTCTCTTTCTAGCAATACATGAGCTTGCTCGTAAGAAACTACCAGAACTGGCAAAGAAGGTAGGTAACAATATCAATACAGACTGGACTATAAAATTTGGCAAAAAGTATGCAAAGATTACAAACGGTTATACCAGAAAAGACGGAATGAGAACCGAATCCGTTTGGGGTTTCGTTGTCCTCAAAGAATGCACGGTAGATGGGATTGATTACAAACCCGGTGACTTGCTCAAAGCCGCTTCACACAAGGCACCTGCAAAACACGCAAGAGGAAATATCATGGATGGCACAGCAGACTACGATATTTGGGGTCCAACTTATTTACCGAACAGGAGAACATCATGGTAGGCAAACCCGGCATCCGTGACCGCCGTTCACACCATGTAAAGCGTGGCACCAAATTCCAATGGTATTGCCCGAACCGTGGTAAGTGGATTGACTGCACGGTTACGGGAACCAACCGGGCTTGGGTTCGATATATTGAGAACCACAGAACCGGTGAAGCATTCAATGGTGAATTTAATTTCACCCGCAGAGACTTTAATCAATTTTCAAATATCAAAATTATTCAATGGTGAACTATGTTGCTAGATGAAGAACAAGTAAATGATATATGTTGTAATGCTCTGATGAAGTTTCACGAAAGTCTGGAAGACTACCAACATTGGAAGGGTGTAGTGAATGGGTTTGAAAAAGACGGTTACTGTTATGAGGATTTCCGCCAACAGAAGTTACTAGCATACGAAAACCAATTGTTGGCATTCGGTATGCTCAAAGCCCTAACCGAACAAACAGTTTCTTGCACACAAGATTATAGGTGGAACTGATGAACAACTATACTGCATATCAAGAGTGGATTGTTATTCTCGAAGGCGAGGATGGCAACATGGAAAGAATTGAAACATGGGAACAATCATCGGACATGGCCGTTGAGAGTGCTCTATACGAAACCAGTATGACCAGAATAAAGTCCGTGGATGCCATCCCAAAGGATGAATACCGTAAGTGGATGCGTCAGTTACAATGCCAACCGATAAGTTAAATAGTGCTTTGCCGTTAGGCGAGAATGCCTTATATTTGTATATCAATAAACAACTAACAAAAGGAATGACGATATGGATCAAGTCTATGTTCAAAAAGGTGAAGAATATAACGGAAGATATATCCGTGAAGCCGAATGCCCACACTGCGGTAGCGATGATTGGCAAACTCTCGATCAAGGTATAGAAGATGACATATACTTCTATGAAATGGAATGTAACACCTGTGACGGTGAATGGGAAGACATTTACAGAATGACATTTTCAGCTATGCAAATAACCCCAAAGGAGACAGAATAAAATGTGTTTGCTTGATTACAGAAAAACATTCGGAAACCCGTGGATTGATACACCCGAAGCGTATAGTGAATTAAATACAGTGCTTCGTGCAACGATTATTGCACGTATAAATTTTGAAATGCGTGAAGCCAATAATAGAAAAACCACTCCAAAGTTAGTATTACTCTTTCAAGAAGAATACCGCATTGTGTATGGTGACTTTGAAAATTATCCTGATGATGTTGAATTGAAATGGGTAGATAGAATTGTTTTTAATAACAAAGAAGAAATAGATAAGGAAACTTGGGTGTTCTCACACGAATACCTAGAATACCAAGGATATGAGTCTTTTATACCTTGGCATTCTGTGAAGGATCAAATTCCAACTGATACCCTCATTGAAATACTGCGTGAATTACAACGATTGAATAATCACCCTATTTCCGAAGTAGAAGAAGTGGAGGAAACCAATGATTGATTACAGATATATGACCGGTGAAACGGAATATGAAAATGAAGGTGACTGGACAAAAGCTGAATTGGAAGCGATGCTAAATGATGCCGAGGATGACATTTATTATTACGAAGAAAAGATTTCGGAATTAGAAAGCGACCTTTGGAATGCTGAAGAACAACACGAAATGGCAACATATTTACTTGACAATGAATTGTGGTATGTAGAAAATAACGAGGATGATAAAGATGAAAACTAACTACAAGAAAATGTATTCCGATCAAACGGACAGATTGCTTGCTGAAATTTTAGACTTGTATATTGCAACACAATTCGATCAAACACCAGATAATCCAGATGTCCAGAGATTGATTGCCCTTGAAGATAAATTGAAACGAATAACCAGTAAACAACAAATAAAGGAGCCAACATGATACAGAATGAATTGCAAGAAACCTTTTTCCACGGTCTAACCAAACAAGAAGTGATAGACAGCATCATTGACTTTGAACTTGAACATGACATCATGCCAGATTGGCGTGAAGTGCTTGAGTATGGGTTCACTGGCTATCAAAATGTTGAAGATGAAGTGCTCAAGGAATTATATCTGGAGTATTTCACCAATGATGAATTGGAAGAAGATCCAGATTATCTTCCGGAAGATTATATCCCGATGGATGGACACGGAGACCATATCTCCAATGATTATGAAGGTGGTGCCCAATGAGTAAATTGAGTGTAAAATATCTTATTGGGTTGCAGAACCTTCGCAACAAATCATTCAACGATGCCATCCAACGCTTAGTTGATAGTCTTCCAGTCGATCAAAAGCCCATTCAAATGGTTTACAATGACGCCGGTGAATTGGTAGATGTGCGAGATTATGTGAAGACAATGAACGAACCACAAACAAGACCTATCGGTTTTTTACAATAACATTTTAAGGAATAAACAACATGACAATTCTAACGCCAATCATTCTCGGACTGCTTATTATATCTGCGGGTTCCGGTCTTATTTATCTGGCAATGCAAATCCAAACTATTTTGAACTGGACTGGTTTCACCAAACGGTTCATCGGTGAACAGATGCCAAGTTATATCGGAAACATTCATCTGGTATCAATCACTACTGCCATAATTCTCATGGTATTGGAGTTGTTTCTATGACCGATATTATTGGATCTATTCTAATCGGTATTGCACTTGTTCTGGTATGGGCAGTTGTGACCAATATATCAAATTGGACTTATGGAAAGTTAGAATCTTATCGGTATGCCAAATGGAACGATAAGGATTTGAAATTTATTGAACATATATTAAGGAGATATAGGCGATGAAAGTGTTTGTGCTTTACAATCAAAGATTTTGCGAAATTCGTGGAGTATTCACCACACACGAATTGGCAATGGAAAATGCGGAATACGGAACAGACTTTGTATTTGAATGCACTCTTGACGAGGTATTTGTATGATTCGTAAACATTCAAGGTTATGGACTGATGATTCACCAAGAATGGTGGACTTTATATTGGATGTGGTGGTGTGGTTGATTGGATTAACTGTGCTGAATACTGTTCTGATTGGGATGATACTGTGGATGTTGTTTAGCAAATAAGTGGTGAGGGATGTAACCAACTCAAACGAAGTTTGAAGTGGGAACATTCCGAACACAATAGGAGTTTATATGATGAAGTATATCATTATGGTATTGATGACTTGTGTTGTATCATTTGCACAACCTAATGGTCTGATGTTTCAAGTTACAAACGCACAATTCTCCGATGGAAATTTAAGGTTGGCGACTGTGTATAGAATTAGCAGTATCGCTTATGTGGGTATGGAAACAGAACTGTTGAGGATGGGTTCGACAAACATACAAAATACTGGTGTGGCCGTTCATTTGAGAACCAACTCAATAACCAATCGTGGTGCTGGTGGAACTTATTTCTTCGGCTCTGGATTTTGGGGAAGAAACATTCTCGGTGAAATGGGAAGAATCGGTGGTGGTATTCGGCTTGATATAACACAAAGAATGGGTTTCCATGTTTCCCTTGAAAGAACATGGAAGAACTTTGAATACTTCGACAGAAACTATACCGATGAAAATGTGAACATTAGTTATGGATTAACATTTGGATTTTAATTATGAAAGAACCAAAACAAATTCTGGAATCCCGCGGCGAGCGACTGACGAATATATGGATTGGGGTTGGCATTTTCAACGCACTTATATTCATTTTTCTTGCCGGCGACTTTATGAGAGCGATAAAAGGTTTCCTAACTATATTCGGAGAATGATATGAATGGTATAAGTGAATTACAGATATTGGATTGGATTGACCAATGTGATGACGAACTCAAAAAATTACAGAACGCAAAAGATTTTTTATACCGTGCTTATTACGAAAGAAATTTAATAGATTATTCTGTTGAAGAAAATCTCCGCGACCGGTTTGGTGATAGAATACGAGAATTAAAAGCTAAGCGTGAACTATTGTGGAAAATGTTGGAACAATCAAAGACAGATGATTTGATAGTGATGTTCGACTATCAGTTTCCGGATACTCTGGTAAATCAATTACCAGAAGGTATGAGAAACGAATTTTTCCGTTTCGTATATGAAATGTAATTAGAAGTCCGGTGGCGAAATGGCAGACGCACAGGACTTAAAATCCTGAGAAGTGTAAACTTCGTGTGGGTTCGAGTCCCACCCGGACTACAAAATTATTTTGCTTGTTTGTTACAATCAATATATTTATATTTGTAAATGGTTATATGTTTAATTACCGTTAGGTAAAAGTTATGTCACATCAAGCACAAAGAGATTTTTGTTCTAGAATTAAATCTTTATATCCCGAACATTTCAAAAACAGTAAAGTTTTGGATATTGGCTCCCTTGATATAAATGGAAACAACAAATTCCTATTCGATGATTGTGAATACATTGGATTGGATATTGCAGAAGGAAACAATGTTGATGTTGTTTGTATAGGTCACGAATACGATGCACCAGATGAAACATTCGACACAATAATATCAACCGAAGCACTTGAACACGATATGTATTACGAGAAAACAATACTTAATGCCATCCGTATGTTAAAGAAAGGTGGTGCATTTGTATTGACTTGTGCTAGCACGTTCAGACCAGAACATGGGACACCGAGAACTGACGGATCATGGGCGGCTCCGCTATTGAAAGAAGTATCAGAAGAATGGAAAAACTATTACAAAAATTTGGATGAAGATGATTTGAAACAAATACCTGGTTTTGTTGATACATTTCCAGATGGTATCTATGAATATAATCATAATAAAATGGATATGTATTTCTTCGGTATTAAGAAGTAATATACGACTATAAGAGAATACGAATACATCAATGGGTAGTGGTTTTTTAATCACTACCCATATTTATTTATACAGTTAATTGTTTTATTATTATAGAGGTTTCATCATGTTAGATACCTTAAAAACATTTATTCCCCTTTTAGTTCTTTCCGTGATTGCTATTGGTGCAACATTTGGGGATGGTAATTTCAGCACATTTGCAGTAGGACTTTCAAAGTATGCACTTGCTGTTGGAGCTGCTTGGTTTGTTGATTCATACTTAATCAAGGAGGTAAGAACCCGTGAAATACTTGCAGAAAATCCTATCGCTTATGCTATTTGGTTGTTTGCTAACATCGTCACTGCCGCTCTCTGCTTCTCAAACAGTTAATCAGACAGACGGTGAAAGAGTTAGAAAAATTGCGTATGGTTTTGTTGGAACAAAAGAAGTAGGAAACAACGGAGGATTTTGGGTTACAAAATTTTTGAAATCCGTAGGACTTCGACCAGGTAATCCTTGGTGTGCAGCATTTGTTTCATTCTGTCTTGATAGTGCCGACATAAAAACAATGCGTGTTCGTTCTGGATTGGCAAGACATTTTATATCCAAGAACAAGACAATCAAAGCAACAAAAGTTTTACAATCCAATATGAAGATACCGATGGGTTCGGTTGTAGTTTGGCGTAGAGGAACAACTACATTTGGTCATGTTGGTTTTGTAGACAAGTGGGAAGGTAAAAGTGGAACCACAATAGAAGGTAACACTACTTCCGGTAAAGGTGGAAAAGAATGGGATGGCGGGGGCGTATGGTATCGTAAGAGAACGATAAATCCATATAACCATTTCCGAATTACAGACTTTGCTCTGTTAGACCAACGATAAAATTAAGGTGAGTTTCGGCTCACCTTTTTTATTTTTTGCTTGGTATTTATGAATAGATTTCGTATATTTGTTACATTCACAAAAGTTATGTAAATAAAATGATAGACTTATGTATCACACATCATAAAACCGAAGGTTTGATAGAAAAACTGTTAAAAGAATTACACGAAGATGTTTTTAAATTAAATGAAAATTGTAAAATATATTTGTATGATTCTGGCTCAGGTGAAAAGTTCAAACAATGGATTAAAAAAAATATAACCAAATACATAATAGAAAAGGTTTATTTTAAAGAAAATAATGGATATGCATATGCATGTAATTATATGGCATTAAAAGGCAATTCTGAAATAATAGGATTTATTCATGGCGATGTTATTATATCGGCTAAAGATTTGGAACAAGTAAACCGTATTTTTTCAGAAAATCCTGGTATACACATCCTCGGTCCAAAAGTAATTACAGACGATAATAAGATAGACTCTGCTGGTACATTTGGTTCAAATTTTAAACCGGAATTTCGTGGATTGAATGAAATTGATAAAAACAAAAACCTATACAGAGACAGACAAAAATGTATAAATGTATCCGGCTGTGCTTATTTCATAAGAAGAAATGTGTGGAATGTTTTAACAAATCATCCAAAATATAGAAGATTATATCCAAACGCATTAGGTGCATTTTTAGAGACACCACATTTTTTTGAAGAAGTATGGTGTTCATACTTTGCAAGATTTCTTGGTTACAATGTTGTTTATGATGGGAGTATAACCGTAAAACACACGGTAAGATCATCATCAGTATTACCTGCCGAACATAAAAATTCAGTTGAAAATACGGCATATGAAATAAGTCAGAAGATATTTTTGTATACTTGCGATAAAATTAATATACCAATTTAATAAATAAAACAGGAGAATGTTATATGGAATTTCCATTGACTGCACAAGACAGAGATTATTTTGAAAAAAATATATCATCTAACAACAATTATCAATCAGAAACTATTAGTGATACAAAAAGAAATTTGATACGAATTGTATCGGAAATGGAAGTAGAAATGAGGATGCTTGAAAATAAAATTGAAGAAATTAAAACAATAATCTATCATTTGTGAATTTACCACATATTTATTAGTGTTATGTTTTAGTGTTATGAGTTAGTGTGTTATGAATAAAAAGATGGGCAGACCACAACTAATACTTACCGAAGCACAAGTTAGATATGCAATGCAAAACAGTTTCGGTAATAAAGATGCTGCCAGATTTCTCAAAGTAGATTACAGAACTTACAAACGATGGGCGCAACAGCACATTGATAGTGAGACAGGTAAAACTCTATTCCAATTACATTCAAAACTTGGTGTTCCACTTACGCGTGAAAAGAAAGATGATAAGTGGAATGGTAAATCGTTTGACTGTAATAAAGGTTACAAAGAAAAGTTAGAGGATATTCTTGACGGTAAATATCCTGCATACGAAACAAAGAAGTTACGAAAAAGATTATTACTATCAGGATGGGTTCCGTGTGTTTGTGCCGCTTGTGGGTGGGATGAACCAAGAATGACTGATGGTAATTATCCCCTTCTGATAGACTTCATAGATAATAACTGGCGTAATTGTAAGTTAGACAATCTGCGTCTGTTATGTTTTAATTGTTATTTCAATCTTGTAAGGACACCATCAACGTCCTATCAAGGATGGACATACGGAACGGTATCAAAGACACCTTGGTATGGCGAGAAACGCCCAAGAGACGGCAGATACCGTAGAAGATTGGAAGAACGCATCAAACAACAAGAACAAAAGAAAAAAGAAGAACAAGAAAAATTCTTTGATTGGGATGAAATTCCTGGCGAAGAATAGATGTTATATGTATGTTACATTTTTTAATTTAATTTGGAGGTTTTTATGAGATTGTTGCCATTAAGAGATGGTATATTGGTTAGACCAAGAAAATCCGAAGAAAGAACATCATCGGGAATTATTATACCCGATTCTGCACAAGAAAGACCAGTTCAGGGTATTGTACTATCAACTGGTGATGGAATTACTATGTTAAATGGTAATGTTGTTCCAACGAAAGTTCAAGCGAATGACGAAATCATTTACCGTAGAAATGCTGGCGTAGAAGTTACAATTGATGATGAAACATTATTGTTACTAAATGAAAGTGATGTTTTAGCAATTTTATATGTAGAATAAATAACGGAGGTTTTAAGAGTTATGGATCCAAAAATAATAACATTTGATATTGATGCTAGGACTGCATTAAAACGTGGCGTAGATCAACTTGCCAATGCTGTAAAAGTTACGCTCGGACCAAAAGGTAGAAATGTAGTAATTGAAAGAAAACTTGGTGGTCCAACTGTAACAAAAGATGGAGTTACTGTTGCTAGAGAAATAGTATTAGAAAACTCTATTGAAAATCTAGGAGCACAAATGGTCAAAGAAGTTGCATCAAAAACAAGTGATGTTGCCGGTGACGGTACAACAACTGCAACTGTTCTTGCTCAATCAATAATAAATGAAGGTTTAAAAAATGTGACCGCTGGTGCAAATCCAATGGAGTTAAAAAGAGGAATTGATTTAGCTGTTGAAAAGATAACAGAAAGACTAAAAATCAATAGCAAAGAAATTACAGGTAAAACAGAAATCGCTCAGGTAGGAACTATATCTGCTAATAATGATTCTGCGATTGGAAACTTAATAGCAGATGCAGTTGAACGTGTTGGCAAGGATGGTGTTATCACCGTTGAAGAAGCAACTGGAACAGAAACATCTTTGGATGTTGTAGAAGGTATGCAGTTTTTGAGAGGTTATCTTTCTCCGTATTTTGTTACAAGTCAAGAAACAATGGAAGTGATATTGGAGAATGCACATATTCTTATACACGATGGCGTTATTGCAACCATTAAAGATTTGTTACCGATACTTGAAAAGACTGCACAAACTGGAAGACCATTATTGATTATTGCAGAAGATATACAAGGTGAAGCACTTGCAACATTGGTTGTAAACAAACTTCGTGGAACATTAAAAGTTGCTGCAGTTAAAGCACCAGAGTTCGGAAGTTTCCGTACAGCAGCATTAAGTGATATTGCTGTATTGACCGGCGGTGTAGTTATTAGTTCTGAACAAGGATATAAATTAGAAACCGTTGGTATAAATCATCTTGGTTCCGCAAAGAAGATAACAATAGATAAAGAGAAAACAACGATAGTGGAAGGTTCAGGTGAGAATGAAGACATCCAATCCAGAATAGGCGAAATCAAAGCATTGATTGAAAAAAGTACAGCCGATTATGAAAAGGATAAACTACAAGAAAGATTGGCTAAATTGGCAGGTGGTGTTGCAGTATTGAAAATCGGTGCATCAACAGAAGTTGAAATGAAGGAGAAGAAAGCAAGAATAGAAGATGCTCTGCATGCAACAAGAGCTGCTGTTGAAGAAGGAATTGTTCCTGGTGGTGGAGTTGCTTACTTATCCGCACTATCATGTTTGGATGAAATTGAAACAGAGAATGACGATCAAAAAACTGGTGTGGGTATTATCAGAAAGGCCGTTGAAGCTCCTATTCGTCATATAGTAAGTAATTCAGGAATAGAGCCATCCGTCATTGTAAACCAAATAAAAGAAAATATTTCTGGTAAAAAACCAAATACAAATTATGGTTACGATGCAAGAAATGATAAATTTGGTGATATGTTCAAAATGGGAATAATTGATCCAACAAAAGTATCAAGAGTTGCACTACAAAATGCTGCTTCGGTTGCTAGTCTTTTATTGACAACAGAAGCTACCATTGTTAATAAATCAGAACCTGATAAAAAAGAACAATATGATTTGGAATCTGGTGCGGGGTTGTTCTAATTGAATTTTAAACAAAACCTCCCATAAAATATGGGGGGTTTTTTTTATACAATATATTTATATTTATGATAAAATTAATGGATATATTGTTAGAAAAACGAGATACCATCCGAGATAGGAACGGTGAACTATTTGGTACAATAGAAACTACATCAAACGGTATACAGATATTCCGTGATAAGAACGGTAGAAGACTCGGAATATACAATCCAGCTACAAATAAAACATTTTCACATACAGGTGCTTTAGTTGGTAGAGGAAATGTTTTAACGGCTTTAATAAGAATATACAACTAACGGAATGTATCAATGCCAATGCCACTATTAAAAGACTTAATAAAACGTAGAGACTTATCTGGAGTTGTTTACGATACTGTTTCTTATTTGGCATCCCAACCATCAAAGAAAGTTTTATTCATTACTACATCAACTCGCTATCCTTTCAATACACAATACGATAAGGGTGGTGTTGAAAATGAATTACCGAAATCAACAGAACTTGCTCTATTCATAAAAGAAAATATAAAGAATAAATCAGAATGGATAGATGTTCCACAATTAAAGATAGTTCCATGTGAGGGCAATGTATCACATAAAACTGGTAACAGTTGTGGTGTAATGGATGCGGTATTAAAAGATAAATCAAAAAATCCAAGTGGTAATCATAGATGTTGGGCATCAGTAAATGAAAAGTCAGACCAACTTTGGCAGATAAGTAAAGAGATATTCAAAGCAGATATTGTTCTTTTCTTTGCATCTATTCGATGGGGGCAAACAAATGCAGAGTATCAAAAGCTAATAGAAAGATTAACATGGATTGAAAACCGTCATAGCACTTTGGGCGAAGATAATTTACTACAAGGAAAACAAGCCGGTTTTATTTGTATAGGACAAAATTGGAATGGTGCAGATGTTACACAAACTCAAAAGAATGTTTTGAAATTCTTTGGATTTGATACACCTGACAATTTATTTTGGAACTGGCAATATACAACAAATGCAGAAGATGAAACACAACAATCGTATGAGGCATCAGACAAACAGTTTCATTTGGATTTAGGAATACCATATATTGATCCGGAAAAATATGATTAAATTAAAAGACATATTGGAAGAAGCATTTGAGTTAACTTTTAGTGTAAACTTGAATGTGATAAAATTAGGAAGGTCTCCTTCTGGCAATATATTCTTAAACTTCAATGATAATAGTATAAGAGAAGGTAGATCACCATCAGGAGATATTCTACTTAATATAGATCGAGACAAAATAAGATTGGGTAGATCGCCATCAGGACAAATACTGGCAAGATTCATAAACCCTTTTGTAAGACTTGGTGAATCAAGAACAGGTAAAGTTATAGCAAATATAGATTCCTCAAATAGAGTAAGAGAAGGCAGGTCTCCATCGGGTGATATACTTGCCACAGTTGCAGTTGTTAAAAGAGAAAAGACAGATGCTAAAATGGCTGGAGCAGCAGCAGCTGTTTATTTGTATACTAAAAATATGATAAGGATAATAGAATGATTAAATTAAGAAACATATTGAATGAAGATACAAAATGGGCAAAAGAAAGCCGTAAAAGATTTCGTATGGTAAATGAAGCAACCGGTGATATTGAAATACCATTAACTGGAAAACAACTTAAACAATTGGATACCATATTCACCGAATACGAATCGGATTTGGATCAAGTTGTTGATGTTAAACTTCAAGAAGCAGATGTTGATTATACAAAAATGTCTTCTGCTCAATTAGAAGAAGTTAAAGGTGTTCTCAAAGTAGATGGTTCAATTATGGAAGGTATTGATGAATTGCTAGAGTTAGGCGGTGAAGCAAAGAATTGGTATGCTGAAATGAATAAAACTATATTGGATGCATTCGGAGATACCGAAGGAACTATGTTTCTCATTCTACTCGCAATCTTTTCACCAAGAAATACATTATCACAGAACTTCAAACTTGCTGCTCAAACATTTCGTGGTATTAAAAAGGATTTATCAAATCCAGAAAGTAAAGAAAAGTTAGAAAAAATGATGGAGATAGAACCAACTAAACTTTACAACATGATGAAAACACAAGATGCTTACAAAGACTTAGCAACTGTTCGTGGTATGATTAAAGGAAACATGGGCGTTAATACTTATCTACCAAACATTCTACGCTTCTTAAAACTATTGAAAGCAAATAGCTATGGATTAACTAGAGAAACTGCAGTAAAAGAAATAGCAAGACACATTAAACCAACCGGTGCTTTGGATGATACCACGGTTATATCTGCTGAAAAAGTATTCTCTTTTACTCTGAACTTACTTGATCCAAATTATACTTTCGAGGATTTAGGTTGGGTTCCTGTTACGATGGACACATGGATGGCATCATTTTTCTATCCACAGTTAGACAAGAAACAGAAATCAAAACTATTGGCAAAGACACCGAGTTATGTTTATATGGCAAGACTAACACAAGATATGGCATCAAAGTTTGGAATGACACCACCAGAATTTCAAGCTGCCATTTGGGTTGGGAAGATAAAGAAAACAAAAGGCGAGGCATACGATAACACATTCCTAACGGCAATAGATAAGAACTTGAAGAAACTAAATGTGAAGATAGATGAAATGAAAAATGCAAATAACTTCTTCAAACAGGCAATAGCAATAGTTGGTGATAAAGGAATAAGATAAAAGTAAACCCCTCGAAATTCGAGGGGTTTTTTATTAGAAGATGTCTTGTTTCAAATCTGTTGTTATTATGTTCAAAAATTCAACACCCTTTGTAGTTAATGAACAATCATTAAATCGTATTCTATTTTTAATTCCCATTACAATATCATAATCATATTTACGCCTATCTTTAATCTTATGTAGTTTAACTAATACCCAATCTATCTTTTCCAAAACATCTTCTCTTTGTTCTTGTGAATTGTATGGAGTATATTCCGTATAATTCAAATCTGATACATCATCTATTTCCAAACTACTAAAAAACTGTTCTAACATTTGTATTAACCCATGAATATCTTTGTGACAGAAGCACCATCGGTTGTTCTATCAGCTTCAACTGCAAATGTAAATTCAGAACCACTATTACATTTGAAAGCAATTTCATTGTAAATGAAATCCGAATCCATCGGTTTCGATCCAACTGAACCTTTGTAATCAGAAAGACAGAAGATTGTTATATTGTAGTATGTTGCAATCTCACCACTCTTGCCTGCACTTGGAGTTATTTTCAAACCAATTATCGGGATTGTTTTTGCGGAGTTAAAGTAATCAACCATATTCTTTGTGTGATTATCTTCATACTTATCACGTGAACCGTATTTGATAATTACTTTACCATTGTATTTTATTAGAGGAACATCTATTGCACCACCAAAAATTGCTTCCGCATTTATTTGTGTTGCAAATTTTACCAAGTTTGTTATAGCTTGTTTTGTATTTCTCTTGTTAGTTTGTTTCAAATAATCTTCAACCATTCTATGTAACATACTAATTGCAATAAAGTTTGCATTTGACATCAACATATTTTTAAGTTCTTTACGCGTGAATGTTAGTGGTTTTGTTCCATCAAATAAAAGTTTACACTTTGATTTGTTATTCGATGAACCACCGGATTTTTCCTTTGCATTTTTTACTCTCTTTATGATAGATTCTATTTCTCGCATCTTATTTTGGTAATCTCTATTCTTTGTTTGTATGGATTCAAACCTCAATCTAAAAAAGTTCTTGGTTGAGTATTCCGATACGGTCTTTTGAAAGTCAGTAAATACAGTATTATATTTCTTTGTATTGTTATTAAATTTTGAATACCAATTCAATATCTTATCTCTAAAGCAAACACTTACTTGTATTGGTTCATCTTCACTTGCTTCTGTTATTGGTTTACCTGATACATTGAAGTATTCTACAATTTCTTCATCAAATGCCTGTAAAACATCTTCTGCATCTTGTTCCAATTCTTTTACTTCAACTTGAGCATCGGCAACATATTCACTTGATGGTGCGAACACATCAGTTAATTCATCTTTGGCACCCTTAACCCATTCTGTAAAATCTGTTGCATATTCTTTTGCCTTCTTTATTACTACAGATCCAGCATCTTTGACTTTCGATACTGCAGATTTGAATAAATCCATAACACCTTCATTTACTTGTTCAGAAAAGGATTCATTTGACAATTGGGATTCTTCACCAAATTTATCTATGAATAAGGTTGTTACTTTACCAACACGACCTTCTAGTGCCTTCAAACTAACACAGGCCATTATTGTTTTACCGTCACTTAATTTAATAAGAGAGTCTGCATCTGGTTTCATTCCTTTTAACAAATCACCTTGAAATGCATTTTGAACTTTACCGGGTCCCCAAAATAAAACAACATCTGCTGTAAATGTTTTACTTTTCTCATTGTATTTGGAAACAGACTTTAACTTAGCATAAAACTTCGTTATATTAGCATGAATGAATCCTGATGCCGGTTTGCCATTATACAGATCCTTTAACGATGGTGCACCAGGATCTATTGTTCCACCAATAACTATTTTGTTAAAGGTATCGAATGCCTTTTGATCATTCCGTATTTTTTTAAGAACTTTCAATAACCACTCTTTGCCCTGTGAATCCCAATCATAAGGTTTATCAAGTAGGGTAATCATATCTTCAGCAGTTAAATTACTCTTTGATGAAACTGCAAATATCAATGGTATAGTCTCGAATACTTTTGTTTTGTTTGGTAGTGACTTCCACGACTGTTCTATGAATCTTTCATTTGCAGTCATTTTAACAGTTGCAGGTGCTTCCTTTAACTGACTTTCCTCTAATATTTTTCTAACTGATTGTATTATATTCTTTTTATTTTTCAATAGTCTATTGAAATTTTCCATGTTAAATTACTCCGAGTATCTTACCAAACTTTGTTGTGTATTTGATACGGTCTTGTAAACCATTTGTTCCACCGTTTATTCTCTTTGTTAATTCGAGTATAACCGTTTCAGCCAAACCTTTATCTGATATTGTATTTAGTTTGTTCTTGTGGAAAAACCAAGCGGCTGAAAGTAATGGATATTTTTTGGCTACCAAATCTGGTTCAAGTATAATGTTTTCATTCACAAACTTATCAAATGCAGTGTAATTACTTTTACCGGTTAATTGTATGTAACCTCTGCCTCTAAACTTCCAGCCTTCGTGTGTTCCTTCCGAACCATTACCCATTCTGTCTGCATACACTCTTGATGCAATACGTTCTGGATTTCTGGCATATGCTTCAGCAAGACCAGGTTGTTTAAAGTATTTTGGAAATGTTGCTAACAACCCTTTTGTAGAATAGTTTAGGTTTTCGGTAGTGAACTTAAAATTACCGCTTTCGTGTGCGCATTGTCCCAGGAAGTGTGCTAATCTTGTTGGGGTGTTTATCTGAAAGGTAATCCAAACAGACTGTATTTCACCGTAAACATTATCTGGTATTTGTCCTTTTAGTTTTGTAATATCCATTTGTATCACTCCTTGTTAGCAAAAAACTCTGTTACATGAAGCTTTGCCCAATCCTCTGGTGTATTTTTCCAACTATCTTTTCTCAATCTTTCTAACATTGAAGCAACATCTTCTGTTTTTGCTTCCGTTTCATTTACGCTAAAAAAATCCCATTCATGTTGAACGGCTGCAGTGTATCGTGGATTATTAGCAAGTCTGTTAGTTAATACTTCTTCTTTTGCTTTTGGTGAAAGTTCTATACCTAAATCCTGAAATATATCTTCTTTCAATAAGACTTTCCGAAATGTATCTTGTAATTGTCTTCCTTCATTTACCAAATCTTTCATATCAATCACCTGTCCATGTTGTTACTTTAATTGGTATTATTATACTGCTTCCCTTTTGAGTTGGTCTACCTGGATAATGATCGGTATTATAGTTGTCTAATAAATCACATATCATTTTAGCAATTTTACCAGCATCACGGAATAACATTTCTGGATCACTCATTGTGTTAATACCAGGAGACTTAAATCCGAATGTCATCATCATGGTGGACTGAGCGGAACTCATTGATTTCGATTCACCACCCGATTGTTGAATACTTAATAAAGTCAATACAGGATGATTTATCTTATAGTGTATATCCAATTTTGACTGCCCCTTTATGTTTGGATTAGCCATTGGATTTTCTTTAATGAGTTTGTTCTTAAACCCGTCTTGTAGTTTTCTACCTTCATTGACCAAATCTTTCATATCATTCTCTTTATGAATAATAAATACCACATATAAATATGTATCAAAACCAAATTACTCTACTTCATGGTTGTAAAAATAATAAGCAGTATTACCATAACTTCTATCAATATCTTCACTTGATATTAGTGGATTGTTAATTTTTATTATTGGTGGTTTATCCTTATCATATGGAATAATGAAATCAGGATTGTGCCACCTTAATAAATTGTTTGGATGAATACAAAAGTTACCGTCTTCCAATTCTATAAAGTGGTAACATTTACTATCCATATCTTGTGAATAACCAACATGAATTTCATTTGGATCAGTATAGTAATCGTCTATTGTAAAATGATAGATACCAGTACGCCATTTCTTGTCTCTACAAAATACATCCACCCGTTTGTGTTGAAGAAATTTGAAACAACAAACAGATATGGCAGTTGATTGACAGTCCCATGTTTGCAACAACTGTAATCTTTTCTTTTCATCAGTTGAAAGTATATCAAATTTTTCTGTGTGGAAGAATGCACTTATTGGCATATTCCAAAAATTAGCACCTATTTCGCTTTGAAAGTGAAACAACATAGGATAATTCAACATAGATTTTACACCGAAAATATAACCGTGTAAGTGTTTATCATAACCTGTTATTTCTTTTCGTATGTAACATTGAATATACGGAGTATTAGCATTCAACTGTGCCATTGTTTTCTTCCATATTTAACATACATATAAATATGAAATTATTTGGTATAAACAGAAATCGCCAGACATAATCTGGCGACTTCGTAACTCCATTAACACATGGTTATTGAGATTATTCTACTACAACCCATTTATTACCATTGAACCAAAGTGTTCTTGATTGATTTGGCAACAATGTATAATCAAGTGCGGTATCTGTTCCCCAATCTATATTTTTAATTGTAACAGTATTTGCAGTTGAGCCATTGAAAACGGAAACGAGCTGACCCAGAGCCGGATTTGTAGGGGCGATAATGTTGTAATCCACCGCAACACGACTGACGATCCATCTTGTATCTCCAGAGATAAGTGTTGGTGCGACTGTATAAACTGCAACACTATTTGTTCTATGTTGTGGATTAACTTCCCATGTGATACCGTTTGTTCCTCTTGTTGCATACGAACCGACTGTTGCGGTCTCACCACCTTCGAGAGCAAATACATTGATTGCTCCTCTTTGGACATTGCGTGATGCCACCGTTGAATCCACCAGAAAGGTAGCGGTATCAGCTTTAACTGAACGAGCAGCGTTTGTTGCAAATGCTGATGTGGAAGCAAAGTCAGCATGGTTTGCATCATAAGCAAACACCGATGTATCTGCATCAAATGCATGAGCAGCGTCACGGGCAAATATACTTGTATCAGATTTAGCAGAATGAGCAGCAGTTGAGGCGTAGGTTGCCAAGTCTGACAGAGTTGCCTTACCAGCGGCACGAGCAGTATCTGCAAACGCCGATGTGTTTGAATGATTACTTACTCTTGCAGAATCTGAATTAACAGATGTTAGTGAACTGTTTGCAGTTAAAGAATGTGCAGAAATCTTAGCACTATCTGCAACCTTTGCCTTATTAGCAGTTCCAGCAACTTTTGCCTCAGCAGCTTCCAAAGAATATGTTGAGAGTAATGAATACGGAACTGAACGAATTTGTAATCTACCAAGTGAAACACCGTTCACATAAGCATAAACAAAAAGTTTCTTACCGTAGTTATCAATCAAGATGTTATCTGCAACATTCTCAATAAGATAATTGATGATACCGTTATTCACTTCTACATCAACATTCTCACGATACCAAAGAGCACTTGTGTTAAGATGTGATGTTTCATCGAAAGTGCTATCTGCAATATAGATAGAGAACTTCGAGTTAATGTCTGTTCCAGCAGGTGCGTGTGCCTGATACTGAATGTTTGTTCCTGCAAATGCATTGACTGCAATCAAAGTAAAGATTGCCAAAAATACTTGTCTCATTTTTTCCTCATTGTTTAATTGAAAATAACTTTTGTTGAATAACTTTGTTTATCCCATGTTGTAATTCTGATGTAGAATACACCACGATTTGGCAATGTAATTGTATTTGATACACCACCAATTGTTTCCATAACTACTCTACCATATACATCCGTTACTTGTATTGAAGCGATCCCATCAATACCGAATGATACTACACCGTCATTCGTTGGGTTTGGATATGCCAACAACCCAATACTATTAGTTTCTTCTACGGACAACGCCACCCTTTTAGGAATACGAATACCCACATGAAACTTATTCTTGTAACCAGCAACTACTTGACCGAGAGTTGCATTACCGTTACCACCACTTACTATTGACTTAAGCAAGAATGGTTTTGTGTCACCAGCAGTCAATACGCCAACTGCTAGGAACATAGCAATGATATAATTCATTGACATAACTCCTTGAATAAAACTATTAAAACTTTTGTATATGTTGTTCTCTCAATGCCTTATTGATGTCAAGATATACTGTATCTTTCTTTGGTTTCTCTTTCTTGCAACAAGAATTATTTTTCTTCATTTTCTTTGGCTTTACTTCTTCTGCAAGAAATGTGTATGTTACAAACATAAAGCCAACTATTAACATTAAAATCTTCATAGCAATCTCCTATAAATTACAATACTAATATATGAAATTTATTCATACGATCAAAATAAAAATTATCCCATTGGGTTGGCATCACGGATTTTTTCTTTAATCCATTCGTATACCTTTTCATCGTGAGCATTTACTTTCCACTCTTTAACCGTTCTGGTATCCATTTCGTGAAGTCCAAATGGACGGACATCGGATATTTTAGCAACATGACCAGTCTCAAATTCAATATGCCATGCCACCTTTTCTATTCCATCAAATTCATCACCCGATTCCGTGGAGAATGTTGGTTGTCCAAATGCCTTAAGCAGGTGTCTAAACTCACATTCCATAACGCCAACTTGTGGTGCAAGTCTTACCACAACATCTTTTCCCAATCTGTGTTTAGGATAATTCATAATATAACCTCTTTTATATTTTATCTTTGTAATCTGTTTCGTAAAAACCATCACCTTTAAAAATTGGTTTAGATTTTCCGAATGTTTCTAATTTCTTTAATTTACATTTTTTTCCACACGAACATTTTTCAGGAACACTTGAAAAACTCTTGACATAATACTCTTTAATATCGCCACATTTTTTACATTCAAAATCATAAATTGGCATATTAACCTCCTTGTAATAAAAACTTTATAGCGAGTTCAATAAAATAACAACCAATTGCAATCGGTAAACCAATAACAAATGTAAAAAGTATTGTAACAACAGAATAACCCAAATATATTATTGGTGTGAGCAATCCAGTTGCTATAAATTCAAAAAACTTATTAGTCATAACAAAACCTTAAAATTAATCTTTAATTGAAACATTAACAATATATCTATAATCAACATTATTTAAATTAACAACTTCCTTCAAAACAGATAGCTCTATTTTGTTTAAGTTTTTTTTCATAAATGATTTTAAGCAATCTTTTATATCTGGTAAAACTGTATCCAAAATATCATCAGTGATAAATTCATAATCATTTAGTATACTATTGATTGTATTTTTTTTAGAAATAAATTCTTCTTCTTGAATTATTGAGTTTATTTCAAATTTTAAATCTTCATCTAAATGTATCAAATCATTTATTGTTCTTGTATCAAAATTAATCGTATTGATTTTTTTCATGTGAAAGTTTATTTGGTGATATATCAATTAAATAATAATATAACATAGATTTGATTTCTTCTTCCGTGAAATCATTTTCAATGTAATTTTCAATATCTTCTTTTGTTATCACAATAAATTTTCCACTTGAAGAATATATTATATTATCATCTATGAAAATAAAGGGAATATTTTTCATACTCCAAATTCATCTGATTCTTCATCATCAAAGTCTTCATTGAAATCATCATCAAAGTCTTCAACGTCATAAAACTCTTCTTCATCAAAGTCTTCATCATCAAAGTCTTCTTCTTCAACATCATCCCATTCTAATTCATTTTCGATGTCATCTTCCATTTCGTTTTCCATATTATCTTCCATGTCTTCTTCTCCATTAAAGTATTTCATATATCCACGAACTGCATCCAAATAATTTTCTGCTATTGAAAGTTTATATTGAACCCAATCTTCAAGTTGAATATTGTTTCCAATCATTCGATATAACTCTTTTGCGTTTTCCATTATGGAAAGTAATTGTGCCTTAGCCATTTCACTTTCATCTTCTATTCCGTGATTTTCATTTACTTTACGAATTTGTTTTAAAAGATTTGCTTCAGTTATAGAAACTATTTTTTTTGCTACTTTATATTTTTTAGGATTATTTTTAACAATCTTTGATGTTTGAACTGCCTCATAAAGATCACGAGTTAAATTTTGAATATCTTTTTCTTGTTTCATTTCTCGCAAAACATTAGCAGTTTCTTCAATTATCATTTTCTTTATAGGGTGCATTACAATCTCCAATATCATTTAAGTGTATACAAATATACAAAAATTATTTTATATTACAAAGCAAATTATTCTTCATCTATAATATCATCCATCCCACCAAAAAGATAATCCAATTCATCATCTTCTTCATCGTGAGAAATAAAATCACGTTGTCCAACTCTTGTATCTAAATCAACAAATGAATCCAGAAATACATCCTTATCTGGAGATATGTATGACTTTCTTTTCATAAGTGGTTCAACCATTGCTACGAACATTTCCTTTTCAGCATCGGTTGTTGGTTGAGATAGTTTGTTCTTCAAACGAAATGTATCTTTTGGAGAATACTGTGTAACACGATGTCCGAATACATCTTCTTTCATCATGTCCATTATGTATCTCGCTTCTTCTATTTCTTTATACATTTTCTTTCTCTTTTTTCTACCAGCACAATGAGCCTTCTGACTAAATCCCTTTGGTCTGGAACAATTTATGGACTTCTTATATTTTCTAGACCACTTCTCTAATATGTTTTCTATTTTAGTTTCCATGATAATAAATATCAAACTCTTTGTATTGCATCATAAATTTGTGAAGATATTGGTTGTGGTAGATTATCTTTTGTGAACCAATTAACATCTTCGTGTTCCCAATCTATCTTAACAAAGAAACGTTTTTTGACTGTATACAAAAAGAGAAAATACATTCTATTATCTGCAAAGTATCGATCTATACAAACCAATTTAGCATCTGGTGGTATTTGATGTGTTGTTTCCTCAAAGAACTCTCTACGAGCACAATTTTCCATAGATTCTAAATTATTGACATTTGCTTCGCCGGATGGAACTGACCAATATCCACCGAGATAATGTGCTTTTAATGTTCTCTTTGTTAAAAGAAATTCACCAGAAGTGGTCATGGTAAGAATACCAGCTGCTCCCGGCTTTATTATTTTTGATAGTTCCTCTGGTGATATATGATTTATATTAGGCATCCGTGTTCAACTCGGTTGGGTATTTACCGTTTTTTATTCTATTGTATACCATAATTAGTTCTACCTCTGACATATCATCAAGGTGTCTTTTACCCACAACCTGTTGGCACCATGACATGAAGTTTTTATCTCCATCCCAAGATACACCCATCTTATCTGCAATCTTATGTACGTCTTTCGGTATCATTTATTGTATGGAAACATATCATTTAATTTTTGTTGTCTTTTACTACAACCACAATCCTCTTTACCAGCAGCTTTAGCAACTGCTTCAGCAACCTTGTCCAAACCAACAGCGTGTGTAACCTTTGCAATAGTGTCACCAAGGCCTTTTGATTTTTGATTTTCGTTTAGTTGTGTTTGTTCACTCATAGTAACCACCTTTAAATTAGTTTTACTTTAATGTAATTAAATAACGAAGTTTATTAAATTGTGCTAACATTTCATCACGGATGTTAAGCAAGTCTGTATCAGTCTGTCCGTTAAGAACATTATCCAAATTCAAAAGATACGATACGGTTTCGTCTATAAAAGACATAATATCTTTTTCATTTCTATTGTACAGTTTGAATGGCATAGCAGGAACTCTACCGTATTTCCCCATTAAAACCTCAACAAAATTGTCAATCAAACCATCCATTGCACTATATGTCCCCCCATATGCTTGATGGCGTGCGTATGATTTAGTCTGCCAATGAAAGAAACGAAGTTGTGTTTGGATAGCAACAAGTGTACTTGCTATTTCATGCATATCAATCTCCCAAAATTAAAATTTATATTCCATGTATAAATATGTAGTTAATTTTGTTTTATTCATCCGATACCGCTCTTCCTTTCATATTTTCCCAATTTCTATTTGTTCTTATCCTATCATTGACTTTTATCGCACTATCAATCAATAGTGGATAATAACCAAGAGTGGATGCGTAATAAACAAGTGCCTTCATATCTTTTGGAAAACAATGACCACCATATCCTCTGTCACCATCTGGACCTGGAACCATCCAGTGACTATTACCAACTCTATCATCGTATTTTACAATATCTACCATTTTATTGTAATCAACATTAGATTTTTTACAAATATCATAAATGTTATTGGCAAAAGAAACTTTGGTTGCAAGAAAACAATTTGTAACGTATTTAACCATTTCAGCAGTTTTTCTATCGGTTTTTAATATAGGAATACCCTTAAAAGATATATTGAATATTTCTTCAACAATATACAAAACCTCTTCAGATCCACCACCCAAAACTATCCTGTCTTGATTGATGAAATCATCAACTGCATTCGCTTCTGTTAAAAACTCTGGATTAAATACAATATGCAAATTAGTATATTTTTCAGAAAACTTATCACAAGTTCCAGGAGGAACTGTTGATTTCAATATGACTATCTTATTACCATAAGAGTTTAATTCATTCAAAACAATTTCAACTATACTGGTATCACATTCACCTGATTCTCTCATTGGTGTTGGCAAACAAATAAACATAATATCTGATTTAGTAAACAGTTCATCCAAATTCTTTACTGTTCTTTTCTTTTCAATAATATCGTATGTTTCTATATTGAAGTATTTTTTAAGTCCTTCTTTAACAGAATTACCAACGAAACCTTGCCCAACTATACCTATTGTTTTCATAATGCCTCTTTAATTATTTTTCCAAAAAGAATATATGCCCTTATCCAATTCATAGTTTTCCCAAATGAATTGTTCTCGCATGGGTTGAGTTTTTGCCCACTCCCACATTTGTTTCAAACCTTCGTCAAGAAGTGTCTTGTCTTGATAATCTAATAGTCTAACGGACTTATCCCATGTTGGATGAGCATATTTTACCTCATGTCTTGGTTCAAGGTAAACGGTATCGTAATATCCAGTAACCGAAGATAATACTTGATTTGCGAAGTTAATACTTTGTTCATGGGTTCCACCAACGTTTATTATCTGTTTTGATGCTCTGTCATCAACGGCGGCTTTCCAAAGAGGTTCAAGACAATCATCTATGTAACTAAATGATCGAACTTGATTACCGTCACCATATATGGTCATTGGTTTATTGTTGAGTATTTGATGCATCCATATACCCAACACATTTCTATACTTGTCCCAAATGTTTTGTTTGATACCGTAAACATTGTGTGGTCTTATTATGCACCAATCCAATCCATGTTGTTCACCTGCAATTTGTATGTCTTGTTCACATGCAAACTTAGCAACACCATACGGATCTATTGGAACTGGTTGATGGTCTTCATCAAATGGTGGCGTTCCATGACCATATACTGCCATTGTTGATGTGAACACCAATCTCTTTATATCATGTTTAATACAGTTGTTTACAATGTTGGCAGTTGCTAATAGATTATTCTCGTAGTTGAAACACCTAATAAACGGAGACAACCCTTCGGCTGCGTAAGCTGCCATGTGATACACATAAGTTGGTTTGTGTTTATCAAATATATCATCTATACCTTTTCTATCAACACAATCTACTTCATAGAAGGTTGCATCCTTATTTACATTTTCGATATAACCACCGGATAGGTTATCCACAATAACAACATTGTATTCTGGTTTATTCTCTATTATCCAATCTGCAAGTCTTGAACCAATTAGACCTGCACCACCAGTTATCAATATAGTTTCTTTATTCATATCGTATTCCTTTAATTGTATTTCCTTTGGGTGAATGTGAGTTTTCTTTTGTTCTGAATGGATTGAAACCCCATTTGTATGTGAATGTTTCAGCAGCATCCCGCTCACTTTCCTTGAACCGTTCTCCTTCTGATCCATTCTTTGTTGCCATACTTCCGAAGTGATAGAAGTTTAGTTTTCTACTTCTTAAAAAGTTACACCCAATCAGTTCCAATTTTAGAAAGAAATCCCAATCACAAATGAATGGTGAATTGTATATCGTATCAAAGCCACCAACTGCCATATAGTATTTCTTTTGTATGATGAAAGGAAATATCTCACCATCGTTTGTTAGTTTATTCTCTCTATGATTTTGTTCTTCATTTGTGTATCGTTTGAAATCAAAATCATCTACACCACCAAAATTAAGAGTAACGAAATTAAATATACTTGGAGTTCTTTCAATTTGATTTGGTGTTATGATTAACTTATCTTGAAAATCCTTTTCGAGTACAGTGTCCCAATCTTTCGGAAAAATATTGTCATCATTTACAATCAACACCCATTCATTTGTTGAATTATACACACCAAGATTTAGAGCATATTGCATACCAGAGTTTTGTTCCAATGGTATGAAAGAAACTCTGTTACTATATTCATCAATGATATGTTGTGTTTCTTCAACGAAACCATCTATCACAACTATTATTTCATTCTCATACTTTTGATTTTCCAATGCAGACTTCAAACAAATATCCAAACACTTCGGATTTCTGTATGACGGTATTATTACTGAAATCATATTTTACTCCAATCTGTTAGTGGTGATAACCAAGCAGTTTCACCATGAGTTGAATAACCCGGAACCGAAGTTACTAATATACGATTTTTTTCTCTCAATTCCAAGAACATTTTATAGTCGTCTGGATAGTGACCTCTGTTTGTCCACTTTCTCAAAACTTCTTCATCTTCTTTTAATACCTTAACAGTAGATGCAAATGTCATCGTTGTGCTGTTGGTTATTTTCCAATGGCATGATTTTGATAAAAATAGTTTTGTATATTCGCCACCATCATCATCTATCTGTGGATTTCCACCACGACTTGCTGGGATGTATTTATCCGGATGGTCATACAGACTCAAATACTCTGCACCCAAATCAATACCTTCAACCAGGATGTTTTCGGAACCTGGTCTATGTAAATAATCATTTTCCAAAAAGTATATTATATCATCTTCATTTTGTTTCAATGCCCAATCTAGTGCAAGATTGAATGTTCCTGCACCATGACCAATGGAAACCTTTTGAATACCATCAACATATTTCAGTATCGTTTGTTCTGTGGTATCTGAAACATTATCCGCAATAATATGAAAGTTATCTCTACCAAATACTTGAACTGCATTTCTTAAACAGTTTTCATTTGTTATGTATTCTGGTTTAACCTTGTTGTAACCAGCATCTGATATTCTATAAACTATTTTCATTTAGTTAATTTTATTTTATTTAACATGACTTAATACATATTTAGCGAGTTTAGTTGTAGTTAGTTCTGATTTTGTATATGATACTAACTTATCAATATAATGTGAATACAAATTGTAAAAGTCATCATCTATTGGTAAATTGTTTATCAAATTTAAATCTCTATTCATTATCATAGTATTCCTATCATCATATTGAAACTCACCACCCATATTAAATAAATCGTATATGCCTGATTTTTTATAGTATTCAATCAGAATTTCTTTTGGGTAAGTTGTACAAATAGTTGGTGGACATTTTTCAATATCCAAAAATAAAGGCATACAACCTGTTGAAATGATTTCATAATGGCGAAGACAATCCCAACCAGATTTTTTCCAAGTAAATCCAAATAAAGAAACTGCATAATCTGTAAAGTATTCGTTTTCATCATTGAATATAAAAGTTTCTGCAACACCAGGAATTACATGAGCAACTAACTTTTCTTTTTGTAATACACCGCGAACAATTTTATTATCTGGCTGTGCAAATGATATTGGCTTTATGAATGGATATTTGTAATAATCATCTAATAAAAATTCACGTTTGAAATATATTGTGTTTAATATGTATTCACTTGCCAAATCTGTTTCGTCTTGACCATCCAATACAATTATATTATCTTCATTGTAATAATGGAATACAATATCTTTTAGATCTGAATTTCTTTGTATGTTACCGTAAATAACCGCATCAAAGTATTTGTTTTTTATTTTATTCTCTATGTCACTTCTATCAGAATTATTAGGTGGCAATGAAGCGTAATATGTAAACCCTCTACCATGAAATCTATTAACAAGCATATTCTTATCAATATCATCATACATATACCACAAAGGATTGTAGTCTACAACTTCAACACCGTCTATATTTAAAAGTCCATGAAAAACTGCATCGGACAGAAAATCATTTTGTGAATTATTTGCAATAAAAAGTATTTTCATTTTAATAAACCTATCGTGTAAACAAAACATCTTTCTGCATTATTTTACCATTAATCACGTGATCATATATTGGTGTATTGTTTTCAAAACCAATACTATTCATGTAATCAATTACATCATCAATCTTCGGAGAATTTTTATTATATTCTACAACAGAACATTCCATTAAAATATAATCGGCGAATTGTAGTAAACTCGAACCACCTTTGATAATATCAATTTCAGAACCCTGCGTATCAAGTTTTATGAAATTGAAACGCATATTTGGTAACAAAGTATCAAGTGTTTTTGCATTTACCATGACTTCAATTACATTATCATCATTGAAGTGTTCGGTCAATTCTCTATAATAAGAATTACCAGTAGAAGTTAAATCATTTTTATTCATATAGTAACAAACATCACGTTCAATATCAGACAACAATGTTATATCATAGGTTGCAAACTCAATGCCTTTTAGTGATTGTTCACAATTGACATTCGCCTCTATCATATGATATTTAGCATTCGGAAACAACTCATACATTGATAAAGTAAATTCGCCAAGATGAGCACCAATATCTAATACACTCTCTACATTTAATTCGGACAACTTTCTTAAATAAGCAAAATGATTTAACATGATCAACCTAAATAAACATTCTTAAATATATTCATAACATTCTCTGGTGTATATTGAGTATATGCATTCCAATCATTTTTTGATGAAATTATTTCTTTTGCGTTTAATATCTTTTCAATTAAATCATCATAGTCTGAATATAATACACATTTATCTCCCAACATTTCAAGGTGAGCACCATCACATAATGCATCAGTACAATATGTTGTTGTAAATACTGGTTTATTTTTAACAGAAAATTCTGCAACCGTCAATCCAAAACTTTCACCACCATTTCTAGCATGAAGACAGGCATCACAAGTATTTATGAAACCAACTTTTCTTTCCATGTCAGTTGTTGCATCAAGGAATATAATATTATCTATTCCTTCACAAAAAGGTTCAGAGTTCATAAATAAAAAGTAAATGTCTTTATATTTTTGAGCAACATCAATTACTGCCTTCTTTGCAAAATCTATATTAAAAGAAGTTGGTCCACCGTAATAACCAAATACAGTTGCGTCCTTTGGTATGTTCAAAAAATCTCGGTAATTCATATTGTGATCGTGTTTTAATATGTCTATCATGTGTGGAACATATGGCAATTCACCATCACTTGCTTTTTCTGATAACCACTTCGATACATAAGCATATACATCGCCATGTGGTTGTCTATATTGAAAAACAGAATGAACTACATTCTTTATTCCAGGAACAAGTAATCCGTCATTTGATCCACCCTTAATGTAATATATCAAATCTATTTTATTTTTACCAACTATATTATTTACTTCAGAAAAGTTATCATAGAGTATTACTTCAAATTCACGATTGAATTTTTCGTAAGCAGACATATCGGCATTTCTATCTGAAACTATTATTGATTTGTTACCAAGAATTTCTCTATTGTAATAGGCATAATCATATAAAGAAATTTCTGTTCCTCTAACACCAAGTTGGTTACTGTGAAATGCTATCTTCATAACAAACTAATCTCCACATCATCTGAAAAGAAGATTATTCCTGTTCCAGTTATGTGTCCATAATCTGTTACATCCATTTTATTTTGTTCTACACCATACCAAAATATTTCCATTCCTTCATTCAAATGTATATCATCCCAAATAGTAATACCTTTGTAATTATTATCAACTAACCAATCATAACACATTTGTTCAAATTCACCAGTATGTGGTGCATCTATGAATATCATTTTTGAGTTTAGGATTTTTTCTTTGTATTCATCATCACCATTAAATTCGCATAACCTAAACGATAAGTTTTTTATATGAGACAAATCATTTTCTTTTACATCAACAATATCGTATGTAATAACATCATGGTTAGTTGCGGTTGCCAGTGCAACTGCAGATGTTCCACAATGTGTTCCTATTTCAATGATAGGTCCATCTATGTTTTTTGCGAAGTATTTTAATAAACGATAATGTTCTTGTCCACTTGGTTTGTCATAGTAATCTTGATAACAACCTATAACTTTCATATCATCAGACATATCTATATCGTCTAATGTTTCATTGTCTAAATAAATAATTCTTGACATATCACACCTTTCCTTTTAAAAATAATTTATATTCAGTTTCACTTGGCCACTCATTTGGATTACCGTATAATTTTGTAAACCATTCACTATATTTAGGAACATCTATTCCATTGAAAGCAGTTTCATATGTATATCCACCCCATTTTTTATCAACATAATTTGCATTAGCAGGTGAAGTCTCTGGTGGTTTAACATCATCGTTATTAGCAATACTGCAATTAAATGCATTTGATATTCCTAATGTTTTTACTTCTATACCATTTAATTCACATCTATATTGATAATCATTATCTTCACATCCACCATAAACTATATTCTCATCAAATCTACCAACCTTTTCAAATGTATCTCTGTGTATTGCAAACGTTGAAAATGTAAAGCCGTTATTAAATGTACCACACAAGGTATTTGGATTGCATTCTTTAAGCAGAACATCAAATATTTCTTCCGATATTCTTGCGTCTTCTTGTCCTATTATTATTTTTTCAAATCCATAATATTTAAAACCAATATCGCATATTAAATTCCATCCCCCAGCACATCCAACATTTTGTTTATTGGTGTGGATGATATATGGATTTATTTTATTTGATGATGTCTGTCTACCATTATCTATTATTCTTAAATTGGTATTTGTGAACTGATTGAAGTCATACCATTGCTCGAAATAATTTATTGCGTTATATCCCAAAACAAAATAGTTATACATTAAATTCATTATTCCAATTCCTTAATAATATGTTCAATAACTTCTTCATCGGTTAAAAAAGGATCTAATACAACATGATCTGAGTTTGGAAAGTAATATTTTGGTCCTAATTTTGGTTCATCTATTTGTTTCAAAACTCCTTTTGGTCCATAAAGTTGATGGATAAAATCTCCTGTTAGTATTGTTTTTGTACCAACACCTGCAGCTAAATTCGCTAAACCACCTTCTGTCCCAACAAATGCATGACACATTTTAATAACTGACGCCTGGAATAATAGTGATAATGGCGATTCATCTTCAATATATTGTGTTTGATATTGACTAATTTCTTGCTCAAATCCAACAAATATGACATTAAATTTTTCTTCAAGTTTATCAACTATGTATTCAACATTTCGGTGTTTACCACCATAGCCACGTAGTGGTATATCCACGGCATTCTCATATTGTTCTGGTGTAAATCTATACGTTTTTTCTTTCCAATTACGCATCACTGCTATAAATTTTTTATTAGGATCAAACGGATGTTCTCCGGAACTCATTTGAGCTTCAAAGAAAACATCATAATCAAAATCTGTGTATACTTTATATCCAGAAGATGGATTCCTAACTCCAGCAAATTTTTGAAACTCAATAGTTGGTGGTTCTAAAAATGATAATGGTTCCAATTTTACAATCTTGTCATACTTTGATGCGTCTATTTTACTATGGGTAGGTGACGCTAACGGTATCTCTGAAACATATACATTATTTACGTATGGATTATTTTTTAAAAGTCTTGCAACTTGTGGAAACCCTATTAAATAATCAACATTTACAAATTGATTTTCTTGTTTTAACTTTTTAGCAATTGAAGATGCAAAAAGTATATCACCAAAAAATCCATGTGTTACTATTAAACAATTAGTATTTATCATACGACTTTTCCTCTACAAAATTTGAATTTGTTTTTTCGTTTATTTCTTTTTTTATAGTAAATCTTAAATCATTTGTAATATACACATTTCTTGCGTAAAAAACAAATTCTTTATCAAATTGTTTTAATTTTTCTTTACCGCGAATTAAATCTTCTGTTTTCCATAATTCCACATTAATGTCATACAGTTTGTTAAATAAATCAGCTATGCCATCTATTGATAACAAATTTTTTGATAAACGATTTAATTCTCTGTATTCCTTGAATATATTTACTAGCTTCGTTTCATCTGATATGTTTTCCATTTTTATCTTCAATATAGAAAGTTTATCCAGAAGTTCACCATTTGATATTTCTACCATCATAGACGTATCTCATAATTTATTTCACTACCATCCAACATTTTTAATTCTTCTTTTTTCAAAAATGGAATCATCTGTGGATATATGCCAAAACCATTTGATGATCCATACAAACCTGCAAACGGGATAATATCCGTTTCATCATTATCTACTAAATCTATACAATAAAATTTATCAAAATTATTAGAACTCATCCCCTCAAATTTCCAAGGAGTAACATTCATGTCCCCATCCAATAGTTCAAGAAATGTACTTTTTTTCCAAATGGCAGTCATCAAACTTGTTCTCCATTTTTGTTCTTTTGTTATCTCTCGTATAAAAACATTATCATTTACTTCAAGAGAAATTCCATTTCCAGGAGGAGAAGTTATGAACCTAACATAATCTATTTTGTTTTCAATGACATAATCTATTAAAGAACTTAATTGATTTTGATCAACATAATCAATCAATGCATAATCTTCTTGCATATAGATGAAGTAATCACAATCAATACCATTCAAAAATGTTTTAATCATATACGACCAATCGGTTGGACCGTTTGACTCCATATTGAACTTTACATTCTTTAATTTAAGTGATGTTTCAAACTTTGGAAATTCTGAATTTTCTGACAAATAATATATTGGATATGGACAATCTTTCCAATACTTATTAAATAATTGTAGTTGTATATCCCATAGGTATCTATACTTATCACAACTACTAACAATAACAGGTATATTATTCATTTCTTATCTCCTAACATATAAACCATCACCCCAGCCATTACCTGTATCAAAATATTTTACAAGTTCAAAACCGAGTGACTTCATATAATTGGTAAATTCTGGTTCAAGCATACAACCTTTATACATACTATCAAAATTCAATTCCGTATAAATGTAATCAATATATTGTATGTTTTTTAAGAAACCTTTTATGGCAAAAACTTCAGCACCTTGAATGTCTAACATCAAAACATTATATTTATTCATATCAATTTTTTCTCTTTCAATGAGAGTGTCAATCGTTATACTTCTTAATTTAAGAACATCAATAACATCAGACATCGTTGGATAGTAATATGAATGTCTATCAAATTGTAGCATTGAAGATGATTGTAAATGATTTGATATATTAAAATCATATTCAATCCCATCAACATCTGATACAAGTTCATTAAAAATTAAACACCCACTATCAACATTATTTTTAAGTTCAGAAATGATATTTGGATTTGCTTCCACAAATATAAAATCCGATATACCAATTTGTTTGAGTTTCAAAAATTCTTTGGAAATAAAACTTCCAATTTGTATCAGACCTTTAAAATTTAAATCAAACTCTAATTTCAATTCATTCAAATCTAATTCTTTTAACATTATCACAATTCCAATATATCAATAATTTTATTAGTTATATTCGGACCAGACGCGTTTTTAATATACCACTCTCTCGCATTATTTGATATAAAATTTAAATAGTCATCATCGTTTATCACTTGATTGTATCTATCTATTATTTTATCTGCAAGTAATTGTGGATTTTTATATCTATAAATTTCATCGAAATCGCAATCAACCGATATGTAATGGAAATCTGGAATAAGTTCATCGCTAGATTTAACTGCATATTTCGGTCTTATAGTTGGTATTCCCATCCCATACATTTCTATATCTCTAAAACAAAAATCGCCACATACATAACCACCACCAACTCCAAAACATAATGCAAGTTTAAATTGTATTGATTCTTGAATGTAATCATCAAACAATAATGGACTATCACCGAAATAAAAACTATCCAATTTACTGTTTAAAATTTGTATAGACAATCTTCTATTAAATTCTACCATATTAGGATTACGATATATGCTACCACGCCAATATAATCTTTTGTCCAATTCTATTGAATTTCTATATTCTTTTATTGTTTCATAATTTTCTATTCCAAAATTCCAACAACTTTCTGGATAAACACTTGGTTTTATTTTATCAAGTAATTCTTTATTTTCTATTATTTGATTCCATAGTTGTTGATTATATTGTCCTATTGCTGCTCCAATGAAATTTTTAGATTTAGATAATTCAACAGTTAATGTTGGTGCATCACCGAAATCAAAAGTCTTAAATTTTTTTGTATCATCAAATTCAAATATAATAATAGATCCTTGATTTATTAAGACATTACAATCGTTTTGATAATAAAACTTATCATCGCCATTCATATCATGGTGATTTATTTCATATCTGTTCCCTAATATTTTTTTCAATTCATTTGTATTATGTGCATCAAATCTATGATTTGGAATACCTCTATGAAATGTGTATATGTTTAGTTTTTGCATATCAATCCATAACAATGTAATTTTTACTTTTCAACCATCTAACATTTGCAAATTCAGTTTGAAATTCAGTAACATCAGCTTTCATATTTTTATAGCCGATGTGTCTTTCTTTGAAAGCATTTTCTATGTAGTATTTTTTTCCATCAAAGAAATCTTTTCTACCGTCATCATCTTTTTTATTCATATCACCATTGTCTTCGTGATATAAACAATAGAATGTTCCGAGTTCATTTCTTTTTACGGGTATATTTGCCCAAACAAATCGTTCACGCAAATCTTCATCTTCATTACCCCAACCACGATACTTTGGGTTGAACCCATTGATAGTTTCAAAGTGTTCTCGCTTCATACAAATAACTCCACCGTAAAATCTACTATCAATTTCATTTGACCATTTACGATAACCGGCAGGTATGTCTGTATATTCTCTTGGAGACTTATTATCTTTGTCTAAAAATATACCAACTCTTGCAGGAAGAACTGGAATATCATCAACTTCATATGAAACATCATCTGCAGGAACATAATCTACTTGATGAAATATAACAATATCGCCAGTTGATTTTCCGTATCCTACATTCTGAACACATGATATTTGAAAGTTATCGTTATTATTTTGTTCAGAAATTATTATCTCATAATCTTTACCGGAAAATACTTCTTGTAATCTTGGTAACAATACACTTAAATTATCTTCTCGGTTTCTATATGGTATTATTATTGAGTATTTCACAATCAAACTCTCTTATATGATGCCTTTTTTCCATCATTTTCAATTAACTGAAACTTATTGTCTTTTAATAATTTGTTTTGTATTTTCGATAAATCATAATAAGTAACATCATCGAATACAATATACCCACCAATAGAAATCCTATCCATAAAGAAATCAACTTCTGCCATAACTTCGGATAGTGAATGTGGACCGTCAAGATGAACCAATGCATAGTTTGTATACATTGTTTTATCAATATCGTATATTGGAACACCGTCTTTATATTTATCAAAAAATTCAGTATCTTCCAAACATATCAAATCAAATAATATGTTTTTTTCCATTGCAAGTTTGTAGAGTTTTATCATTGTATCATATTTCATTTGATTGGTATAATCAAATCTAACTCTCGCCCCTTCCATAGAACTGTATATCAAGTTACCATACGGATCTATCGCAATGAATGGCCTTTTTGTATTATCGGTGTCCATACATCCTATCATCATAACGCCCATACCACCACCTTGTCTTAAACCAACTTCACAAACTATTCCGTCAACACCAACAATATCTTTTGCCGCATTATACAAAACATTGTGATCATTATGATCAAACTCTAATCCAAACTGTTTTGCTCTTAAAACTATTGAACTCATATAAACTCCAATTAAAATTTAAAATCATAACCTATCATACTGATGTACTATTGTATATTCACCAACTTTATTTATATCAAATTTAACATGACCACTTGCAATTACGTGAAGATGTACACCAAACTTATCATTTAAATCCGTGAACATTACATCATCTTTATATGATGTTTGTATCAAATAATTAAATGATGTTTGATCAGCAACAAGTTTTTTACCAACAGACATAAGATAAATGTCTTTACATATATTCTTTACATAGTGACCACCACCACCGAAAACACCAACATTGTAAACTTCTTTGTCCATCAATGTGTCAGTTCCTATTCCACCTAAATTAACAAACAAGTGCCGTTTATTCCAATCTTCGTTTTCATATTTAACAACTTCACTTGAAGCAATTATCAAATTATGTGGTATCTGGTGAAAAGGATCTCTATTGAAATATACGTCCCTAACATCAGTTATCAAAACTTTTTCATAATCATTATCATTTAAAAATTGCCATATATGAAAGAAACGAACATTGTGAACAAGATTGTATGATGTTTCAATATCCATCTGTCCGGTGTCTGTTAAAAATTCATTTACAATATCACCGTAAATATTATGTTCCGGCAAAATAACTTCTACTTTATTTTCTTTTAGATACGATATAATATCTAGATTGGAATTGTTATACAGTAATAATACACGATCACATTCTATTGAGTTTGATGTTTCAACCCACTTTTGAATATCACTTACTTTATAGTTTCCACTTATTGCACCGATAATTAAATTATCCATTTAATATCACTTTACATTTTTGAATAAAAATCATTTTGTTTTTCTTGACGTTCTATTGTTTTCGGATGATAAAAACAAAAATCATCTTCTGCGGGTAATGATGTATGTGATGTATATCCAGACAATCTTTCATGTACTTTATTTTTCCAAACAATTTCTTTTTTGTTTCTGTATATGCGTGTTTGATAATCTGGCCAATTTATTCTTCCATGTTCATCATACACCCATCCCCACTTATCAATATGTTCCTGAGTTATATTATCAACTGTATTCCATCTTGGGACTAAAAACATTTCAACTTCTGAATTGTCTTTTAATATAGTGTATATGTTTCTTATCAAAAAGTCCGATGGTATTTCATCTGCATCTATATTGAATATCCATTCTTTTTTACAATGTTTCTTCAAATTGTTCTTAAATTTTGAGAAATTATTATTTAATGGAAACTCAACAACTGTTAGGTTTTTTATTAAATGTTTATTATTTTCTATCAAATTTTTAACTTCATCCGTAACGGTATCTTTATCCATTTGAATAACAATTTCATCTGCATCTGTTATTTTATTTTTCAAATAATAAATTAATCGCAATAATTCATCATGTTCATTGCAAACTGTTATAGTATATGAAATCATATTTTTTCTCCATTGAGATCTATTTTTTTAAGAGTTGGTAATTTTTTAAGTTGAGGTAAATTTAAGTCTAATTTTTTAGAGAATATAGGCAAATTACTTTCAAGTATGCCAATAAATTTCTGATGCATTGCATCAAATGACCACAACTTTTCCAATTCTCTAATAGATCTCTTTGAACTTATCAAATACTTTTGATAATTTTTATGCACCTTATCCAATTCAATTGCTGCAGATTGATAGTTTACATTAAACCAAGACGATCCATCGTTGATAATTCCTTCCCACACTGCACTTTTATGCACAGGTTTAACTTCACCTTTTAACAATACATGGAAATTTTTATTAACAAAATCAGTATGCCCACTCCAATCCGAAACAAGAACAGGTTTTCCAGAAGTGATAAATTCAGCAATTGGTCTACCATAACCTTCACCCTTTGTAAAAGAAACAAGTGCCTTTATTTTTTCGTGATTGTAAAGAGTATTCATTTCAGGATCTGTTAAATCACCATGTAACAAATAAACATTTGGTAAATCCGTTTTATTAGTCATTGTTTTTATCAAATTTATTTTTTCTATTATTCTACTCTTATCCGTAACAGAAAATGTACCCGAAGAAGATTTTAATAACAATGCAGGTTTGTTTGGTTTGTTTGCAAATGTTTCCAAGAAAGTGTATATCATTCCAGAAATATCTTTTCGGTCTTGACCGAAATCGCCTTTCAACCAATGACCAACGAAAAGATAAACAAATTTTTCATCAATTTCATTTATGGTTTTAGTTATACCTTCATCCATAGTGTTTGATTTACCATATATTTCAAGTCTAACTCCTTCATGTAAAATTTCAATTGGAACATTAACTGAAAGATTACCAACCGCCTGATTAGTATGTTTATCTCTCTTTTCGTATGATGTATTTAGGAATACATTTTTTGCATGTTTTGATGGAACAATTACTAAATCCATTCTATTACAACCTTCAATCCATTCGTGAGAACATATGTCAGTTTCTACACCTGCTGTTATTCCGATATTATATTTACCAACTTTTTGAAATTCATTTGGTATAGTACATTGCATCCAAATATCTGGTTGTGATGTGAGTGATCCATTATGTATTAAATCCAATATAAGTTTGTGTTCTGGATTATTTTCATCCAAAGCATTCATTGGAGTTTCCCCCCAATTTATAGACATAACTTTTATATCAAACTTATCCATTTTTATTAAAGATAAAAGTATATCTCTTGCATGTGCGCCATATCCACTAACAGTAGTAACCGGAGCACAAAAAGCTAATTGTGGTCTATAATTCATATCATCCTCATGTTAAGTATAATTCAAAACGATTTTTTGGTTTAAAGTTTTCCAACACGGCATTTATATCAACAATGATTCTATTAGCCATATTGTCTCTTGACATTCCAACTGCCTCATTCATCAGAAACTCTCTACCCTTTAAACCAGCAGAAGTTCTTTCTTGTTTTGGTGTCTTATACCATTCATATAAAGCATTACCAATATCTCTGAAATCGGCACGGTCATCAAAAATATATGGTGTTGGGACTGAACCTTGTAATGATATATTTGATGGCCAAACTGGCTTAACCCATTCACCATGTTTCAAATGTCCCCATTCATCTTTTCTATGTAAAGTGTGTATTTCAATATAGTCATCAGCAGTAAAATAATCATTTGTTTCTGGATTGATAAAACCACATTGGTCTTGCATACCACCTGTTACATTAACAACAATAGGAGTTCCGGCAGAAACAGCTTCTGCTGTTCCCAATCCAAATCCTTCATTTGATGCCATATTAACAACAACATCTGCATTGTTGTAAAGTATATTCAATTGATTTCCAGAAATTACTTTTTCATCAAACAATACGGAATATTCATTACATAATTCTCCAACTAAAGCAACCAAATCAGTTCCATTTGGATCGATAGGTTGCGTGTGCATGAATAACACACAATTGTTTTTAGCATCACCGCCATTCTTATCAATTAACTGACACATATGTTTGTAAGCAAGAACAACATCACCGGGATGTTTACGATGAATATTTCTGTTATTCCACATTACTACAAATTTATCTGGATTGTTTCCTCGAATTTTTTTACTTTCATCTTCCATTTTTTGAAAATCAGGATGTCCTTCATTTATTGGAAAAAATATTCCAGTATCAATTCCGTGTGGAACATAAGTTATTCTATAACTTGGCGCCGGTTCATTTATTCTAGAGAATATTCTTTTATTTATGCCATATGTTTGTTTTGAAATTGCCATCAATAAATCACAACTCGCATAAGCTTCTTTGTTCCACATTGGATCCGTTGCGGTATCTCCAATCAAACCAGCACCATCCCAAATGTTCAAATACATTAGTGGTATCTTTTGGCGTATTTCATGTTCCATATTATACAACCATCCCCAAAATCTTGGATCTGTAAAGTGAAGAATTGCATCTGGTTTTTCAATTTCAATAAGTCTCCTCAATAAAAATGAATCACCATACCCATCATTACAATATACTTTTACATACGCATCTTTTACTCCAGTCATGTTTTTAGTATCTTCACATAAATCCATAACCTTACCTTTATCTGGATGATTTATAGCCGCACCAACTTGAACCCAATCAAATTCTCTTGCAGTTCCAATTACTATATCTCTTGATACAGTTGCAATGCCGGATGTTAGTCTCAAATCATCTGACAACAATAATATCTTTTTCTTTGCCATGTGAAACCTTTATATGTTAAAAAACTTCTGTGTTGTGTTTGTGGAAACGGTTTGCATATTCAATAACATCTTACGATACGGTTTGAATTTGTAACCCATCTGTTCCAATGAAGAATTAAACCAATCTTCCGAATAATTATCTTTATTTCGTTTACCATTTGAAACTATCGTTTGCATATCACGAATAAAGTTATCAAGTTTATTCATGTCTCTGGTCAATCTTATCAATCTCAATCTTCTTCTGTTATATTCTTCTTCATCTTGTTCTAATCTTTGTATCTCCAATATAAGACTTTTTAACGAATTTTCCAAATCATTTATATCATAAGACAAAACTAATTCAGCAAATTCTGTTCCTTTGAACAAGTCAATATATGTTTTATCATAAATTGGAATAGTCATCAAGTTCTTTTCTATCTGAGCATATTCAAATCTTGGTGTGATGAACATTCCGAAGAAAGGCACTTTGGTGTTTGTTGTTGATATACTAAATCTACAACCAGTTAAAAAGTTCATCATACTTTCCATCGTGTATGTTCCGGCGAGTATCATTGGTTTATCGTTATCAAAAACTTTGAACACAGTTGGATCCAAATCAAAGTCTGGTAGAAATGTATCACTAAAAGTTTTACGAGAAACATTTGCGTGTTCTGCTAATATCTTTACATGATTGAAATAATTTTCGGGCGAGTAAGTGTTTCCGATGTGAACCAATTTCTTACCTGAAAGGTCTTTCAATCCTAAATTGCCCATTGTTTCTACTATCGGTTTGAAGTTCCCATGACCTTTGAATTTAGCATAGTATGCACATTCTGAAATATATGGTAATTCTTTTTTATCTATCCATGATTTTTCAATCCACTTGTCATAGATACTCATGTCAATGTAACCACCGACTTGAAAAGTATATGCAGAAGTTCCTCTCATTCCAATATACTCTTTGAGTGCATCCACAAAAAACGGTGTGTATGTTAAATAATAATCACTATATTTTATGAAAGCAGGAACACAAATAGTATTGAAGTGCATGCCCTCATACGGGTATATCTCATGGTCAAAGAATGCAGTTATAGTATTCAACTTACAATACATCTTTGCCAAGTCAATCAATTTTTGTTTGTGTTCTGGTTTTCTTTTTTCTATACCATCAACATCATAGATAAATTTGTTGAGGTTCAAAACAACAATATCATAACCTTCCAATTTGTTTTTCAGTTCTGTCATTTCCATTTCGGAAATATCTACACAGTTCTGATATTCAGATTTGAAATTATTTGTTTCGCTAGGATTAAAGTAAAAGGTATCAACACTATCCAGTGATGATATATTTTTTGTAAAGGTATGTATGCCCCTATAAACCGAAAGGTCAATAATTGCTAATTGAGCTATTTTCACGAAACACCTAATGATATTAGTTTACTATAAATATCTAGTATTTTTACAAAACATTAAATTTTAGAATGGCATTATGTTTCTTTTTTCTTTCGGACAAAGTTCTTCGTTAGTATTAAATTCACAATACTTACAGTTTGAATAATTGTTACCGCCTTCGGCAGGATATATTACATCCAATTTATATTCACCGTCTTCGGTAAATACAGTTGTAATAAATTCAGCAATTTCTTTCTTTATATTGTTTTGAGAAACTTTGCCGTTCGATGGTTCAAATCTTTGAACTCTTTGTTTCATTGCTTCGTATTCTGCATCTTCAATAATCTTTCTACGCAGAATTAAATACTCAACATTTATTTCTTCTGGACTAACACCATATTGTTTTGCATAATATGTTTTGTATAGAACAAGTTGTGATGTCTTTACCTTATCTGCCTTTGCATATTTGTTCCAACCGTTTGTGCTGGTTTTGAAATCATATATGTATATCTCACCAGTCTTTGTATTCTTAATAACCAAATCCAAAAATCCAACAAGTTTAACTGTTGGATGTGTTTCGAGTGGAACAATGTTTATAGGCATTTCAATACCAACCAATTCATAATCTTTCTTTTGAAAGAAATCTGCTCTATGTGCCTTAAACCAATGAAGAATTTGAACACCGTCTGAATAGTATTCTTTAAGTTCTTTATCACTTGAAAAGTGAACATCTTTATTTTCGGTGAGTAATTTTTTATATTCATCACGAATACCACTCTGTAACATTTCATTGAGATCAAGTTTATTTGCCTCAACAATTGATTTCTCATAGATGGTCTTAACATACTCTTGCAACACTTCATGCATTACTGTTCCGAATAGAGCAGCAGTTGATGGTTGATAAGTTGCGAGTTTATCTATGTATGCGAGTTTCCATCTATGAGGACAACCTTTCCATATTTGATATTGTGAAAAAGATACCTTTTTGTTAGGCATTATTTACCCCACTTACCTGACTGAACAAGTTGTGCAATGATACCATATACCGAAATATCTTTGAATGTATCATCCAAACATTCACCGACTGCATCTTTTGAACCAAACATAATCATTTGTTTGTAACGATTTACTTTATCATTTATACGAAAGAAAAGACCCTGTAAAGAAAGTTTACGGTCTTCTTCTCTTTCCAATGATGATCCCATAGAGATATTATCAGGACCATAATTAGACTGTTTTGCACAAAATAATTCATATTGTGCCTGTTGTATTCTCTTAAACTCGGCAGTCATCACCGGAAATTTCTTTTCCATTTCAGTAACAACATCGGGCTGTTTCCTACCCAAATCAATTTCTTTTATTGACATTTTATTATTCCTCATTTTATATTCTTTAATTGTTTTTCAAATTTAGTAATATCTGCTTCCGGCGTTCCATATTGTTTCAATATATCAATAAGTTCATCTTGGTTATTCTCTTTCAGAAATCTGATGTATGCATATACTTCATTTTTTCCCAACTCAAAGTGGTTACAAAGTGTAGATAGAATTTCTGGTTCTATTTCCATTTTGTGTTTAGACTTTATGTATTTCAGGAAAATGGATTTCTTTGGGAGAATATCTAGCAAAAGTTTATAGTAATCCTTTGAAGATAGTATTCCATTTGAATATGTTTGAAACTCATTTATGACTTCAACAAATTCCGGCTCCATTGAAAAGAAACGAGCAATCATATAATTGCTCCATGATTTTGTATCTTCTTCTGAAAGTTCTTCCCATTTTGTTTTACGGAAAGTAACTCCTTTAATATGATCAAATAAACTTTTTGCCATGATAATCCTTAATCGTTTAGTTGTTGTCTTTTTGTTGGCATAAATTCGTCATTGATATGACCACATTGCAAACAAGCATAAGTTGGAATTGGAACAATACCTTCCTGTCCGTTTGGCGAAATCAATGCCGAAATCTTTTTGAAGAAAGTTACTTCGTGAAAAAATTTGTGTCCACATTTTGCACATGCAATATCTGATGCTTGGTTTAGATCAAAACTAATTCTTTGTTGATCTTGTGGTGGTTGTCCACCACCATTGATGTCATAAATACCCATCATTTTCTCCTTTGGTCAATTTCCATAATAATTTGAATAAACATAGCCATGGCATTTATTTCATGGTCTACAACAAAACTATCTTTGTATTGTGCTTCAGCAATAATCAAAATAATAGTTGATACGAAACCATTAGCGAATGTATCAACAGTATCGTAAAGATGTCTGAACATTTGATTGAAGTCACGAACATGATTGTCAGCAAGTAACTGACGAATACCATCAAACTTTTCTTTTTTGTTTTTATTTGATTTGAGAATATCAACAATTGAAGAAAGATAATTGTGTTCTACCAAAGTTGTTTCATCTAATTTCAAAACACCACCAATAACACATCGTTGAGTTGTGTTAATTACACGGCGAATATCTGGATATGATTGATTGATAATCGTTGCAAGATTATCCTTTTCATACTTTATATTCTCACCATCAAGAATTTTTACAAGATGTTGTGCAACTTCTTTTTTTGACGGTGGAACTATGTTAAAGATTTGACAACGAGATTGAATTGGATCAATAATCTTATCTACATAGTTACAAGTCAAAATAAAACGAGTTGTCTTACTGAATGTTTCAATTACATTACGAAGTGCCGCCTGAGCATTTGGCGTCATGTAATCACATTCATCCAATATAATTAGTTTCAATCCACCAAAACCAATCGAAGAAGCAAACTGTTTGATTTTATCACGAACAGTATCTACTGAATTTTCATCTGAAGCATTGATGTAAATATAATTATCTTTTGCAATAGTATTTGCAACAATCTTAGCAAGGGTAGTTTTACCACTACCGGCATCGCCATACAAAAGAAGATGTGGAACATCACTTGTATCAATATACTGTTGGAATGTTGCCTTTACAGTTTCATTGCCAACATAAGTGTCAAGTGTCTGTGGACGATACTTTTCATTCCAAATTGTGTGTGAAGCGTTAAACATAACATACCTTATTGGTTAATAAATTCATCTACTAATATATGTAATTTTCGCCTAATATCCTAGCGATTTTTTTGAAATACGAAGATTGGCTCTCTTTTATAGCCAGCCCCCATAACAGCGGACAGTATCAGTTGTAGAGTATCGGTGTGATCGAAACCAACTAGGTTGGCATACTTTATAGTCATTTCTTCCAAATCTTTATACTTTGGTGTGTTGGCTATGTTTATTAGCATATAGCCACCCATTTTCAATCCGTGATAACAATTACGGAAAGTTGATTGAAGAAAACCAGAACCCCAAGTTTCACGGGTTGGAAATTTATTATACGATTGAGTTTCTTCATCTGCATATTTTTCAGTATCGAAATATGGTGGCGATGTAAAACATAAATCTAAACTATCTTTTTCGGGAAGATAATCTTCCGAACCCATCATATTCAATTGAATATCTTTACCGAGATAATCAAAATCATCGCGTAATTTACACAGACCTTCAAATGTTTTCGTTGATGGTTCTGTTCCAATATAAGTTTTAATATGAGGGGAAGCAAGAGCACCAACCAATCTTCCACCCCAACCACAAGACATATCCCACATCACACCGTCACCACCATACTTTTTATAGATAACACCAGCAGCAGTTGGTCTAAAATTGGAAACACCTTGAACACCAGAATATATTTTAAGTGATTGACGAAGACGGTTCTCTTGAAAGGAACTACCCCAATGTTTTGACAACCACTTCAAACATTTGCGTATTGTCATTTTGAATGTTTGGTCATTCAAAAAATTATCGATTGGAGACATCTTTGAGTTTCCGCATTTAACTTCCATCGCGTGCGGAAAGTATGACCACGCTAACCGAAGTCCGTTCATGGTTTGAATTATATCACCGTCTTTGAAAATACTATCATAATCAAACTGTTGTAGTTTTCTCATGTGTTCATGTTTTTCGTGTTCAGTAATTTTCATATATGGATAACCGTGTTTGCGGTAATACTGAAAGATACAATCTATTGTATCATCCAATTCTCTTTTACCTGCAAAAAATTCACCGGTCTCTTTCCACAAACGAACTTCTAGCGGATCAACATCAAAGAATTTACTTAAACTATCGCCGTTAGGTTTCATGTTAGGGTTTATAGAAAACAAAAATTGGTTCGTGCTTAAACCATTCACCATTGTATAAAACTTTATTTGCTAATCGTTCTGGATCGGAATTACCAATCATCTTTGTCATAAGCATACACATTTTACCTTTGTATTCCATTCCCAAAGATTTTAATATATCAATAGAATCTTGTTCAAGATTTATTGTTTTGGTTGCAGATACTTTGATATTTGCAATGTTCCAACAAATATATCTATCATTTTTCAAATAAGCAACAGCAGTTTCCAATGTTGGTTTCAAAAAGTTATCACGCCAATCTGCGTATTCTCCGTGTGCCTTATATGATTGTGTATCATCATCAGAATACATTTCACGATTGAAATACGGCGGTGATGTGAAAACAAAATCCAATTTACCTTTATACTTTTGAAAATCAGGATTGAATTGTATTGTTTCAGAACCATCTTGGAAAACTTCGTATGTATGGTCTTCTCTTACATCAAAGAACTTCGATGAAAGTGAACTACCTTTCTCACCAATAGACTTCAAATAAAAGTCTGCAAGATATTCATAACGAGTAATTCCCAAATCAGGAATTGAATTGTCTGTGTTTGGATCCGTTCCAACATAATGTATCGGCCTACTCACCGACATTGCTCCTAAAATTCTTCCACCCCAACCGGCACTTGGATCATATACCGTAACCATTTCACTTGCTGGAATATGTTTTGTAAAATGTTCATACAAAAACTTTGCAGTCATTGGTGGAAAGTTTACAGCAGGTTGTGAGAAAGAAATACGGAATATCTGAAATGCTTGTGGAAATAATTTTGCACTCTTTTCATATACTCTTACCAAGAAAACATTTACTCTTGGTTCTTCACCGTCTTTTTTTATCATAAAATTATCAGACAGTTCTTCTATATCACCTAAATAAAATATCATACTCACATCAAGTATTCCATCCTTAACAAACTCACGGATTTGGTCTGCCTTTATAGTCAAATACTTTGTATATTTTTTATTGTAGGTTTCAAGTGTGCAAGATATTTTTGATATACGCAAACCTTGTCCATCAAATCTACCATCACCATTCTTAAATGCAAGAAAGAAATCGCGTAGAGTTTCACCTTCTCGGAAATAAGGGTTCTTGATTTGATTTGATGAAATAGATTTACTATAAAGATACATCGAGTCATTGTAAAGAGTTCTACGCATAACATGATGAAAAGTATCTTTCATTTCATCGGTAAAGAAATCATAGATTGATCTAGATGTCTCACCACTTGTTCCACTCGCAATCTTTGTTTTCAGCATCGTTGGAAAGAATTGATTAGCAGCAGAACCATTTTTAGAGAAATTGGCAATGACGCCGATTATATCTTTGTCATTGCCTTTATCTGGATTATGAAAAACTTTTGATGAATTGAATTGACGGAGCTTTGAAAACGATTGAACAATCTCCTCTTCGGATCTGCCAACGAGTGGTGGTTTACCGTTTTCATCCCAATCTTTCAAAAACCTCATTCGTAAATCTTCTACCCATTCGGAAAACTTTTTATCATCATAAGTTACCAATTCACCGTATGTAATATTACACGGCCAAGATAGAACATTACCCTTTTCATAAAAATATTTTTTCATCAATTGTTATCCAATTTTACTAAATAATATTTTGCATCATAGTCATCAATATCAAATTCAACTTTTGCCAAACCTTCTGATGAAACTTTGAGTGTTCCACCATTCAAATCTTTATTAGCAGCAAGAATACCATTGAAGTATTTAGCAGAGAAACTAATTGGTTCAATATCATCACTAGCATTACAATCAATATCAATTGAGATACGATTTGAATTTGTATTTGAATAACCGAGAACAATTTGATACTTATTCAGTTTATCATTTTTTAATACCGTAAACTTTTCAATATCCGATAGAGCAGACTTTGCCTTGATGAATTTATCAATAAATTCTTTTGTAATTGTAATATCCAACTCAAACTTTGGCAATTCTTTCAAGTCTGGTGCAGGTGGAATAACTGCAAGGTCAGCCAACATATAATTTACAGTAGTTGATTTATCATCAATAGTCAATGAGAATGCCTTATCACCAGCACCATTCACTTGAAAGTTTACTGTGTTACCAAGAACACCAAGAAGACTTACAAGCAAGTCTGTGTTATACACACCAAACTTCCAATCATCACCTTGAAAACTTTTCAACTTAACTTCGCCAACTACACATTTATCATCAGAAATAAAACGAGTGGAAAGCCCACCATTTGCATTCCAAGCAACAGACTGTATCAGCTTACCCAAATGATACTTACTGATAAAGTTCAACAACTTTGATTTTTCCATAACAACAATCCTTAATGAATAGTAAATAATTTATGCTAATATATGAAATTTTTGCGTAATTTCAAAACGAAAAAAACTTTTGTGCAACTTTTTTATTCTCGGTTGGGAAATCCCACTGCATTGCCTCATAGAAATTTTTTAACTTGCCATCCAATTCCGAAACAAATAATTCATTGGCATCAAAATAATCCTTGACAAATTGTATAATTTCTTCTGGATCCGAATCACCACGAAATGCCAACTCTTCCAATCCGTATTTGTTTGATTTCAAATAAGCAATCTTAACCTTATCACCATTTTTAATTGGCGGATATTTAGGAGGACAACCAAATATAGTCAATAACTTATTATAGTTTATAGCCGCCTTGATATGTGATGGCGTTCCCTTTGCATACTTACCGAGAACATCATCTTTAACGGGAGTAGCATACTTTTTAATATCTTTTATTGAAGAAGTTTTTGCAACCTCGTTTATCAAAACATCATTCAAATTCTTTTTGAAAGTCAATATGTATTCATCAATTTCATTTTTATCTTTACCTTTGAGAATATCAATCATCACATCCTTCATACATTTTTGAAATGATTTGGGAAAAGATGAACGAACAATATCCAAACCTTTAACTTCCAACTTATCCATTGGAACACCGTTATCAGAAATAATCCAAAGTGCATATCTCTTTTTCTTTTGCCAGAATCCTGTTCTACCAATCATTTCTTGTTTGATTTCCAAACGATGTTTGTCAGTATTGAATATCTTTTTGGCAAAAACATCATAAAATTGATTGACATAATCTTGAACTTCCGTTGCAATCTCATAAATCTTCGGCGTCATTGTTTCAATATCGTTTGTATCAATATCCGGAAATCTATTATTCACCAAAGGTAAACACGAAACAAACACAGAGTCAGTATCAACATACTGCACATAATCAATATCATCGGTTTTCAATTCTTTATTGTATTTCATATTGATAGCAGCTTCTGTTTTCTTGATAACCGTTTGACCAGAAAGTGTAACTGCTTCTGCATTGTCAATATCATAAAAACGAAATGCAGGTAATCCCAAGATACCATACATACTATTCAAAAGAATTTTCTGAACAAGTTGTCTTTTCTTGTAAAACTCATACTTTTCTGTATTTCCAGCTTTACCCCACTTCTTCATTTCATTTTTATATTCCACCCGTTTATCAAACCAATCTGAAAGAATTGCTGGAATAAGTCCTGTTTTATCTGAACTATACATGACACCATTTGATGAAACTGTATACTTGTATTTATCAAGAAATGCTTTTAATTTTTCTTTTGATATACGGTCATTGCCAACAATATATTCATCTTTTTTTCCACGAAGAAAATCCTCAGCATTCCAATCTTCAATCTTAGCAATCTTTGTTTCTGGAGAAATGTTTAGTGTCATAATGATTGACGGATATAGTGATGTCAAATCCAAGTCATACATCCAATCATATCTACCCGGAACAGGATCCTTAACAAATGCACCGATAAATCCTTTCTCACCGCTCTCTTTCAATTCTTGCATCTTTTCTTGTCTATCAGCAGGTTTGTTCGGAGCAACAACACCGCCAATATGTTTAAGATAAGTAAGCATAGCACCTTCCAAATACTTTGATGAATATACAAAGTCTTCATAAGGAACATGGCCAACATGAGCGATACCACGAACTAAATCAATATACTGTAACTTCTTGTCCAATTCGATAACCAACTCAACGTCAGTAATGTTGTATTCTATAAATGTATCAATATCATTTTCCATCAAGTCATCAAGGTTGCCTTCATACTCAACCTTACCACGACCAAGTTCGGTCATACAAACTGCGTTTAGAGCATAAGATGGTAATTCTTTATATGAGAATTTTTTATACACGGTCATATAATCTAACACGGATGTTCCACCGATTGTATAACGATTACGATATGGTGAATAAAACATTTCACCAATTACTGAAAGACTATTTGCTTGTTTTTTACCAAGAACTCTTTTGATACGATTATACAAATATGGAATATCGAATGCATCACAATTCCATCCAGTCATAATATGGGGTTGGATTTCTTGAATAGCATCTATGAATTTAAGCAACAAAGTTTTTTCATCTGGACAAGGAATTACTTTTTTGTTTTCCGTAGTTTTATTTTCCAATTTTCTTTTCTTGTCCAATACAAGAATTGTATATTGGTTTGTTGCGGAATCATGGTAAGCAATAGATGTAACTTCGTTATTACCTTGTGTTGGATCAGGAATACCGGTAATCATTTCAACCTCAATATCAAATGTCATTGTAACAATTCCTTTCGAGGGCATATCGGAATCACTATACATATCAACAAGAATACGAGTTGTCTCTGCAATATCCGATTCAAATAGGTCAGGATCATTCTTTACAAAGTTTGTAACCTTTGAAAGTTTATCACCGTATAGAGAAATATATTTACCGTTAGGATCTTTCTTGTAAGCATAAGGCGTGTATTCAAAATGCATCAAACCTTTGGCATCATCCCACACCCATGCTTCTTTTGTATTTGTTTTAACAAAAATGTTTTGATACATATTATACCTTTTTGAACATCCATATTGGTTCACAAAACTTTTTATCTTTATTCTCTTGAGCAAACTGAACACTATCATCAAGAAAGTGTCCGTCTCTTGTAGCTGTTCCTGCACCGGCAGAGTTAGGTCTTTTGGACATTTCCATTCCGATACATCCCAAGTATTCCATTCCACTCTCTACAAGAAAATCATTCATCGGGTTTGTTATCTCTAACCATTGTCTACCCGTAGACCATGCGGAATTTGTGTAAACATCTGCAATGTTTATTGCCATGACACCACCAACTCGCAATGATGGTATAATATTTCCTAGTGTCTTTTGTAGAAAATCTTTATTCCACATATCAATTCCTTTATATCGAACCCAACTCTGTGTATCTGATTGTGAATACTTCTCAACATTGAAATACGGTGGTGATGTAAACACCAAATCAAAATGTTCTGGATATTGTGAGAAATCAAAATCTTCTGCTGGTGATTGATAGAAATTTGTTTTCTTCTTACCTTCAAAGAAACCTAAATTCTTTTCATAGAACTGGACTTGTTCATCATATATCGGATGGTTTTCTACTCTTGGATCCAATCCAACATAATGTTCGGTGCAAGAGGCAGCGTAAAATCCCGCAAGTCTGTCACCCCATCCCATAGAAAAGTCTAATACATTTTTTGCACCTAACATTTCGTACATACACTTTGCAACATTAGGTTTGAACTGTGAACAAATGTATTTACGCAATCCTAACATTGTTCTCAATTCTGATTTACCGATTGTTTCCATTTTAAGAGAATACATAGAACCCATAAGTGACTTCATAAACTTATGGTTTTGCCATGTTCTAGCAGGACCTGGTGATACGGATGCATCAACTTCCCAACGGTTCTTTTGTTGGAAATAGTTTGATGCATCGTTACCAGTATTAAGACGACTGAAATATAACTGTTTTCCACCATAAGTCAAAGCATATTTTGGTTCGGATGCTTTTCTTGGAAACCACTCACCTTCTTTTAGAATTTCATTCCAACGAATACCTTTCAATTTTAGAAACTCGCTTTGAGCACTTTCGATTGTAATATCCGCATACGGTAGTGGATATGTCATTGCTATTTCAGCCAGACGGTCTTTGACATATTCTTTATCAAAGTTTTCTTTTATGTATGTTATTTGTTCAGCAGTTATGGATAGATACGGATTCATTCCGTAAAATTGTTGGAAATAATCTTCTTCCACAAAACACCTTTTGTTAATCTATTGAATAAAAAGCACCTATACGGTCACGAAGGTCATATACTATTTGATATTTTCTAATAAATTCCTCTTGTGAATACACAATAGGTTTATTTTCTTCAACTACAATATAAGAATTTGGAAAACATTTTTGACCATCACCGAATGTAATTACATATTTGTTTTCAAAGTTTTCATTCCTACCTATAATACATTCCCATTTTTCAGATGCTTCTTTTGCAGATTGTTCGCTACCATTAAAATGATAGGCACCGAATTTACTGCGTTTTGGTTCGACCATAACAAAATCCATAACAATTATTTCCTCATAATTTTTGTTTTAACTTCTTTCATAAATTCTGTATCATTATCGCGTATTACCGGATCAATATAAGTCTTTCCGTCTTTTGATGATGTCCAAGGATCAGAAATTTCATCTTCCTCCGGCATCATTATTTCTTCCAATAATTCCAAATCACCATGAGTTGCGGTGATGTGATCTTTAATTTGTTTTCTACTCTTACGATGTGCATGGACTTTATCATATTTTTCAGAAATTCCAGCATTGCCTATTATAGGATTTTTTCTATATGAACGGCTCATAATAATACCTTTAATAAAAATTAAATGTCAATATCTTTCCAATCACCATTTGCAATAGTTTTTGTTGCCCATTTACCCATTATGTTTGCGTGTTTGTAGTAGTTATCTTCTATTATCGTTTCAAGTAATGTGGTTTCAAACATGAATGGTCTACCACTAACCTTTGTCATAAACTCACCACCTTGCCCCATCTTTCTATCTTTGAACTTAACTTCTTTACCAAAACCAGGATACGAACTTTCACAATCACTTGTTCCAATTAGTGTAGAACCATCGCCGTCTTTTGGAATATAGAGAATAGAATCCTGTTGATACTTACCGCCAAGATTTATCAAGTCTTCTCGCAATTTTCCTTTGTCTTTCAAATCAACAACAAAGTAAACATTTTCTTTAACTTCTTTTGCATCAGGTGTTCCGTAGTTTTCAATATAAGCACCTTGAACTGCAGTAACACCGTAACCCATCATTTGAAGATTGGCATATAATTGTCTGTTTCTTTTTTGATTGTCACCTTTTGAATATGGTTTATCTTCAGCTGTAGCACAACCTTCTTTGGAACGAAATGCAGTTATTGTGCCACAATCATGTTCTTCCATATGTTTTGACAATCGAGCAAGCCCACTCTCGTTTAATTGTTTATCTGGTAATAAATGTTTTAACTTTGCCATTGTTTCTCTCTGTTATGTAAACTGTTTACAATAAATATCAAAATTATTTCTTATCTGTTGAACCAAAACCACCATCACCTCTATTACTATCGGACAATTCTTTTACTTCTTCCAAGTGAACTTTTGGATATGGTATGATTACCAATTGAGCAACTTTGTCACCAATAACTGGAATTATTCCTTCGTTTACGCCTGAATATGGTAACTCAAATCTTACAAGAATTTCACCACGATAATTTGAATCAATAACACCTACTGAATTTTTAAGTGAGACACCTGGTGCCGATTTTGTAATTGAACTTCTTGGAAATAGAAGTCCAACATGGCCATGTGGAATTTCTACAGCAATACCAGTTCCAAATTCCATAAAGGTATCTGATACTCTAAATGATGTTGCTGTCAAATCCATACCAGCATCACCATCTTGAGCATATTGTGGTGTTACTGCTTCTGAAACTAATTTACGAAATTTTACGGTTAGATCAAAATCATTTTTATATTCTACCGTAACATTAGGATTCGATGTATGCCAACCCATTTTAACCTCCTACATTCCAAAATAATGCATCTTCCGATGCGTGTTCTTTAATAAATGACCAAACTTTTGAGTCATAGTAATCCGAAGAAGGAAATGGTGGCTTCTCTGCCGGTTTACATTTTTGTTCAAATTTATATTTCGATATGAATACTTCTGCCCTACCCCTCTCTCTGTCTGTTGTATTATGGCCAACCCTAACACCATAGACTTTTGCATCTGGCCATGCCCTCTGTAATCCTCTTGAAAGAACTCCCGAACTTATACAAGACCAAACTTCTTTTGGTTTGATTGGCAACTGACTAGCAATTCTGGCAACTTCATCAATAACAACAGGATGATCAAGACCGAATGGCAACAATTGTGTATCGGGTGTTTCAAGGGCATACTTTTTAGCAACACTTTGGATGTGTGTTAGAAACCCCATAGGAACTTCTATGATGTTTGCACCAATAGATATTGCTTCTTCGGTTAGTGGTAAGTGTTTTCCTTTTGGAATAACAACGGTTGCCTTCAATCCTAAATCTTTACAAGCATAAGCAAGTGCTACTTGAGCATAGCCAACTCTTGGAGACGCATATACCCATTCACGAACATGGGATTGTGATTGAAGATAACGATAAAGGAAACGTCTTTTTGTTCCACCCGGAAGCAAATCATCACGGACTACCCAAATGTTTTCGTGTTTTTCGATAACAATTTCAGGTAAAGTTATAGTGACATCTTTCGTGGGATATTGAAAGAAGTCTGTCATGTGTCACCTTAAAGACTATTGATAATTTGTTCGTAATATGACATTGGTTTTAATCCAACAACTTGCTGAACTACTTTACCATGTTTTTCAAACAAAACAGTTGGAACTGCACGAACACCATATTGTTGTGCTATTTCTGAATTTTGATCAATATCTATTTTTTGATAGCCAATCATTGGATATTCCCCAACTATTTTTTGTATGATTGGCGTTAATTGTTTACACGGTTGGCACCATGCTGCTGTGAAATGTTTTATTGTAATCATAATATATTACATATTGTTAAAAATGTATAATCAAATATATGAATTTTTGAAATAAAAAGCAAGCAAATACTTTATTAAAATTCATCACCTTCTATTTGTATGTCTTTTATACTTGAGAATATGGATGATAAAGAAAACCCACTATTTGAGTCCATCCCAGCAAAAAAGTTAGTGTCAGGCATATTTTCTCTATCATCTGTTTCTTCCAGAGGAATTGCTTCTTCGTCTGGTTCATTCAATTCACCGAAAGAATTACATAATATTTGGTATATTTTATTGTCATACTCTACTATATGAGACATATCTGTAAAATCTTCGGTATCAAAGTTGTAATATGGTGCAGTTTCAAGTATGATACCTTTTTTATAGACATGTAAATTTTTCATAAAAAACCTCCAATTCTATGTTGATATTGCAATTTTTAAATATACTTCATCATTTGGTGTTTTAATAATTGGTTTACTTGGTTTAGCTATAGCAACCAATTCATTTTGATCACTGTAAAATCCTATTGCTGTAATATATGTAATCGGTTCATTATCAAAACACTCATTCTTTATTTTTCCTTTCTGTGATAGTGCATTGTCAGAAACAACAAATGTGGGATTATTACTATAATTTGCTTCCATGTGTTTTATCTTTAAAAGGTATTCTGTTCTTATTTTCTTATGGGCTTTTCTAGCTCTAATAGGATTATTCAAAGAAGCGGCACCACTTATTGATGTAAATATTTTACTGGAATTATCACCATTTATATTACTGCCGGTTACGGTATTAAAGCTCAATTCATTACGCAATTTTTTTCCATCCAATACAACTAAATTTAATAAAGGATATATTGTTCCATAAGTATGCAATGAACTTGTATTATAGTATCCGTTTACTAAACTACCACTAACAATATCAAATGATGTATACGGTGATGTTGAACAAAATTCTTCATTTCTTAAATCATTTGAAGTATCTATCAAAGTTATTATTTTTTTCGATGAACTGACTTGAACATTACTACCAGTAAATACATTGTTGGCATAAGTACCACCATTTAATTCTGCCAAACTTAATTCAAAGTTTCCAGGATCTATACCATCTTTTGCATATTCACTATAAAAGTTAATAGTATAAATTTCATCAACATTTTGGTCAATCACGCCATTTGTGTAGAAACTAAATTTAGTTGTTGGTGATTCTTGTGTTATCAATCTGTATCTCGAATAAACAGCGCGTGATGGTGAATCATTTGACTCAAATGAACTCTGAACTGATCCTGAACCATTAAAGTTACCATAACTAACTGCAAAATATGGAGAGTATGTTTCACATTGATGACAACCTACAACGTCTCTATGATATTCATATGAGGAACTTCTTTGCATAGAAGAAGTGAAATAACAATCAGGACTATCTGAATTATTGAACATCGGATAATTTTCTATTATTTCTTTTGCATATAAAATATCCGTTTCAGGATTTATCTTATGATGAACTTTAACATCAACTTTACCACAATCAATGCTAACCGAATATCTAGTTTCTGTTTTCTTTGGTAATTTGTTTGGTGGAATTATTTGATTATCATAATAATAAAGACCATCATCCAAACAAATTTCATAAACATTATCTATGTATATTTCTCTGCATCCACATGGATCATCGGGATCAATAACTGGTGTTCCAGCAACTTTTATTTCTATACAATCACACATTATTTTTTCGGGTTTTTCCCAAACTGTTTGTGTAGTTGTGATATACTCTATACTTCCGCTAAAAAATCCATTGTAACGCTTCCAAGCAAAACCATCGAATATAACATTTTCTTCTCCCTCATTCAACGGCGATGCATCTGTCCAGCAATCTTTACTATGAGTCACTTCATAGTATTCTGTAATATCGTATACCGTTTTATATCCCTGATAACATGGAGATTGAGGATCTCTTGTTTTTATAGTTTCTGTTAATTCCTCATTTCTTATTTTTGTTATTTTAGGAACAAAACCAATTATTTTTGGTAATTTTTCTTCAGGAACTTCATCTATTCCTACTACGAATTGAAACGAAGGATCTACAAATTCTTTTGCTTCTAAAAATGGATTACTACTGTATGGAATCCACACGGCATCTTCACAATTTACATATTCTGGTTTAACATCGGCTGCAAGATCCGAACCGGGTGCCTTTGGATATTCGTCTCTAAAATCCCATCTATATGAACTTTGAGTGCAAGGAGTTTCACCTATTACTTTATTTTTGAAACGAGTTATGTCATAAGGAATAACATATTTATCAACCGCATCTTTTAATACCAATTTACCAAAAACTCCTTTAGGTTCTTGATCAATCAATATAGGAAGATTACCAAACGAATAACTGTAATATTTTTCATTTTCTTGAAGATATGGTTGCCAATGTCTATTATTCATCTCCTCATATGCATTTTGTTTCAATATATGATTCAAGAGAGTTATTCTTGTTTCTCCGTTAATAAAAGAAAGTTCATAATCTTTCATTCTATCTAACGTGACTGGATCTCCAGGTTTTAATCCCGGTAAACCCATTTTGTATTTTCTATTTCTATCTGCACCAGTTAGAGCGGATCTTATATTATTTGCATGGTGATTATACCCTTGACTTAATGGAAATAACGAATTAATTTGACTAACACTAAATCTGTATTCATATTTAACAGAGTTCCAATCAAATAAATCTTCACAATCTTGATTTATGCTAGTTACTAATTGACCTCTTGCTAAAATATAATCTGGATAAAGAATACCAACAAACATACGTACTGTGCCAAATGATGGATTTTGTATATCTCTGTAAGTTGGAATATACATATACAAATCTGCAATTAGATTGAAAACTCCTGGAATTACTCTATTATTTACTTCCGCAATAGTTCGGGTTCTCTTTTTTACTCTACCACGTGAATCTCTTTCAATATCGTATGTTGGAACAAATCGTATATCTCTAAAAAAGTAATTTGCAAATTGTGGATTTGGTCCGTTTGGAACATAATACTTTCTATCATCTTCGTAATTATCAACAGGAATTATGTATGCCGGATTCAAAGAATGAAAACCATCAATAGTATTTCCACTCAAAGTATTTCGTGCTCTTTCATTTTCTATTTCCAAATAAGAACGTGTACTGGCATAAACATCATTTGCATATCCAGTTGTTCCGAATCTAAATGTTGGTGCAAGAATCAATCCTTTTGATGTCTCTATCCACATATCTTTCGCATCAAATGATAATGGAGGACATCCGGATGAACCCATGAGCAATGCTTTATCGGTAACAAAACTTAAAGATCTCCTGTTTCCTAAAAAATAATCAGGTATAGGTTTTAATATATTACCATCTTTATCTAATTGAGTTCCAATTGGTAAATTTTTTGGTCCGGTATAATTTGGTGGGTATCCTGCGTCATTTTGCAAAATTGTGTATGGATTTACAAAAAGTGTTGCTCTTCCAGGATATAAACCATTGAATGTATTTGGAACATTTCTTAAACATATCCAAGGACTACGATAAAATCCTTCACGGCCAATTTCAACTCCTGGTGGTATTTGACCAAATTTATTTTGATCCCATTGACCACCGTACCATAGAACCATTCCTTTTGCCACTTGTGTAGCATCAAGTGGCTTAACGTATTCGGTTGGCCTATAAAATGCATTTGCTGGTGGAATAACGGCTGCGGATGATGCATTTGTTAGACCAGCAAGATTTGTTGTTGAAGTGATATTACCTGAATTTACAAGTGAAATGTTTCCCGATTTAAAAATTTCATCTTGGTATCTGGATGTTCTATAAAATGGTCCAGATCTAGTACCATCTGGATTATCTACCCAATATTTTTCAGCTTGATATGCAAAACTTGGACTTCCCCATTCGGGTATCCATTCCCAGTCTATGAATTTTACATACATTCCAAAAAAATCAAGAAAGCCCTTATCGTTTTTTTGAAAATTTTCTCGGCCTGCGGGTGGATTGTTAAAATTTAACCAATTCATATCTAATTTTTCATCACTAGAATTTTCATCAAGTGCCACCGTTCTAGCAACTAGTATGTTATCATTTCCTCTTGCCGGCGGTTTTGATAACCCGTAATATATGTATAGTTTATCCAGCGTAACGCTAGCAAATCTAAACATATTAGCTTCAGCATCCGTTTCAACGCTAAAGTCATTATCTTGTCCATAAAACCCAAGTGGTGGTTCCAAGAAAAATGTTGTATTCGGTGATGGTGTTCCATCTTTTTTTACTGATTGTTCTTCACCAATATAAGCAATTTTTCTGCTATGATTTGCCCAAATAACGTGTTGTGCTATAGGTCTTTTGTGTGACTCTATTTTACCATCTGGTGTAAATACAACTCTTGATGTGTCATCTCCCAATGAAACTGTATTTCGTATTCTATCCGCAAGTGAAACTAAAACACCTTCTTTACCAACTTCGTCACCAAATTCATCAAGTATAGGAACTGTGCCAGATCTTGATGATTGTTGTTTTATTGTTAAGTTTGTCAATAGTTCAATATCATCTACTTCAAAGTACCATTCATAATCAATACCGTCTGGCTTTCCTGCAGTTTGAGGACATTTTCTTGTTCTATAAACAAGTTTTGAAGTTGCAAGAACAACATTTTTTTGAACTATTCCAGTTAGTATCTGTTGAAACGGTCTATAAACATCATTTGCAATGTCTTCATTATAGAAAGGACTAGTTGAATCTAGAGTTGCATCCGAAACAAGTGGTTGTTCTGGAAATTGAATATAACGAGTGAATTTTCCATGTAAATCTGCTACTAAATTCCATCCACCATTTATTATTCTTTCCCCAATTCTAGTTCTCTGTCTTGCACCAGTTGAATCAACTGCAGGAACTAGTCTTACTCTATCAAATGCATAAGTTATTTCACTAAATTCACCACCTTCATATTCATATTCGGGCAAAGCACCGTTATCTATAAAATATGCATCTGCGGATTTTACTTCTGTACCAGATCTATGCCATTGTTTTGTTTTTCCTACTATTTTTACTTCTTCCGAAAATGTTGATGCCAAATATATCGGCATTGTTTTTTTTAAGTAATTATTATTTTTTGGAATTATATTTAATTTTGCACCTTGCGTTCCACTATCACCAAAATTACTAACTGCAACATTTGGTTTAAGAATGTAAAAAGGTAATATCCGGGTATCTACTTCTTGTAATGAATCTGGAACTGGTGTATATGTAAACGGACTGTCACCGATTTGCGGTGCTATGTATTGATCTGCCATGATAATAACTTATTTATGTAACAATTATTATTTGTTAAATTGATGCAATAACTGCACCATATTCTTTTGCTTCAAATTTTTCTCTTACCATATCCATCAACCCCTTCTCAACTTCTTTTTTATATTGTTCAATAAAGTATGGAGTTCCTTCTTCTGCCTTTTCAATATCTTTTATTGCTTCTAATTTTGTAACACATTTCTTTTCACCAACTAATTTTGCAAGTTCAATGAGTGCCTGTGTATCATCATCCTTTTCTTCAACCGCCTTTTCAATTTTCTTTATAGCAGTTTTTACTTTTTGTCCAAGTCCTTCATCTTCTTCTTTCAATAAAAGACTTTTTAATTTCAAAGATTTCATTACAAACTCCAATGTTTATTTACGAGATAATAAAAAATAAAGTCCAAAAAATAACAGCGCTACCGAATAAAATATAATATCGGTAACGATGTAACTCCCGGTAAGTTTTGTTACTAAAGCAAAGGCCGCATCGAACCCAAGAGGATTGAAAAATGTCCCAAGCACTAAACATATTTTTGCCAACACATCTTTTAATTGTTTTGAGTTTCTTTTTGACATTACGCCATCCCATGTAGTTGCCTTTGTGTGAAAAAATACTTCTGTAACTATAAATATGAGATAAATAAAAAAGGGTGATGTTTCCACCACCCTAAACTTAACATCTAATCTTATTTTACTTTGATTGTTATTTCTTCGGGTTCCGTTGGTTTTTCATACGGAACTGAAATATGAAGAATACCATTCTCAACACTAGCAGTAACTCCTTTCAAATCATATTTGATTTTACCGTTTGGTAATTCAAATCTCAATTCAATTGTTTTTTCACCGAAGATGTTTGTAACCTTTCTGTGACCTGTTACATTAAGGATATTGTTTTTTACCGTAATGTTAATATCCTCTTTTGCACAACCAGGAACTTCTGCATAAATGTTACGAACTCCATCCGCGTCTTGAACTAATGTTCGAGTATTAAAACGAGGTAAATCAAGATGTGTTTTGGACAACTGATTTACAACGTCATCCCATAAATTGTCTCTACGAAGAATAGAATTTATCGTTACCATAATAACCTCGAAAAATTAAAAATAAAAAAGTTAATTAGATAATTTAGCAGCTTTTGCTTCGGCAACAGATGCTTGATTATACGGTGTAATCAATTTCTTAATTGCACTTGCCGCCTTACGAGCAATAGCAGCATCTTTCTTTTTTGTTGAATTATGTGCAACTGTAAACTCATTGAATAAGTTTGTTAGTTGGGCATAGATTTCTTGCTTGGCCATAAAACCTCCTGTGTATAATATAACCTACATTATCTCCGGTATCGGTAATTTTGCATTGGTTATACTTTGTATAAAAAACTTGCGAATTGTGTCTCGCATTCCTGAAACTTTACTTTGTTTGTTAAATACAACATCATATAATTTTTCAAATGATGCAGCATCAGCGATAGTATACTGATCTCCCAAAAAGAAATGTATCATTTCTTCCGGTGTTTGTGTTACAAAACTTTCACTACCTGCAATAGTTTTACCGGCTTTGATAATACTACCACCTTTACCGGCATAACTTTTTGCTAATCTATAAATTCCTTTGTCATGTCTCATAACATACTTCTCAACTTCAATCGGAACATCCTTATCGGTTTTCTTTAATACTTTGTAATCAACCGCAGAAACAACTGCAGCCAATAAAAAGTTTCTATATGCTTGTTTATATTTTGACTCACCCTTTGAATAATCCGGTGATGAATAAACAAATTGTGTCCAATTAACATTATTTGATAACATGAAATCAACTTGCACAGGTTCTTCCGTAACTCTGCCGACTATTGGAAACGGAATAGAAACTTGTGAGAACCCACGAAGTGGCTTTGCATCATAACCCATCTTTTCCAATTCCTTTATCAACCAATCCAATACATCACTTAATTTCAAACCATTGGCGGATGCCAATTGATCCATTGAAATACCAATGTCCAAGTCACCTGATAATTGAACATCAGGTTTCTTTCCTGCACTACCGAGTATGAAACAATCTGTTCCAAAACCGATAAGACCGAGTGGTTTCAAAACAACTGTCTCAATTTTTGAGACAGTTGCCGCCACTTCATTTTGTTTAATCGCCACGGCATCGGGAAACATATTCCCACCCTCTGTCAATAATTTCTTTAATTTAATCATGTTATATCAAAAATATGTGTTATAGTTCTTTGGATAATGTGTTTAATAATAATTATACTTTATTTTTATTTTACTTTACCCAAACCATCAATTCTTTCATGCACGAATTTTATTTCACCAACAACTTCTTGTTGTGATTTATCAATTCTTTCGTGGATGAACCGATGTTCTTTTTCAATAACCGAACTCAAGCTATCAACTCTGGAATCAATCATTCGTCTAAAATAATCATCTGTTGATGTAATTCGTTGATCCAATTGATTAACTACTGTATCAACTAACCTCTCTAAATTATTTAGTTCTTTGTTTAATCTACTAATTTTGAACATACCCACAACTACAACCGTAACTGCCGTTAAGACTGTAACTGCACATACACCCAACCAAAATGAAGTTATATCCATAACTTTTCTCCTTATTCCCAAAGAACTATAACATTATTATTTATTTTATTTCACAGGCACCACCAGCACAAGCCAATTCGCCAGTCAAATCTGTATTGTCTTCCAACTCAACAACATTACTTAAATCAACATCGTGCAGAGTTTCCATTAACTTATTATACTTTTCTTCATCAATATCTTCAAAAGGTGCCTGTATGTATGTTCCACCGTCATAAGGCAATACTGAAAGACCATTGAAGTGTTCTTTATTTTCCCACATCCAATTACCAACGGCATCCCATTCGTGTTCGCGGATAGATACTGTTGCAGATATATTATGTGTGTTCATACCTGTTCTATGACCTGGCTTAATCCAATTCTGATTGAACCATTTTACTCTTTCCAATAATTGTAATGGACTTTCACTACGAAGTATTGAACCCTCTGGTGACTTTTGTGGAACACCAATTACAGCAGTATCATGTGGGCGGAAGTATTCATCTTCTACCAATTCGGGATGATTGATTGTGAGATAAGTATAAATTGCCTCATTCTTACCAACACGAACACGGCGTAGATAATAGTCATTATGCCATGCATGAATGCCTGATGAACAACCCAATGTCAATGATGATGTTCCAGCAGGTTTAATCGTTGTTGTTCTTGCGGATTTATTGATACCGATAAGTTCCGCAACTCTTTCGTTTTCTTCTCTTGATGCCTTAGCAGCAGCTTTCAAATCCAACTTTTGAACTTTACCAGAACCGATACCTGTCATACCAACACCGAGAAGTGCATCCTTTTCAGTTGTTCTTTGCCATATTGGGCGAAGATAATGAAAATCCGTATAACCTGCCTGCAATGTTCCGATGAAAGAAGCGGCACGAACTCTATCCTCCAAATCCTCTTGACTTTCAACATCGGAAACATTTACTTCACACAAGTTACAAAATTGGAATGGGCGAAGTGCAATCTCACAACAAGGATTTGTTCCCCAATCTTTATCGTTGGAAAGATAAATACCCGGCTCACCTGCATTTGATAATTCTATTTTCTTCCAAAGTGATTTGAAAAATTCTTCTGTTACCTTACTACGAAGAAGAACTGCCGAATTATTAGCTCTGCCTCTTTGTGGATTAAGTTCCCACCAATTTCCAAACTTACATGAAATCATATCGTCATCATCTGCAGAAAAAAGAGAAATAAGAGCAGCACGGCGAATACCACCCGCAAGAACTGCATCTGCAATATGACAAACAATATCGTGAACTTCAATGGGTGATAATTGTTCACCGTCATTTTTAAGTTCAAGTATTGCCCTAATCTTTTCAATACAAATGCGAAGTGGTTCTGGACCGGGTGCCTTACCACCACTTGTAATAAGACGAGCACCCTTATGACGAATATCGGAATAATCAAAACGAATAGATGAACCACCGGTGAAATAAGACTTTATTACGGCTTTAATTGCATCTGCCCATCCTTCAATCGAGTCACCAATAAGAAATCTTCTTTCTTTTGATTTAGGTCTGTGAATTGGTGGCAAACTTTCTACATGATGCTTCTGAACGGAATAACCAACACCTGTTCCACCAAGAAGAAGAAACATTATTTCACCAAATGCACGCCAGTCATCTATTGGAAGATATGCACAGTTGTAAACTCTATTAGGAGAAATTTCAATTGGTTTACCACCGAATTGCAATGAACGCATTGATGGTAATACTTTCTTATCATATACCATTTTATAGACATTTTCAATTTCATCTTTTAATTTTGGATATTTTCTTTGGTGCATTTTTTTATTTCGTGTCACCAATTCTTCCCAAGTTTCCCTACGATTTTTTTCGGGAATGAAACGAGCATACTTCATGTAAACTGTGATCTCAGACAAGATGCGATTGCTGATGTCCATTTATTTCTCCATTGATTTTTTTATTGAAAACGGTATTTTTTAGGTATAAATCAATACCATACACGAATAAGTATATGGTTTTGGATAAAAAAAGTGGGTTTTTCTAAATTATTTTTTAATCCAGTTTTCCCCATCCCACCATTCAAAATTTGGATAATTTATTTTGTAATCGAATTGTTTATACCATTCTCCGATATACAAATAAGGATAAGAACTGTTTAATAATTTATCTATAAAATAATAACAAGTAATAGGTGTTATACCATTTCTCTTCAGCTTACCACCAAAAACTGCAGAAAAAAATGGTATATTGCCAAACCAATTCAAAACACAAAATACTTCCGAATTGAAATAATATATTTCATAATCAAATGATAAAACTGTTTGTAAATAAAATTGACAACTATCTGAATAATAGTGTTTGGTATTTTCAAATATCTTTCTATAATCGCCTTTTTTTGATATTTGCATTTTATTCAGTTTATTTTTTTTACGAGTTGATATTGGTAAAATTTTTACACGCGATGATTTGCTTTGATACCATTCATTGTTTATCGTTGGAATCCAACCATGTTCAAACATATAGCTTTCAGTTTCATTTATCGGTTTAGCAAACACTTCACATAAAAATGAAACAGACTTTTCATCATCTATGAACATTCCGTTTTGGTGACTGTATCGGATCTTCATTCAATTTCTCATTGTATATTTTTGAACGTTCTTCATTTGATTCACCGGCATCCAAATCGGTATGGTCATAATTCATGTTTTCTGTATCGGGTGTTACCCACCTAGCATTTCTCTCTGCAGTCCAAAGTGTCCTATTATACATTCTTTCAATTACAATATCTTTCTTTACGGTAAATGAAGGATCATGTAATCTCAATCTGTTGTTTGGTTGTATTCCAAAATTACCATTATCCATCATTATTAAATGACCACATTTATGTTGTGAAGGATATTCAGAAAAAAGATAATCCGTGTCACCTGAGTCTGTACTTGCAGCCCAATCAAGTGTAAATAAATATCTACCACTATATTCTTTTCTACGGCGAGAAACAAATTTCATTACTTTATTTTTTAAATAAGGAAATTGTGTTACAGAAACATGATACGAAAACGAGTCCCACAAAACTAATTCATCTAATTCTTGTTCCGGTGCATCTTCTTTCCAACAGAATGCATGGATAGGCATTCTCCACCAGATACCACCATCTTCCATAACAAAATGAAATAGTGGTGCTTGTCCTGGAATAGTTGCAACACCAAATATAAAACATGGAAATTTTTTATCAAATGAGTCTTTTTGGTCACGAAGAAAATTCCCTCTAACATATGCCTCAATAACTGGTACCGCCGAGTTTAAATATGCCATATTAAAAACCTTCTAATTCTTTGAACTTTTGTGAAAGAGCTTTCTTAACATTAACATCACCTTTCATTGATGTTTGAACACTCTGTCCCATGTCAGAACTTGGTTCGTATATTTCAATGTGGCCAGTCATTGTATTTATTTTACTTGGGAATGTCATACCATCTGGACCAAAACGATTTTTAATAATGTGCCATCTGCCTGTTCCACCGACTTTATCATTTAGTTTTCTCGATAGTGACATAATAAAATCTGCAATCATAATTTTGTTATATGATTCTGAAACCTTACCGCCTTCAATCACATCATCTTCGAGAGCAGAACGATTTGCTTGTGATGCAGTCCAAATAGGTATTCCATAAGTTCCACCAACACCACGCAAGTCTTCATAAATATCATTTAGTTCCAATCTCTTATCACCGGCTTTTGATGGTCTTATCAAGTCTGCATAATCAACGATAACCAAATCTGGTGGTTTGCCTTGACTTATACACTTCTCAATGTGTGATGTAATTGTTGTGATACTTGCAGTTTTGGTTGGATAATACTTTACAATCAAGTCACCTTTGATAGTTTCCATTGTATCACGGATTTTCTCTTGTGCATATTCTTCGTTAAGATTTTGAAATGCAATCTTTGTAAAGTAAGCATCAAATCTTCTTGCAACATAAAACTGATTGAGTTCAAGTGTATAATAAACAACTCTCTTACCGGCCTTAACTGCTTGAGCGGCGATACTTACCAATCCCCAAGACTTACCGCCACCGGCAGGAGCAATGATAACACCCAACTCACCAGCAGCCAATCCACCGTTTGTAATATCATCAACTACATTCCAACCAGTAGATACACAACTTCTTGCACCTTCTTCATAACGAGCAATAATATCTACAAGATATTCATGTCCAATATCTTTGTCAGTTCCGGCTTTGAGTGCATTATCAACTTTCTTTTTGATAAGGTCATACTTACCACTCTTAAGCAAATCAACCGACTCAATAATTGCAACTTTCATCTTTTGATTTTTACAAAATTCAAGAGTAGTTGATTTAACATATTCTGCATCAGAACTATCTTTATACTTTGCACTTTCTTTCAGAGCATCTGCAATAGTGCTCTTCAAAACTTTATCTTCAACGGTAATCAATTCAGACTTGAAAACTTCAGCAGTTGGTGCAGTTTTATACTTCTCATAATAGGACATTATCTTTTCAACAACCCAACTATTTGCTTGAGACTCAAAATAATTTGGTTCGATAATATCTGAAACTTGTTGTAAAAATGCTCTATCGTTTAATAATGAAGTGACTACTTTTGTCTGAAAGGTATGACCATATTGGGATAAATTATCCTGCATATTTGTTCCTAATGGAATTTAATGTTGTAAAATTATTTTGAACCCATACATCCCAATTCAATAAAACATTTTGTAGTTTATCTTCTACAAATAGTTTATTCAGTTCAACTTTATTTATACCGTCAATTTCACCATCAACTAAATGTCTTAATGTTGATTTGGTGCTTTGTGAAATTTCAACATCACTTAATTGCATTATTCTATGATTGGTTTGCAATACATTTAGGTTGTTCTTTAATTCTTGAATTGCTTTGGATTTATTATCATGTAATTTACAAATTTCTACGAACATTTCCAAATTTATTTTTCTTTTTTCTGATAATTCTGGAAATAATTTTAATATCGTTTTGTCACCGAGACCACGAATGCCAACTACATTATCACTCTTATCGCCAAGTAAAGATTTGTATATGATATAATTCTCACACCATATACCAGTTTCTTCCAATAAATTTTGAGGTGTATACATCTTCTTTTTGGTTGGCAGATAAACACTAACTCTGTCCGAAACCAATTGTAAAAAGTCTCGGTCATTGGAAAGTATTACACATTTTTCTTTGAAATAAGAAGAAAGGTAGGCAATCACATCATCTGCTTCTATTTTATCAATGGAGATTATTGTTAGTGGCAAATTTTGTAGGTATGAAAAAACACGAAACAGTTGATACTTAATTGAGGATTGTTCATCTTCAATATCTTCAAACCCAACTACACGGTTTAACCGTGACTTGATTGCCCTACCTTCCTTATAGTTTGAATAAATTTCTTTTCTTCTTTGTGAACCACCCTTACCATCAAAGACTACAACAACCCGCGTGGGATTAACCATACGGATTGTTGCTCCAAGAGACTTCAAGAAACCAGATAATCCACCAACATGAATGCCATCTTCGTTTAGGGTTGGGATGGCAGAAAATGTGCGTATAAAAAGGTTCATCCCATCTACAATCAAAACCTTACTATCACGATGTAGGTTTTCTTGTTCTTGTTTTTCTGTTTCTATTTCTTGTAAAAGTCTTTGATATTTACGGTTCATACTTCATCTTGTAATAATGGTTCATCGGAAAGTGTTACGTCATCTATGCGTGCCTCATCCAGTTTCTTATATTTCATAATTACTTTCTCAGCGATTTCATCATAAACTATATCATACAATTGGGGATTACTCATAATCTTTTCAACAAATTCCTTTGATTGAAACTTAATGACTTCTCCGGTTCTTTTGTCTGTCCATGAATACCATGCACCAGATTGAGAAACAAGATTGTGTTCTTTCATCACAGTTAGCCATGATGAATAATCATCTATACCACTATCAAAATAAACTTCATATTCACATTCACGCAGCGGAGGACCTACTCTGTTCTTTACCAATTTCGCCTTAATTCTTGAACCAACAATTTCATCACGACCTTCTCTCTTTGCTTTTATGGCACCGATTGAAGAAAGACGAAGACGAACAGAAGCATGGAAAGGAATACCTTTACCACCCGGTGTTGTCCAAGGATCAGAAAATGCTGGGGCATTTAATTTCTGACGAAGTTGATTTGTAATAATCAAACAAATACGCTCTCTACCAATAAGATTTGTAATCTTTCTCATTGCCTTTGAAATGATAAGTGCCTTTGCCGTAGCATAACCATCCTTATCAAAGTCTGCAGCCATTTCTGTTTTAGTGGATGCACCGGCTATCGAATCAACTACTATCGTTACCAATCTATCTTTATCGGATGAACGAACCTTATCAATGATAACATCAACTGTTTCAAAAATATCTTCTACTGTTTCCAATGGAATGTATAACATATCTTTTAAGTTCAAACCGATTGCGGTTAGATATTCAGTTGATATTGCATTCTCGGTATCAATATAAACAGCAAGACCACCTTTCTTTTGTGTGTTAAGAAGTGCATGGGCTGCCAATAGAGATTTACCAGATTGTTCGAGACCTGTTATTTCAGATACACGACCAACAGGAAAACCACCATACTTACGATTGGAAATGGCCAAATCCAACATGGTTGAGCCAGTTCCTACCCATTCTTTTACTATCGTAGGTGCATCACTATCACCTTCAAGAAAGTAAGCGGTCTTAATGTTTTGAGTTTTGAATTGTTTGTTTATAGTTTCGGCAATGAGCCCACCGAGTTCATCGGAAAGATCACTCTTTGATTTTGCCATAACTCACCCTTATTAAAATAAATCATCAAATGTAACACCGACATCTTCAGCAGATGTAGATGGCTTCTCACTCTTTTCTTGTTTGTAATTAAGGTCCTTTGATTCTTCTTCTTGTGAAGAAGCACCCATCCAAGTTTGCAATTGAATCTTCAAATCATCATAAGATGGTTCTGGATACAATTCTGTAATTTGTGGTTGTGACTTAATCTTTTCAAGAACGTCTGCACTTTCTGTAATGGGTGTTTCTTTTGGTTTAACACGAATACTTGTTTCTGCATAAGTTTTACCAGCTTCTTCTGGTGACTTAACGGTAACAACAATGTCACGACCAGATTTTGGATCAGACAAATCACCGTAATCAGGATCAACAAAGAAAGCAAGCAGTTCTTCATAGATTTGTTTACCAAATCCCCAAAACTTCACACCTTCATTTTCTTGACCACGAACAATAACAGGAACATAGATACGCATTTTAGGTTCCAATTTTCTACCCATTACCCAATCTTCCTTGTCACCAGTTTGTTTAAGTTTTTCTGCAAACTCAACCACTGGATCAGGACGACCAAATGATGCAGGAGAAAGAATAGACCTCTTACCCAAATTGTAATGGAAATACAATTCGATAAACGGATTTTCTCTGTTGTGAATGTAGGGAACAATTCTGATTTGGGTTTCACCCGGATCGGGTTTCCAAATGTTAGATGTGCGATTGTTTGTGTTTTTTAGAGAGTTCAAACGACTCTTGATTGCATCTAGGTTAATAGCCATGATGTTTCTCCAAATGTGTAATAAATAATGTTTAATCGTTACTAAAAGAATGTTATGTCTAATAGAACAATACTAATATATGAATTTAATGTTTAATAAGCAAGCAATTTTTATTTTATTCTATAAATAAATATGGGAAATCCGAAGATTTCCCATTTTATCATTTATTGTATTTCATAAGTTCCTTTAATCTACGAACAACCGTTTCTGGTATTTTTTCCACATTGAATGTGTTATCAACCCAAGCTGGTGCATCATCTGTTTGAGGCATAACATCACGCTTTGGAGCACCTGCAACTGGTGGACTTTTTGTTTTTAATGTCTGTACATTACCCCAAATATAGTCCGCAATCGCTTCTGGTGTATCGCCTTTACCATATTTCTTAAATACTTCAACTACTGGCTCTTTTATATTATCAATAACATATTTTTTCAATTCACTCTCACCAACTTGAAACAGATTTACACCACCACCGGCTGCAGTTGGAACTGTTCCAGTTTGAGCAGCAATACCAATTTGAGTGGCTTTAAGTGCTTCGAGTGGTTTTTTAATATCCGTTAAATCAACTGCCTTTATCTTTGCATCAGGATTAAGACAGAATACTTGTGACCAACGATGATGTCCGTCAATAACAAATTTACCACCGCCACCTGTTACAATTGATTTCCCAGCAGGTGCAACTACACCACCTTTCAAGTAGGCCTCTGCACTTGCAGGATCCTTCAATGGAAAACTCAATGATTTATCCATAACAACTTCATTTTGTGTTGGCTGTAGATCCGTGCACGCAGGTGATAATCCGGATGTTTTAACTGGAGCATCTGACGATAAAGATTTTATGGCATCAACAAATTTAGGATCCTTTATGTTATCTCCCAATTCTTTTACAAATGATACATAATCCTTTTTTAGAATTTTTTTCAATTCTTCTTGTGCCTCATCTTCATTTAGTTTTGTCTTAACCTCTTTGACTAAACCTTTTAATAAACTTTTCATAATAAATCTCAAATTATTTAAACATTTTTATCTTACATTATTTGATAGCAAATGAGTTCTTACTATTTCTTTTATCTTCTTACGAAGTTTATTTTTTAATCTTTCACTTACTTTTATTTCCGTTTTTTGTTCTTTGCTCATCATTGATTCTATTTGCGTATCTATTTTTTTAGATAAATTTTCAGCAACAGAATTTAATTTGGATAAAACAATCTCTAACACTTCAAAATCTTCATCTGTCAATCTTTTTTTAATAAATAATCCAATTTTTTCTATTATCTTTCGTATATCAGCTTCATGTGCATCCTTTTCACTTTCAGTATACGCAGCAGATTTTAATGTATCAAGAGATTTGTACAACACCTTTAATGTTGGAATTCCTGAAAATCTAGATCCGATTGATTGTAATTTTTCAGAAGTGTCTTTATATTCTTGTGAATCTGCAAACTTATTAAACCAAGAACGAATAGTATTTGTATTCTCATTTGGAAAAATAAATTGTAATAGATTTTTATTTCTTTGTATTATATTAGCAACATCTATTAGAACAATGAAACTCATTGGACTAATTGCTGATACTGTTATTGATTCATTTACTACTTTTTTTGATTTCATTTTATTTACCTATGGCATTAATGTTATATTCAATCTGTTTTGTATAAGATACAAACTAACACTTGTCTTTTTATTAAAAAAATGTAACTTTCCAGAGATTGGTTTTTTATATTCAAAACCAATTTTTTTCAAAGCATCAACTATTTCATGTTCTTTGTACATACTTGCATCAATGGCATTGTCTGGAAGTATGCTTATCTTTTCTAATATTTTTTTTAATTCATCATAGATAGTATCAAACCCACTTCCTTCGGAAATAGATTTTACTTTTAATTCTTCAATAACTCTGTTTGTTATTTCGTCTATTAGTGTTTTTAGTTTCATTGAATTAACTTAAATTATTACACATAAAAATATACATATAAATATCACCAATTATAGACTTTTACCAAAAATATCTTTACTACACGAAATCCATCTTTGTTTTTTAATAGTGCGCAATTACGATACCTTTCCCATTCTATCGGATATGTTTTATCCAATATACCGTTGTTCAGGTTCATAATTAGTTCATTTAATGCATTTATAGTGTATATGGTATTAGTTTCACGTTTTTGGTGAACCATTATTGAATTTGGAAGGAATTTTTTGTAACTGTCCATTATGACATTGTATGACAATAAAGAATCTTCTCTTGTTTCCAAAGACTTAAATAAAAATACTTTATTATTCAATATAGAAAAATTTTCTTTAATTGTATCTATCGTTTCTTCTACGCTATGTTTTCTCGTAAATGTACATACTAATTGTGTCTTCAATATTTCTCTCTCATATTTTCAAATATCTACTCAATATAAATATCATCTTAAATTTGTAGAATACTACCAAAATTGTCTCCCGTGTAAATTTTTACTGACATATTATCTGTCTCAAATGCAGACTGTAAAACATCAATTAAATCCATTTCATCTGGATGAATATCAAAAACAAAAGCATCATACAGATACATCATAAACACCGACTTCTTATTTTGTATATGCGGTAAAATACTTTTTATCTTACGAACATTGTATTCGGTTTCCAATGATTGAAGAACATAATTGAATACTTTATTGGGAGTTGCATCTTGAATATCTCTGAAATTCTTTTCGTAAAACCAAGACTTAACTATACCATCGGTTTCATATACCGAATACAGTTCATCAATCATTGCTTGAACAGTTGTAAAGAAAGGATGTTCTATAAACTCTGGAGTTATAGTTCCATATATGTTCTGAAAAACTTTTCCTTTGAATTGTTCATAGTCCATGTCAATTCCTAATTCATCTTTTATTTGTTCATACGGATGACTTTGGAATTGATAATCCAATATCTTAGCAAGTAGTTTAATATGAAATGCATCATAATCAAACTGAACTATTTTGCCATCGTCAAACCTTGAACGGATTTTATCTCTACTACCGTTTTTCTTATTCATTGCGGAGAAATTAAAACCATCCCAAGCGTTACTTGGTCTACCAGTTGCAGTATACCACATATAGTTTTGTTTCTTCCATTCATCACCAACAAGAATATCATTTCTCTCTATTTCATGCAATACTGTGATAAAGTCATTGCAGTAATCTATACATTTCTGTTCAATTGGATTATCTTCATAAATCTTCATAACATATTTTGCAATCTTTCTTGCCCATTCTAATTGTTTTGAAAGTGGTATTACATGGCCTAAATCTTCTATTTTGTAAAATTTATTGACAAGCGTTTCCATACCCTTCGGATAAAATTCTTTTGGATTGATACTGTCTGATGTATAATAATGTAGATATGAATTTAGATCGATACCATCATTAAAACCGTTATAGACTAATGCCTTCTTATTCAATACAAGTGTTTTTGGATGCAATTTTATTTCATTCAAATGAATGTCTGTATCTACTTCATCTGGATGTGTAAAGTTTATGTAATGTTCTTCACCATCGGTAAATAAAAAATACATACCGATAATGCCAACTGCAGATTGGTGTTTGTTTGCATTGCTTATGATTGGAATGCAAACCGAAGGTTTTTCTTGGAACATAAGTTAGACTAATTTTAGTGTAGTATCATAAATTGTAAATTGTCTTGGATCTTTTATTATACTATCAAATATACTAACTTTTTTTGTAATGCGCAAAATAATTCTATTATTTGTATCAACAACGCCTGGATTTACCAAATAACCGTTGGCATCCAATACATCATATTCCGGACCGTTTATCTTCCAAGGAACATCTATCAATTCATACAAGTATTTATTTATACCAGCATGATCTCTATAATAATCTATTGTTTGATTTGGGGATATTTCAACGAAAAAAATTTGTGGTTCATTTCTTTTGTAAGCAAAATGTCTTATCATTTTACCGTCATTTAATTCACTTTCCGTTGGTATTCTAATAATGGGTATTGGCTTTGTGTATAATTCAAATTTAGCGAAAGGATTTACTTTAATCTTTCTTGTTCCATCTGGATTTTTTGTATATTGTTTTTGTTCAACATATTTGAAGTATGATGGTCCACGATCCTTATATTTAACAAGTCTAAATGATTTTCTTGGATCCCATTCAGACTCCGAATAAGTTTCTCCGGTAACATATTTATGATATGGTCCAATATACTCTTTCCAATTATCAATAGACATCCACTCTTTTCCATTTGTGAAAAGATTATTTTCTACTTGACTTGGGTGATAATATGTTCTTGATCTAAATGCCATTTATCCACCCATACTTACTCTTGCTTTTGTATTTAGTGTTGTTGTCCAAGCACCTGCATCTATTTTGTGACTAACTTTTGTAACGGTGAATGTAACATTCCAAGGAGCTAGATTATATCTCGATGGTATTGCAAAACATCTTATTGTATCACCGAACTTAAATCCCATAACACCATCTATTGTTAATGACAAATCTATTGGATATACGGCTTTATTCATCCAATGACCATTTCCGTTTGCACCACCCATTCCTGTTGATGCCGCTAAAGTTTTTTTCCATGCCGTTATCAACCCACGAACTTGCTCACCCCACGCATTATTAAAACCATCTGTTAATGCCGCTGCATATTTTGCCTGTAAATCTAATAATGCTTTGTTTGCATTCGCAATCATTTGTGGCGCATTTCCTGTTCCACCAGTTGTTGGTGTCATTTTGACATCAGAGTTAGTTGCTTGATTTGCTCCTCTGCTTTGTCCACGAGCAGCAGTGTAAGCTGCCGCTGCAGATGCTGCTGGTGGTTTACATGTTATAGATGCATTTCGTATTATAGCACGGTAAATATCTGGTCTAAAATCAAAAGGCGCAATAGCGTTTATTATTTCTCTTGGCAAATTAGTATCTTCTATACTCAATATAGCACGAACAGGTGCTGCTGTTCCTCCACCAGCTGCGCCGGCATTCGATAAATCTTCATCTTCATATAAAACAGGTGTTATTTGATATACGTCACCAGATGCATAATTTATTCTTTTTGATATTGTTTCAAAAAAACTCGTTAAGTTTTTATGACTTATATTTGCAGCATTTTCTGCAACAAATTCTTTATATGTTTTTTTAATAAAATCTGTTCCAATTAATATTTCCCCAATAGCTATATTATTTCCACCCAATACTCCTGGTGGAGCAATTGTTGCCGGTCCAGTAGACCATCTCAACGGAGCTGTTCCAGCTGTAAAAGGTGAAGATCCACCGTATTGTCCCATAATATCATCTGGAAAAAATATATCCAAGGGAAATGCAGATTTAATTTGATCACTCCATGCAGTAAAATTACCAAAAACTTGTACAGTAAATAATCTACCCATTGTATGAGCTGTACCAGCAGGCGTTCCAGCTGCACCAGTTTCTAATTGATTTATTGCTTTATTGATAAACCCAACAATTGATTGATACTTTACATAATAAAATGGTTTTGGAATTGGTTGTGTAGGTGGAGCAGCCGAAACAATTTGAGCAGATCCTTGTGTTTTAACAACAGGATCAGTATTACCAGTAGCTTCCGGCTCTATCTCTTGAAATGGCAATCCTATCGCCCAATATTCTAACATTTTCATATTTGTGACTGCATAGCCAATATATGCAGCCGTCATTTGTGCCTGTGTAAATGTTGCAGCAAAACCACTAGCAGGATCTGCCATGTCTTTATCTATAACAGTTGCAATATTTGGACCCGGCAAAGGATTAGTTCCAACAGTAACATCTGGTGCAGCAGGATCTATTCCTGTGTTTACATCACCAGACATACCAGATGCAATAGTAGCGGCAGATACAACAGAACATTCTGCGGTTATTGACAAATCTGGATTTACACTCCAATTAAAGTTGTATATTATTCCGGTAAACTTTCCCCTACATGCTCTAGAATTACTTGCATGTACACTCCATCCCCAAGCAATATTTACTTCAGCACCGGGTGTAAAAAATGCGTTTTCAATTGCATCTATTTGAAAACCGTTTGTGGTTATTCTTGGATATATTGTAAACGTAAACTTGCCCTTCAATAACGATCCCATAGTACCTTCATTGCTTATATCCAAACTTTGTAACAATGGCATATTTGGAACATTTCTAGCAGCACTGTACATAGTAAGATTACCACCCCTATCGCTCATGACAGTAGATCCAGCTGTTCCTAAAACTATGGTAGTTCTAGTTGATGCTATTCTACACCAAGGTTTTTTTCCATATGACCAATTTAAGTTTCTAGCGGCATCACCACCTCCAGTACCACGAGCAGGTGCCCTGGCTCCTCTAACTCTTTGACCATGAAATAAACCTCTTGTGTTTAATTCTGCACTAACATATCCATCAACTTGTCTATAAAACGGGCTTTCATATCCACCTCTTGCACCTGATACTGGCATTTTTTATCTCTCCTCGTTAAATACTCTAATCAATGCACTGATACCAGAATATTCTGCATATCTAGGTATTCGTATTATCATACCAGCAGGTATATTCAATGTACCTCTACCTAAATTATTTGAAATTGCTATAACATGCCAAAAAGTTTCATCACCGTAGTATTCTTTTGCTAACAAATCAAGTCTGTCTCCCGGTTGTGATAATATGATACTATCACCTGCGGTGTCCAATAGTGGATAAAATGTTGAAGATAATCTGCTAACTTTATGAGTGTCACCCTTTGAATCTATTTTTTTAGATCCAGTAACAATAGTGCAAATACTATATCTATTTTCCATTTAAAATCCATCTATTGATACAACAATAATTAACTATCTATAAATATAAAAAAGGTAAAATTTATGGTGCACCCGTTGCTGTCAAAGCAGCAGCTGGAATAGCTCCTTCTTCGCCCGGAGCAACTGCCATATATTCTATAGCATCTTGATCACCACCAGCAATTGTAGTACTTGTGGCTGTTGCAGTTGGATTTGCTGCAGGACCTGGCATCGCTATATTATCAAATGGATTAAACCAATTGACTCTAGGAGTGCCCATAGATGCATCTGGAATAAGACCGGTTTCGATAGATCCACCACCCATTCTATCATCATATAATGGATAGAATACACCATATCTTTCAGGACGATATACACCAATTGGTACAAATCCAACAGAAACTTGTATAGTTTTTGGTAACTGAAGCGCACCTGGAGCCGATTCAGCTACAATACTTGCATCAGTTGCAACATTATATCTATCTCCTTCCAAATGAGCGGTTTCCCATGTACCATTCGCATTGTCAAATGTATAACTCAAATTACTGATGTATCCTGGCATTTTTCTAAATAGATTACCGATGTTTAATCTGCAAAGTGGTGCACGAATGAAACCTGCACTTGTATATTCAGGTGCTGTCCATCCTGCTAAATAATTCAATTTACGCCAAGATGCCTTCGCTTCATCGCGCGATCCAATATGTACGGTGAAATTAAAACTAACATCTCTCTCATATCCATCGTAAGTATAGAGTGGATCTCCTCTACCCATATATTTTACAGCAGACCATGATGGTTTGTGATTGTCAGTTATACTATCGAATATAGCTCGAAATACAATTACTTCTGCAGGACAGTAATTATGACCATCTAAAACAATACTTGAAAAATAAAATTCTATCAAATCATCCTTACCCGGATTGTTTATATTATCAAACGCCCCTTTTTCATAAACAAGTTCGTGATTTAAAGCAACATTAGCTCTCTTGTAATCAATTATATTTATTCTATCGCCTCTAAATTGATATGGTGGAGCACCTGCAGCTGCGGCTTTCACTATCGGAACAGGAAATGTTCTAAAAGCGACTCCTCTACCAGTTGCGCCCGCAACAAGTGCAGGAGTAAACAATGGGCCCATTATAGCCGTTTGTACTTTTTCATATATTATATTTGTTACTCTTGGATTTCCTCTGTCTGAACCAGGATCTCCGTGTTTTCCTAAACCAAATTTTGTCTCCAAGTTATTTTGATCATAATCCACTACCGCAGGATGAGTTGAAAACTTAAAAGCCATAACAGTTGGCCATACAGTAGTATTTCTTGGTGATGCAGCACCAACATTTGTTGCATCAAAGTCATCAATATCCCATCTAAAATCGTTCCATTTCTCACTTCTATTTGGAGTCCAACTTGGATTGAAATAATTTACACCAGGATTAATTCTAGTAGCGGGAATGGGTGGTCTTGAAGATGCAGGACTTGTTGATCCAAATCTATTTTTACTATACCAAGGAGATGTTTTAAAATGTTTAACATTATCAATTGCTATATTATTTATATTCGCATTTATTGTGTCCATGGTGGTATTAGCACTGCCTCTACCTGATGTTATTTCTTGAACCGTTGTATTCCTTAATCTATTTTGAGAAGATTCATAAGGAAAATTAAATGTATCCATTGCATTTATTTTTCTAGTTGTTATCGGTTGTATTGTTACATTTTCACCCCGAAATGGATGTTGGGGATCATTTGGCTCATAAATGCCATGCACATCAAATATACCGTTTAATCTATCTTTATTCTTTGTTGCTAAACCAGTTGTAATTGCATACAAATCGCCACCCAATTCATTTTGTGGAACTGTACTCGTTGATCTCAATGCATTTTGAACTTTTAATAATCTATCTTTGTATGTTGAATAAAAATCTATTGCAAAAAATGTTTCTCTTTGTTTTCCTTCAAGTATACCATCTTGTGTTAATTCTGGACCATGCGTTGAATAAGTACCAATTAATTTATGACGAGATTTACTTATTACAGTTCCACCAATCCCAAGAAACGATGAAGCTCCTCCAAAAGTAGATGAAATTCGTATAATTTCTCCGTCAGTCAATCTCTGTCTATGTGTGGACTTCAGTGAATTACTACTTTTTACTCGCAATTCTGATATTGGATCAACTGACTGTGGTACTGTTACTGGATTGCCAGGATTAGTATATGTTGCCGTTGTATTTGCAGATTGAGCTGGACCAGAATACTGTGTGCTGATGTCACTAAAATCAAATCCACCACCTGCAACATCGTATTCCATTGAATTATCAAATCCTTGTGTCTCAACATTTGGTGCTCTTAATAAAATAGGTGCAAATGATTGTGGCAATAATTCTTTCATCAAACCAATTAAACGATTGTATCTTCTTTGACGCGTTATTGCATTTCGTCTAGTTGGTTCTTCAAAATAATCAAGCGCCTCAGCAGTTCCTTGTGAGAGTTGATTACCCGCGCTTTGTCTTCCAGATATGGAGGAATCCATATCTAAATCGTGATCAGCACGCACAGCATTCCAATTTGGATTTTCTTCTGCAGGAATCATCCAATCGCCATTTAATCTTCTATGAAAAGACCTTTTTAGATAATTTATACCAGCAATATTTTGATCTATAAATCCAGTTTTATTCCTATATGTTGTTTGTGCCTCATATCCCCTATTTAAATCTTGTGGAACATTTTGTCTTTGATTTGGATTACCGGTTATATTTCCCAAAGTTGGTCTATATGCAAGATTATTGTTTGCATCAGTTGTACTTACCGGATCACCTTGGCCTGCAGCAACAGAATATTGTGTTGTAAATAATAATTCTCTATAATTCGGAGGTTGTTGCATTACACCATTGAAACCAAATCCAGTTGATCCCCAATGTCTTTGCCAATGAAGACCTATTCCTTTACCAACTGCACTTATTATAGTAGAAAATGGATTATACAACATAGTTGGTGAAGGCATGAATATATTTGGATCGGTACTTCTTACTTGATCCGGATTGGAAGATCCATCACCAAATCCAGGCAATACTGAATTTCCTAAAGTATATGTTTGTCTATTTGGACCACTATCGGTTGATGAACGGGTTTGAAAAACATCAAACGGTTCATTCCATGAATCCATATATGGATTCATAAATTGTAGACCAAATTGTTTTACAATCCACAACAAACCTTTACCGGATGTCATCCATTTACCAATTCTCTGTAAATCGGCAAGACTTCTATCTAATAGTGTAGATGGACTATTTCTACCACATGATAATACACCCCATCCCCAATTGGCACCTATATTCGATGTGTAATAAGGTTGATCCCATATTAAATCTGGATTGTAAGAATCTTTACGCAAATCAAATTTATTGTATTCTTTTTCAAGAGCACCAGATTTTATTGCCCATCTTCCAAGAAATCCATATCTTCTTACAAGATTTGCACTTGAATCATCTTGAACTGAAAAACCTATTTGATTTGTAATATTTTCATATCGGCCACCGCTACCATCATTGGTTATATTTTTTAACGCAGCTTCATCATTATCAATCGGTTGTGCCCACCAACCATTTTTTAATTGTTGTTCATATGGACCACCTATAAACTTTTGTGAATTTGCATTATCACCCTGCAAATCAGTAAAATAAGTAGTTGGTCTTCTATATCCATAAAATCTATTGGTTTTATCAGAAGTATATTGAGGGTATTGATTTGCCATTGTAGCAAAAAGTAAATTACCCATTTTACTAGACCAAGGACGTTTTCCCAAAGAATCTGGTAAATACGTATTTAAAAATTCTTGTTCAGATCCATTATCTAATGTACTCAATGTTCCTTGCTTATGTCCGTGGGCAACGGAATAAACCACTTGTGATACCAATGCCTCTCTTACAAATCTTTGGTCAGAATTAACATTATTAGCTCTTAAAATTTCACTATAATTTTCTATGGTTGGCATTATTATTGGATATTTTGTTCCATAAAATAATGTCATAAACGGTAAAAATCCATCACTTTGTTTGAATGGGTATGTGTTTCCTGGTCTTATTGATTTTGTAGTATTAGAGAAGAAACTAAAAAATCTTGTATATTTTTGTTTAGCATCTGTAAACGAGTATTTTGATCCAAGTGTACTATCATAGTATTGATTACCAACGCCCAATCTATTCATTAACCGAAGTAAAAATCTTGTAGTTTGTAAATTTTGCTCGTTTTGATCAAATGTAGGTCTATTTAATGTTCCCAAAAATGGCACAAACCCTCTTATACCTTGAACTAAACCGGATGCATTTCCTAATCGTCCAGGATCTCTTCCAGATTTATCAAAGTCCGTTGGATATGAGAAACCATTTGGTGCAGGAAAGAAATCAGTATATGGATCAGCAGTTGCAAGGACAGACAGTTCTGAAAGATACGGTGAATATGCAGTTTGAGTCTTGTTTATGAAAAATGTTCTAAATCCTGGATCAAGACCTTCTTTTCTAAATAATTCAGGAGGATTAACTCCAGCACGACCTATCTGAACATTTGGTGAGTTTTGTATACTAAATAAAACAATCTTTCTAGCATGATCAGTTTTTGGTTCTATCTGTGGAAAAAATGTAACTGCTGGTGCATTTGTACGTATTCCATTCCAATCAAAATAGGAAGAATCTTCAATGTATTTTGAATCCAATCCTAATGCAAAAGTATGAAATCCACTTCTTGTAAACAAATTATTTTTATCAAAATAATTAACAGCAGGTGCATTTAATTTAGTACCATCATAATCAAATATAGATGAATCTGGAACATATTTTGAGTCATATATTTTTGCTAGTATATGAAAACCTGCAGTTGTTTTGTGAATGTATGGATCTTTATTTCCAACCATTCCCAATTGATGTAATATACTACCAGGATTAATTTGAGAAGAATTATTGTTTAATTGTCCATTGATAACAACAGGAGTTGCATTTGTTGTTCCTGGTTTTGAATTACCATCTATATTATCCGATGATGAACCTAATCCTTCAACCATTCTCATAGAAGGATTATCAAAGAAATTAACTGGTAATGGATTTTTAAATGTCAATCTATCAACGTTTCCAACCCAACCATATTGATCAGTATTCATAATATATTGAGTATCATACTTTTGAGCGAAAGTATGAAATCCTGCATATGTTACGCCCTCAATTTTAAAATCAAATCTTCTTTGTACTCCCCCAACAGTTGTAAATGCGGGATATTTTGAAGCCATAACTTGTATCCCACGTAAATAATCCCCACCACCAAGATTAAATCTAATAAATGCGTCACGTCCTCTAGCACTATCAAAATAATCAACAGCAGGTGCTTTATCTCTTGTACCATCCCAATCAAATCTTGATGCTCCTGGAATATATTTTGAAATATAATGCTCTGCAAATATATCAAAACCAGACAAAGTTTTTTTAATGTATGCGTCTTTTGTACCAATAGTTTTTAAGAAAGAAAATCCTCCTATTGGCGATCTTAAATTGTATGCCTCATAATTTTGTGTTGTTCCAGGATTATCCAAAAAGTTATTATCACCAACATTAAATCTTGCACGATAACGATTTATTGATCTAAATGCATCAAAAAAATCTACGCCTATCGGATTTGTAAAGTTTGTCCTATCTGCTCTACCATCCCAATCATATAATGATGAATCTTTAATATACTTGGTATCATACTTTTGTGCAAATATATGAAAACCTGCAGTAGTTTTTGCAATAAAATCTTTTGGTCTATTGAACGCAGCCAATAATGAGTTTGCCTCTGATGTTGTTCTATTTGATTCAAGAGTATCAAAGTAATCAACTGGAATAGGATTCCTAAAATTAGTTTTATCAGGAACACCATCCCAATCATACAATGATGCATATTTAATATATTTTGTATCGTACTTTTGTGCAAAAATATGGAAACCAGCAGTTGTAGTTGCATAAAACTGTCTTGGTATATTTGGATTTATTAATATAGAATTTAACTCTGATGTTGTTCTATTTGTTTTTGCCGTATCAAAATAATCAACAGCAGGTGCTTTATATTTTGTACCATCCCAATCAAAACGAGAACTTTCAGGAATATATTTTGAATCATATAATTGAGCAAATATATGGAAACCACCAAATGTTTTTGCAATAAATTTATCTTTTATACCAACCGTCATTATACCATCACGATAATCATTTGGGGTATTTATGATAAATTGAGTCCCAAATCTTCTAGCATTAGCATTTGGGTTATCAAAATAATCTACTGGAATTGGATTTGTAAAATTCTTTCTATCAGGTTTTCCATCCCAATCATATCGAGAAGAATTGCGAATATATTTTGTATCATATAATTGAGCAAACTTATGGAAACCGGCGGTGGTAAATGAAATAAACCCATTTGTAAATTCTGATGTAGTTCTATTTGTTTGAGCAATATCAAAATAATTAACAACTGGCGCTTTATCTCTCGAACCATCCCAATTGTATTCTGATGATTCTGTAATGTATTTTGTATCATACTTTTGTGGGAATGTGTGAAAACCGCCTATTGTGTTTGCAATAAATGATCTTGGGACATTAAATTGAGCAAGCAAAGAATTTTGTTCAGTAGCAGTTCTACTAGTTCCAGCAACATCAAAATAATTTACAGCAGGAGCAACTTGTTTGTCACCGTCCCAATCATATATCGAAGAACCACGAACATATTTTGTATCATATATTTGTGCAAACTTATGAAAACCAGCAGTTGTTTTTGGAACAAACCCGCTAGGAAATTCTGATGTAGTTCTATTTGTTCCGGCAACATCAAAATAATTTACAGTTGGTGCGTCTATTCTATTTCCATCCCAATCAAATCTAGATGTTTCTTCTATAAATTTAGTATCATATAACTGTGCAAATGTATGGAAACCTGTTGTTGTATTTTCAGCATACAAGTCAAAATAATTTACAGCAGGTGCCTTATCACGTGTTCCATCCCAATCAAAGAATGATCTTTCTGGAATATATTTTGAGTCATATTTTCTAGCAAATGTATGAAAACCTGTTGTTGTAAAATCTTTACTTAAATCAAAATAATTTACAGCAGGTGCTTTTCTGCGTTCACCATTCCAATCAAATCTAGATCTTTCTGGAATATATTTTGTATCATATATTTGTGCAAAGGTATGAAAACCTGTTGAAGTAAATCGACCATTTATGTCAAAGTAATTTATAGCAGGTGCATTTACCCCAATACCATCCCAATCAAATTCTGACGAATCTTTAACAAATTTACTATCGTATTTTTGTGCAAATACATGAAAACCTGTTGTTGCATTTTTTAAATCAACATCAAAATAATTTACAGCAGGTGCATTTTTTCTTTTACCATCCCAATCGAATATGGATGCACCCCTCACATATTTGCTATCATATATGTCAGCTAATTTATGAAATCCTTTTTTTGTATATGTGGAATTTATATCAAAGAAATTTACTTCTGGAGATTTTGTTCTCTTTCCATCCCAATCATATATTGAAGATTGATTGATATATTTTGTATCATATATTTGAGCAAAAGTATGAAATCCTGCATTACTTTTTTCTTTATTAAAATCAAAATAATTTACATTAGGTGCTAAAGGTTTTTTGCCTTTCCATGTAAATCGTGATATATTATCAATGTAATTTGATGTCAATGCGCTTGCAAATAAAGTAAAACCAGCATTCGTATGTTGATTTGTTACATCAAAAAAGTTTACATTTCGGACAGTTACAAATGAATAATCAGATGTATCAGTATTGTACAAAGTTTCTCTTGGTTGTGCAAATGTTTTGAAACCCTTTGCATGTTCATCTATAATAAAATCAACAGACGGTGCAGTTTTTTTAATACCCGGCCAACCAAAAATTGAACTAAATTTATTAACTAAATCCGTAGACTTTTGATTTATACTAAATCCTCTAAAAAATCTATCATCAAAATTGTTTACACCGGTTGGGTTATTGAATGAATATAAAGATTTTGTTGGGTTTTCATTTCTACCAGATGGATTGGTCTTGATTACATCATCTACATTATAGATACTGTTATCTTTATCTTGTATAGTTTCACGACTATATCTCAACAAATCCGGTTCTTGTATTGGTCTTCTACTTTCAAGCATAGAATTTGAAACAAACTCTATTGTTTTTCCTTTTGGATTTAATTCACTTTCATCGGTAAAATGATTTGTTCCGGATTGTATTCTGAATACTTTTGTTTTTGGATCAGTAACAAGACCTTCCTTTATTGTATCTTTTATTATATTCGGTGTTGTATTTTCTTTATTTGATGGTTTAAATACCGTATTTAAAGCAATGTTTGGATTAACAACATTATTTATCGGTGAAAATAAATTTTTATTTATTACTACCGATTGTTTTTCTCTGTTTATTGTAAGTGGTTTACCATCTATTTTTATTTCTGGAATAATAATGTTATTTGTTTCTTCATTATTATCGGTTAATATATTTGGTGTTTGTTGTATTCTATCAACTGTTTGCTTAAATATTTCAGGATTTATACCAGATTGATTGTTATTCGTTCCTCTTTCTGTTTTTATTATCAATGTATTTGAAGAATTTAAGTTGTTTACAATTTCTTCTTGTTTTATTTCTCCAAATTTTGAAGTAACATTTTCTATTGTAGATCTACCAAGTGAATATGTATCTACATCTATATTTTTTGGAGATAATCCTGATACGGAATTAAGCATCATGTCATCAAAATCTTTGCGTACAATATCATCCAATTTTGATTTTTTTAGCCTTTCATCTATCGGTGTTTGCTTTGGTTTTTTTATTTCTGGTATAGACGTTAGTAATCTATCGGTAATAGGTTGATTTGTTGCAAAACCTTTACTACTTTTTGCAACGGATGTTTGTGGACCTTCTTTTTCTTCTATGGAAGTTTCAGCTCTATATTTTGATAAGTCTGACTTTAAATCTAACAAAGACATTAGTTTTCCTATTATTTCATATAAATATGATATAGTTGAAAATGTTATTACATAGAACGACCATATGTATTATCTGTACCAATTTGATATGTTTTCTTAAAATCACCCTTTCCATTTATTTCCTCTACCGTTTTGTCACCAATCTGAATTATAGTTGGTGTACTTGCCATTGAAGATATAATTGATATAAGTTGATCCATTTTTTGTTCCAACCCACCACCGCCACCAGCAGTTGCACCACCTGCACCGGGTGCACCGGCTGCTCCACCTGCACCAGCTGTTCCAACTGCTTCGGTTGTTTGTCCAACTGTTGATATTCCACCGGCTTTTGCAGGAGAGGCGGAAGCGCCACCCTTTTCTTCCCCACCGCCACCAAACAAAGAACCTATACTACTTACAATCGAACCTATTTTACTTCCACCACTGGCTTTATCAACAGCAGACATTACTTCTTCTAATTTATCAAAGTTTACATTTTGGAGTGTGTTTGAAAGCATTGTCATGGCAGCAGAAAGTTCTACAATTGCCTTAGCTATACCAGATAATTTTTCTGGCTGAATGTCTTTCATTATAGTTTGTAATTGACTTAATGGACTTTCACCACCTAATAGTCCACCGATTGCATTTCCTATACCGTCTGCAATAGCACCTGCACCGGAACCACCACCAAAACCAGCGAGAGCGAGACCTAAAGCAGTTATACCACCGGCAATTTTTAATAAGTTATCCCCATCAAGTGTTGTTAGTCCCATCAACTTATCAATAACTTGTGATATACCACCTGCAACTGCTTCTATTATTTTAACAATTGCATCACCAATTGTTGTTATTATAGAGTTTATACCTTCAAATGCAACTTGCATTAAAGGAACAACCTCTTTCATTGCCTTCCCTAATACCCACATAGCACCTGCAAAGACTATCAATGCCAATCCTAAAACAGCCAATACACCCGCACCAACTAAAAATACAGGAGCAAATGAACCCAATAAAGCAGCAACACCAACTAATGCTAAAAGTGCAACACCGGCTTTTGCCATATCTTCCCACGATATTGACATAAATAATTGTAATGCCGCACCGATTACATAAAGAGCGGCACCAAGAATTAACATAGCAGCTGCACCTTTTATCATATCTTCTTTTACTTTACCTATCAGGTAAGCAACACCAGCCAAACCTAATAATGCAACACCGGCTTTTGCCATGGCAGCCCAATCTACTTTCATAAATTCTTGAACAGCTTTAGCAGTTACCCAAAGAGCTGCAGCGACTACCAACAATGCAGCTGCACCCATTAACATTTTTTTAGCATCCATTTTATTAAATGCCTCTACCAATGAGTCTAAAAATCCACCACCACCTTTAGCAGCTTTTCCACCTGGCATTTTTGGTGTCTTTGGTGCCTTACCTTTTTTGCCACCAAGTCCTAATAGTTTTTTACCCATGTCACCTGCTGCATCTTTTATTTTATCTTCTATTTTTTCTTTAACTATATTTCCAAAGTCTGATGCCTTTTCCTTTAGCATATCAAGACCTTTACCGATAGCAGCTTTACCAGCAAATAATCCGCCAAGCAAGGTAACTGATTTTAATATACCACCGAAACCGGCTTCACTTGATTCTGCAGCTTTACCGGCTTCCGTTATACCACCGGTTATATTTTGTGTTTTATCCTCTACACCACCAAAAAAACCTAAAACTGATGATACAGGTCCTATTAATGTTGATAATGCACCAAAAAGAGTTTTAACGATTGGAATAATACCCTTTATTACACCAGAAACAGATTCAACTATATTATCAAAATCGCCACCTGCATCAGCGGCATCCAACATACCGTGTACCATTTCGAGTATTGGTGTTAATAATTTTGATAGTTTCTCTTGTAGTTTTTGAACAATATTTGCCATTTTTTCTTTAATAGCAGCAGATTCTTTTTCTTTTGCCATTTTTTCTATTTCGGCCTTTAATGCACCGTCTGCCGTTTCACCTGCAATTTTTTTCAGTTCTTCAGCGTTTTTGGCTTGTAATTCATCCATTCTTTGTTGAGACACACCCAATTTTTGTAGTTTATCTGCATTTGTAAGCATAGTAGTCATTTCTTCAACAGACATACCCATAGCATCTGCCATTGCCTTTTGTTGAATACGATTCATCTTTGTGAAATCTTCAAGACCACCTGCTTGTTTTAACAATTCATCTTGTAATCCAGCAATATCACCATTCAATGCAAGTTCACGTGCTTTGTCCAATTGAAGATTTTTACCAGTCAATACACGGGCTTCCATTTCTTTTTCAAGTGATTGTTCAATATCGAGCATACCATCACCAATATCTTGAACTTTTTTCAAATCGTGACCAAGTAATTTTGCCTTTTGAGCAGCAGCTGCAAGTGCAGACGGTATACCTTTGAATGCAACTGCAACTTCTTTTGGAACACTAGCAAGTGCTTTCATGGCCTGTTTGCTTGTCATCAATCCACCACCCATTTTAGCAGCAGTTCCTGCAAGTTCACCCATACTTTTACCAGTTATAGATGAAAGACTGTGCATAGATTCTACTTCTTCTTTGGACATTTGGAATTTTTCTGTAAGTAATGTTGCATCTTTTACAAGTTGTTTTGCTGCAGGATTTCCACTGGCAAGTTGAGCACCAATATCTAATCCACCCATCATATCGGAAACCATACCAATATTTTTAACAACTTCTTTTGAATTTACTCCAACAACTTTCATTTCACCGGCTATATCTACTGATGTATCTCGTAAGGCCGCTGCTTCTTTTCTGGTGTACCCAAAATCTTTACCTATATCAGCTACTTCTTCATCCACTGCACTAAATGCACCTATTAAGAAATTAACTGCACCGGTTAATAATCCTATACCCAACCCAGCCATCAATTTTGGTGCCATTGAAATCATACTACCCAATGCGGAACCTGCATCCTTAAATGCCTCGGCAGGACTATTTTTACCTTTTATAGCACCTAATGCTGAAGTAAATGCGGTAGACATTTTTTTGTTTACATTATTTGCCGCTTTATCTATACCCAACGCATTTGTTATAGCATCTCCACCTGGAAGTTTTTTTACCCATCCCCCCATTGTATCACCAACTTTACTACTTGCCGTATTCAAAGTTGCCATACTATCATTTTGTTCTTTTATCTTTGCATTAGCAACATCAAGTTGAGTAACTTTATCTAACATTATAGCAAGTGAATCAAGTTGTAATTTTTTTCCTTCACTTGTTAGGTTATTGTTTCCATGTTCTATCTCATACATTCTTACAAGAATTGCCTCTCTTGTTTTATCTGTATCAACAATAGTTGCCTTACCTTTTAATGCATCAGCCGATGATTTTAGCATTGCAGTTTCGAGTCTTTCTACATCTGAAGCAATATCTACTGTTTCTGCAAGTTCATCTTTAAAGTCTGCACCATATGTTGAAAGATCACGAGTACCAATTCCACCTCGTTCAAGAGTTTTAACCATTTTCTCTGCAACATTTACAGTCAAACCTATGTTTTCGGCATTTTTTCTTGCTTCTTCCGGAAGTGTTGATAATATGGCTTGTGTTTTGAAAGATGTTTTACCAAAATCATCCATAATAGTTTGACCGGTAGACAATTTTTGGAGGTAATCATCTGCTAAATTTACTTGTCCCTCTAATCCCTTTGTAGCATAATCTTGTGCTTTTTTTGCAGATTCAGTTCTTTTTTCAGTATCTTTGTCTATCTTTTCAATTTTTTTGCGTATTTCTTCTTCTTTCTCTACGCTATCAAGGCGCAAAGTTTCCAGTTTTATTATTTTTTCTAGATTAGCAACAGACTTTTGTTCTGTTGATTCAATCTTATTTTTTAAATCAAGAATAGCCGCTTCAATTTTTTTTCGTTCTTCGGATATGACGCGTATCTGTTCTTCTAATTTTTTTTCATTTTCCGATGCCATGACCTTCCGGATAAATTAAAAACAAAATGGTCTACATACTATAAATATGTAGACCACAAATTTATCTTCTTGCCGGCGGTTTACTAAATTTTGGAACTTTTGATTGAGACTTTGAAATTTCTGCTTGTTCCGCTTTATTTTTTTCATCAACCGCTTTTTGAATTTGTTTAAGATAATATCTTCTTAAATGTATTGGTAAATCGTAAACTTCACCCCAAGTAAAACCACCTTTACCATAATAACAAACAGAAAATATTTCTTCATGTAAACCTATTTTATACTCAGGTGTTAGGCCAAAAAAATGACACCTCAAGCGGTATATCCATCTCCTTTACCTCACCTGTTATGTCAGAGACAAATGTGAAAGTCATATCTAAATCTGGTGAAAACTCTTTAATAAATTGTCTCAATGCTCGTGAATCAGATGCAAATAATTCGTTATCAACAAAATTATCAACGGTTGCTCTTCCACGTTCTCCATCAACTGCAACTATAACATATTTGAGTCTTGTTGTTAGTTCCTTATCAATTCCAGTTTTAACAAGAGCTTTATTCATTGTTTTCAATTCATTCTTGATTTGTTTTTCAATATCATGTGTTAAAAGTCTGAATGTAACAGTTCTATTTGAAATTGGAAGTGTGTAATCAAATTCGGTTGCTCTGCTCTCAAATGGCGAATAATCGACCTCCTTGTGCTCAATTTGAGTTAAATCTATTGTTAGTTTTTGTTTGTTGCCGGGTGAGAATGGATCATCAATTTCTACCGTATACTCTTTACCATAACCCAAAACTCTGGCTGCAACCATAATTGCATTTTTATCACCTACATATAAGTCACCGTAATTTATTGGAGTAACAATCAAAGACTCAAATAATTTATCTAAAACTACGCCTTGTTTTATTAAATTCTGCGAAGTTAAAATATCTTCTTCCCTTGCCGTCATATATTTCATTTCAATAAAACCATCTGCAAGTGGATGTCCTTCTGAATAAACCAATCCTTTTGATGGCAATGGCACGATTTCTGTTGGAAAGTTTGATTTTTTAATATTAGTCTGTTTGTGTTCGGCTACTAATCGTGCCTTTAAATCTGCATCAGACGTACCGTTATCGATCGGTACATCATAACCTGTTGGAATTTTTGTCATAACTAATCCTATAACATTGTTTGTAATAAAACTTTTTAATTTACTAATATAAATATGGGTATACCGAAAAAATCAGTATACCCGTATTTTTAATTTCATCCTTAATATAACAATACAAAATGTATTAGTATTGTAGTATAGCATAATCGTAGGCGAGTGTGAGAGAAATCTCAACAAACGCATCGTTTGCCCAATCCATTTCACCGAATGTAGTTGCAGTAATGAAAGCACCTTTGAGTGTCCATTCTTCAACCTTATCACCAACAGGACCGAGAATATGAAGGGTAATATCTTTCTTGTAGAAGTCAGAATAACCATCACGACCTGTTACAGATTCGTGTGATAGACGTACCCATTCCATTGTTGCCTGTGCAGCGGATGGCACAATCGGATCATACAATTTGATTGTAATATCTTGCCACTCACCTTTACCTTTTACTTTACGTTTGATGTTAATGTGATCCAAAGTAATCGGATTAAAAGTTATATTTGGGCGGCCTGAACCTTTTACCAGGTAAGCGGGCACACCTTCAATGTACATAATAAAACGATTTTGTAACTTTGGCTCAAACGGGGTAAAAAACACTTCCGTGGGATCAAGTAATTCAGCCATTTATTTCTCCAAATTTAAAATACCTTTAACTATAAATATACGAATTTCAAAAAAATATGGGGAGAGTATTTCATCTCCCCTTTTTATATCAATTAAGCACCTGGAAATGCCGCACCTGTTGATTGAATGTTGAAATCAAGAATGATAAATTCAGCAGTCTTTGCAGGTTGTAGATAAAGTTGTCCGTAAAGAATGTTACGGTCAATAATATCTGGCGTATTATTACTTTCATCCATGATAACACGGAAGGCGTACAAACCTTGACGTTGTTGTATAGATTCAAGATATGGGTTCACAATGTTCAAGAAGCGAGTTCTTGTTTGTGATGTGTTTTGTTCAAACACAAGGTATCTTGTGGAGGAAGCAATAAACTTCTTAGCAGCAATCAAGAGACGGCGAACATTGATACGGTCAAGAGCAGATGGGCGACCTTGCAATGTTTTTTGTCCCCATACGCAGACACCAGATGCAGGAAATACTGCAATTGGATTTATTCTACCTTCGTATAATTGGTCTCTTTCGGCTTGTGTCAAACGTGTTTTTACTTCAATTACTTCTGTCAAACCACCACGATTCAAACCAGCAGGCGCAAACCATTCAGCTGCAACACGGTCATTGAACGCAATAACACCAGGAAGAACAACTGATGGGGGAACCCATACTGGTTTGTTTCTATCCAAATCAACAATCTTAACCCAAGGATAATATGTTGCGGCATAGTTTGTGTCTAAACCTTCCATTGCAGAAACCGCAGTTGTTATATTATCATCATATCCAACTGAATCCATTACATAGAAAGCATCGCCACGAGCTTCACACATTTCAAAGGCATAAGATGTAATACCAGAGTGTAGAGAATGTATAACACCAGGAGTTACAACCATGTTTACATCAAATTCATCAGCATTTGAAATTGTGTCTAGCGCCTTTTTGTAAGCAGCATATCCACTTGCTCCCTGATTTGAAAGGTCAAATCCTTGTGTATTAGAAGCCAACATATGTGTTCCTGTTTTCTTTTGAAGATTTGGCTTGTGACCATCGAATCCTCCCTGAAACGGAATCATAAACTTACGAGTATCAATAGAAGTATTACTTGTTAAAGTAATTGATCCACTATACGGATTAGTTGGAGTTGGAAAATTAGCAGCAGCATGTTGTGTGTAATCACCCAAATAGAAGTCTACATTAGATCCAGTTGAACGATTAGAAGCAACAGGAAGTGGTCTTAAATAATTAAAATTATCCGTGTTGGAGAAATCATAACTAAATCCATAATAAACTCTCTTATTGTATGCAGATCCTATTGTTTGTGAACTTACATAAGTTGCAGCAGCAGGTTGAGTAAATCCACTTGGAATTGGAGTTGTCAAAGAACGGAAACCAAATGGTACTAAATTAGGAGATACTGCACCATTCTTAACAGCTTCTGTTACTTCAACTCTAATAAATTTTGATTTATTTGAATAATCACCATTTACTACAACTTTACCTTCATCGGTAATTGTTACATATCTATCACCAATTACACGAGCAATATATCTTGGAGAATTTGGATCAAGAGTACATTTGAACGATTCAATTGTTGCAGGTCTTATATCTTCGTCTTGCCATCCATATGGTGTTTGAGGAAGTTTAGATTGATCAACATATCGTACAACAATATCAAAGTCACCATATTCTGAACCTGCAATTGTTCCAGCAGGACGAATGTTAGAAACACCAACTTTAAGTTCATAATTGGAATGACAACCATGAGAAATAGTTTCAAACCTAAATAAGTCTATTGTATTTGCACCAACTTTTTGTGAAGTAACAAAAGGTGTTTGTGCAGCCAAATAATCGTCTGTAAAATCCCATTGTGGTGAATTTAAAGAACCACTTTCAATTATTAACGTTGTTGCAGCATCGGCAGCAAGTGATGCAGATGCCTGTTGTGTGAAACAAACATAATTGTAAACTGCATTTGTTCCGTAAGGGTTATATCCAAAAAGATTTCCTATAAAAGATGCATTATTTGGATCTATTGATGAACTAAAAGCTTCACCATTTTGATCCAAAGCATTGGTAAATGTTGATTGGTCTGTTTCCATGCCACCTGATATTGTCAGTACAAAACTACCACTATTATTTGATGTTAATGTGGATTTTGCAAACATACTTTCATCATCATCATTTCCAATAGCAAATGTTGGATGTAAAAATGATATTAACTTTTTACCCCATGAACCTGTTGCAACGAGAGCAAGAGGATGAGTAAGCATATATCCACCAGATCCTAATACTCTAACAATGGTAGCACCACCTGCATTATTTAAATAACTTTTTGCAGTGTATGGAAGGTAAGATTGTTCATACAAACTACCAAACTGAGCAACAAAATCTTGATAGCTGCTCACTGCAACCGGTACAAAGGCCGGTCCCTTAATTGTAGGTCCTATAAGTGCAGCACCAATGGCTCCCACTCCTGTTTGGAGGAAGGATAAATCTTTTTCATTGGTAAACACACCAGGACTTATTATTCTTTCAGTTGCCACTTATTATCTCCGTAAAATTATAGAATGAAATCTGCATATAAATATCGTGCAAAAAATCAAAACTATCATTCAGTTGATATAAATTTGCCAGAATCCAAATCTAAAACACCATCACCATATTCTTCATTTAATGATTTAACCAAATCCGTTTCTTCGGTTTGTAAATTAGAATATTTTGTAAACAAATCTTCTCTAATTTGTTTTACTTGATCCAATCTTTTATTAAGTAGATGTAACTCAATTTCAATTTGACCAATTTGAGCAGTTGTGATTGCGTAAGCAGACTGTAAATCTTTTACCCTTTCAATATCAGAATCATTAAATTCTTTCGATATTTTTTCATCCGTAGAATTTTTATTATTTTCTGTTACTGAATCATTTGGCAAAACTAAATCATCCGATGACTTTTCACTAAAACTAGACATAAAAAACCTCAATTAATTATTGTTAAATTACTCATATAAATATCAATCAATTTCGTCTGGATATACTCCTGGCGAATTATTTAACGATATATCTGTAAATTTTTTCTCTTTACGATCCCTCTCTTTTGATTCTTCGGTAACATCTTCATCTATTGGTCTAAATACAATTCGGTTGTAATCATCAAAAAAATCACTACTTACTGTTCTATCAACTAACTTTACTTGATTTGGTCCAACAATTCTCTTTGTTGTAGTTTGCATTGCAACTTCTTTTGGAAGCAAATATCCATGCACCAACAGTTGAAAAGATGCCCTAACAGTCCTATCTTGTCCTGTTGTATTGTTATCTTCTATCGTAAACCCATCAACATGAGTAGCAAACTTAAAATAATTTTTATCACCAAATGATTGACCACCAAAATAAATAAAATTTTCTATGACATAGTTTAATTGATTTTGATATTCACACCAAATTATGAAATCATAAGTTACATCAACATAGTCTGGAATTGGGGTTAAAAAATATTCACTTGATTTATTTGCACTATACAAATTGCTAAATTTATCATATGGATTGAGTGTATTGTATTTTTGTTTAATAGCATAAGACACATGATATTGATTCGCAACTTTGTTTCTACGAAGTTCATTTTTTACTGTAACAGCAGACCGTCTAAATGTAATCAATGGGACTATTGTTTTTCCTTTTTTATCTTTTAAGAAACCATCTTTTTGTATTGATGCCCATTTTTCTGCATTAGCATATATTGTTGGAACTGTGATAAATTCACCGTTATCTTCAACGTTCAATTGTATTTTTTTATCTATAAAATTTTTTATGGCATAATCAATGTCATATAATGTAATTCCAAAACTGCGAACTTTATCTTTATCTCTACGAACTTCACGATGTCTATTACTTCCAATGTCATATATTGGATTTGCCTTTAAATTTTTATTATCAATAAAACTATCATGTGTTCTACTGATTGGGGGTTTTCTATATTTAATTGAATTACGCATTATATGTTACCTGGCAAATCATTGCCATCGTTTATTATTTGAGGTCTAAATTCCTCTATATGTATTCTTGACCTTCTTGTTAAGTGTGTATTAGCTACAATAGAAACATTATGTCCCCATTTTTCTGTAGCAAATGAATAATCTGGATTTTTTCCACCAAAGAATTGATTTTCTTGAATTGCATCAACTTCCCAATAATCGCCATTATATTCAATAATATCACCAACTTCTATAAAAATTTCAACCTCTTTCAAATACTCTCGTATAAATGCAAAGTTTGCCGCCTGTTGGTAATCTTGTCCAAATTCAGTTCCTTCATATGCCTGTGCTTGATAATCTATCAATGACGGAACTTTTATAGGACTATGATAAATCTTTTTGTCCGACTCATTGTATATGTTTGTTTTTGTATTTTCCAATGAAAGTTTGTAAACAGCAACTTCTGTATCAATTATATCCGCAATAAGTTCCATATTAAACTTATGAACAAGTCCTGCATCTCTGGTTCCGTGAAATAATGGCATTATTTTATCCTATGTAAATTGATAAAGGAGTTCCATTCAAACTAGCTGCAAGTGCTTCAGTTTCTAATCTTTTTGCTTCTAATAATTTACTTCTGGTCATTGTATCTAACATAGTTCTTAATTGTTCTACCAATGCCTGTTTTTCTGCAGTTGCTGCAGAAAGTAAATCGGCAGCATTAAGAGTTGTTTCACCATTTGGTATTGGTATACTTCCATATTTACCGCGAATATATCCAAGCATTTCTTTTGCCAAAGCAAGACCAAACGAATATATCCATGTTTTTCCTGGTGAATTTATTTTAGAATAAACCATATAATCATAAGGTGCATTTGACATATCAGACACTTGACCATTTGGATATTTTAATGGATTACTTCTTTCTTCTTTTACAATATACTCAATCCACAATTTGAAATTTTTTGTTGGTACTGGAAATATACGAAGTTCATTTTTTATTATTTCAAATGTAAAGGCAGATTTACGCATTAAATCATTGAACTCTATTGCTTGAATACGAAGCAAATCTGCATACATTGGCATCAACATAAATGATACACCAGTAGAATAAGCACCGAACCCAAATGTGTCAAGCATTGCTTGATTTCCCAAATAAGGATCGTAAAATCTCATTGAAGCCGGTGGGGAATAGTGATGTACTTTTTTTATTTCTATTGAACCGGTTGGAACTTTTACATCACGTATTAGTGTATCTAAATCATATCGTTGTTTTCCAACAGTAATATCAATAGATGAAGAATAAAATTTAACATTACCGTTAGTAAAAGTTTCACTACCATATTCGGTTGCAAGTTGAACTAATCCACCCATGTTTGTTGATATATTTCTTTGAGTCACATTTGATCCTGTTGATGAACCCATCAAACTCAAAAGGTTTTGTTGTATATTAAACTGATTAACATTATATGAGTATTCATATACTGCTTCTTCAAAACAAGTATAAAAATTTACATCCTGCAATTCAACATCAACAATAGGATAACCTAATCTTTTAGCACACCAATCCGCAAAAGGATCTGCTTCTGCTTGAAAATCAGCATCGCTATCAAATGTTCCAAACGGTGTGCTACCAGTTGTAAAACTTGAACTACCAGGCCAAATAGGAATATCTGTCATTTACTTCTCGGTTTTTGTTTCTTCAAAATACTTCAATATATCATCAACAATAGGATGACGGTGGTTTGTTTTTAACTCATAAACCCCCAATCCATTTATCTTGTCTTTCATATTAAATAAATATGGAAGACCAGAATCTTTTTTCTGTTTTAAGTCAATTTGTGATATATCACCAGTTAGCATCATCTTTGAATTGATACCAAGACGAGACAATATCATTTCCATTTGTGCCTTTGTTACGTTCTGTGACTCATCAACAATAACACAAGCATTAACAAATGTTCTACCACGAAGAAAAGAGATAGGAGCAATTTCTATCTTATCTTCAGCCATTAACTTTTCAATTTTTTCTTTATGGTATAACATATTCATATTTGCTTGAATAGGAGATACCCAAGGATCCATTTTTTCTTTTATATTACCAGGAAGAAACCCTAAATCTTCATTCGATACCGTTGGTCTTGTGATTATTATTTTTTCTACCTCACGATAGAAAAAACATTCAAGAGCAATTTGTGTTGCCAATAGTGTTTTACCGGAGCCAGCTTTACCAACAAATACTGAAATTGTATCACGAAGAGCATCAGTTTTTATTCTTTTTTGTTCGTCATTAAGAGTAAGTTGGAACTGTATTTTATTTTTAATAGTTTTTCTTCCTTTTTTTATACCCGTTGTATTAAGACTTGATACTTCTTCTTCACTCAACAAATGTTCATTGTTATTCGTTTCCTCGTTATGTTCAGAACTCATAATGGCTCCTATAATAATTTAGAAAGGGTTTCTCCCATTGATTTTACGTCAGCTTCAATTTCGGATAATATGTTATCCAATTTCTCAACCTTATGGGTCCATTCAAAACCTACAATAGCGATAAATTCCGATCCTTTTCGTATCGGATAAACCACTGCTGATTTAGACCCTCTCTGTGAAAAAAATGCTTTTGTAATTAAGTCCTCTATATTATCTACAACAGGATACACCGCCTTATGATTTACTACATCTTCAACGAAGTTTGAGTAAAGAGAAATCGGTAAGTTCTGATATTGCTTAAACTCTGTGCTAACCCCTTCTTCTAGTGATTCAAATGAGGTTGAGAGTTTGGTCATTGATTTGCCTGTTTTGTATTTACCACCGTTATGTCTTTGAAGTATAAATGCACGCTGACATTTATATTCTTCTAACAGTTGGTCTAATATGGTTTGGATTAGTTTGGCATGAGAAATCTCTCGGTCAATTCTTTTTTGTTTATATTCACCGTATTTGTATTTGAGGAACCAAGAAAGAAACACACCAAGTAGTGTGGCAATACTTGATACCGCCAAAGAAATGATGTCTATGTATTGAATTTGAGTTTCCATTTGTAATAAATAGCAAAGTGAAAATAAAAAAGGGTGACAAATGTCACCCTTATTAAAATTTATTTTTATGGAATTTACTTTACATATAATAAATTACCATCTTGTATTTTGAACTCACCACGTGGGTTATATGATTCTGTTTTTCCTGCATCTGCAACTTTCTTTTGTAATGTTGGTATCATATTTACTATTACTGTTGCAACACTATAAGCAATTAAGCAACCACCAACAATAGTGATAAAAGTTTTAGCCGCAGCAAAAATAGGAGCAAGTGGTGGAATAAAAAATCCAACAATATCCGCACCACCAGGAGTTAATAATTTTACAGCAACTTCCATTATCTCGGATATTATTCCTGAAAGAATTACAAACTCAAATACACCTGGTCCACCTAATAATTTTGTGGCTTCTGAAAACTTTTTTAGCAATTCTTTACCAACCATTGCAGTTACCACTTGTGTAATTTTTGCTAAAGGTGCAAAAACTGACTGTAATATCTTAACACTTAATTCAACTATACCTTTCAATGCAGGATTTTTAATTGCACCTTCAAGGTGTGTAAACCCACCACCTTCAAAAAGAAATGCCCTATCATTTGAACTATTATACAATTCAGAAACAACATTAGAATTTGAAAATAATTTATTTCTTTCTTTAATAATGTTTAATTTCATTTTTTTAACAGATTCCATAGTTTTTAAGTCATCCAAACCATCCTCGGCCTTTGCTGCATCAACTTTAACATCTTCTGAAGGTGCAACACTACCAGCAACCATATCTTTTTCCCAAGTTGGAGCGGAAACCCATTTACTATAAAAAGTTGTTGTTAGATATTTTCCAGACTCGAACAAATTTTTTACTTCTGTTGCAAACGTTTTTGGATCAGATACATTCTGTATTTTCTTTTCTACATCTGCAGATGCTTTAGCGGCAGCAGATTTTGCCTTTCCAGCGAATGATCCAAATGCTTTCATCAATCCGTCTTTGCATGCTGATGCAACTTCTGATACAAGTGCAGAAAATTCTTTCCAAACCGCTTTTATTTTACCCCAGCCACCTGAAAGAACTTCTTTTGCCTTATCACCAAGACCTTTAAGACCATCCCATATATCACTAAAAAATCCTTCGGATAATACTGCATCACCGTCTTTGGATTCAACTATTGTTTTTACACTTTTATCCAATTTATTTATTATGGACTCACTTAATGATTTTGTTTTTGTCTTTGAAAACAAAATACGCATAGCAGACGCTTCATTTTTTGTAAATACATCTGTTTCCAACAATGAATTGATTGCGGATTCATCAAGAGTTGTAAATCTAATGGTGTTTGCGTTGATTTTTTGTGATAATCTCTTTTCCGATACTACCTCATTCATAAGATATTTCAAAGAGTTTAATTGTTTACGGCTGTTTGTCATAATGACCCCATAATACTTCAAAATAGTTGATATAGTTTTACAATAAATATCTACTAAAAATAAAAAACCTCACATTATTATGTGAGGTTCATTTTATCATTTCTTTTTTAATTTACTATTCAGAATTTCAGCAACAATTGGTTTAAGTAATCGTGTTAATTTTTCTTGAAGTCTTTGTTTTTTAACTTTCTTAACATAAGATTCTTGTAATCTTTTTTTATTTTTAGTATTATATTCAACAAGTTTTTTAATAACAGATTCTCTTAATGGTTTTAATCCACGACGCATTTGATAATACGATTCCATTTTATCTTTTACATCTGGACTATATGGTGGCTTAATATCTATTTCACCAGCTGCAATTGCCTTTGCAACACCATCAACTTCTTTACCGTTGATAACCGGCATTTCAATTCTTGCAGGAGCACCAGGCATAATTTCTTTTGGTAATTTATCTGCATTAGCCATAACAACTTTTTTACCGGCCTCGAAATCACCACCACCAAGAGTTTCCATTGCTTTAGTTACATCCTCTGGTTTTGTTTCATTCCCTTTATCATCTTTATATCCCTTTTCTTTCCATGTGTCTATTATTTTTGCAAATACAGGACCTTTGAAATCAGCTATATTTCCTTTACCAGCATTACCACCACGACCAAATTGGCCTACTGTTACAACATTTAGTGCACTAACAAGTGCTTTACCTGGAAGTTCTATTTGAGTTGCAGTAATACTTGCACCGGGATCCGCAAGAAATGTTGCTGCCCAACGGTGGTGTCCATCCATAATATAATTATCTGCTGAAATTATGGATTCCAAATCTCCTCCAGGACCTCCACTAAAAATTCCAACTTTATTTATCATTCCTATTGCCATACCAAGTGCCTTCTCTGGAATAATTTCTGTTTGTGCTGCTTTCAATGCACTAGCAGCAATAGAAACTTTTTTACCAGCAGCAACATCGTCTTTTGGATCACCGTCTTTTGTTCCGGCACCAATAGCAGCTTTTGCAGCATCTTTTGGAACTTTACTTAAACCTAGAACATCGGTAGTTCCAAGTATTTCATCGTCTTCAAACAGTCTTCTCTTTTTGTTAGTCTGTTTCATATACATTTCCCATTATTACTAAAAATTACATATTTGTAAAAAAAGTGATCCGTTTGAACACTCACAAATAAATATAAATTAAAATAAAAAAAAAAACAAAAAAGGAGTGAGAAAAATCTCACTCCTTTATTTTAACTAATCCAATACGGTTTAGACATCACCGAGAGAATCTACTTGGATAAGACCATAGAACTCTGGACGAACAATCTTCTTCGCATAACGAGTCATCACGCCTTTTCTTGGTGTGAAGTTCGTTGGATCGTATACCAACGGTGTCATTACAAGTGGAATGTATGGAGCATACACAGCACCAGTTTCGAGGAATTGTGTTCCACGGAAACCTACAAGAATTTGATTTTCGAGCATATAAGGATTCTTGTAAACTGTGATACGGCCATTCAATTGACCAACTTTTTGAACACCCATTGCGAATTTCATACCTTCACCATCAACTGCATAGCCAGGCATTGATTCAAGTATTGTAGCAACTTGTGGAGAACATACAAGGAAGTTTGCACCACCACGAAGTGTTTTCTGATGAATTACGTTTGATACTTTTTGAATCTTTGTGCCAAGTGTTTGGAACCATGTTTGTTGATTGTAAGCAGAAGCAGCAGCTTGGTTTGTAGAATAGTCACCAAATGCACTTGTAGAAGCATCATATGTGCGACCGATACGGGCTGACCATCTTTCTGTTGTTTGTGCATTCTTAATCAACATATCAAGAATTTCCAAATCAATTTCTTGTGAAATGTATTCGGACAACATAGATGTCAATTCAGCTTCAGCATCAATTGAGTGGTATGCATTCAAATCTTGTGCAAATTCAGGTGTCCATACTGCCTTCAACTTACGTGTTTTAGCAACTATGGATTCTGAACGCAATTCGAGATTGATTTCTGGTATACCCAAATTGTCACCTGCTGCATTTTCTTCAAAGTCACCACGTGTTGTAGCAGTTGGTTGTTTCTCATAAGCAATACCTACTGTTGCAGGAGCAGCAGAAGCAGAAACAACGAAAGTAATGGTTGAACCATTGTTTGCAGTTGTTGTGTATTGTGGGAAATAACCAAGAATTGTTGAACCAGATACTTTGAAAGCACGAACCGCTTCTAGATCAGGTGTAGACAATGATGCAGATTGAACAGTTACAGTCATAATGTTACCAGCTGCAAGTGATGCAGAGTAAGCATTTTGGAACTCTGTGTCATGCTGGAACAATGATGGTGTTGAATGTGATACAGATCCTGTTACAAACGCGTTTGCAGCCAATGCAGCAGCTTTTGTAAATGTACCTTCGGCTTCATTGATTGAATAACCGAAACGACCTGCACCATAAAGACCACCTGAAGGATCAGCATCTTTTGCATCTTTACCTGTTACACCAAATACTGAATCAGCTTGTGAATCTTTACCAGATCCTGCTGTGAAACCAGGTTGTGCTGTTCCGTATTTGAAGTCCAAGAAGAACACAAGACCAGAAGGCAAGTTCATTGGTTGAACAGAAACAAAATCTTTCGCAGCAATTTCAGAGAAAATACGGCGAACCAATGGAAGTGCAACACCAGCCCATTCTTCTGAACCAGCTGCTGTACCTGTTCTGTTTGATTCTTCGATAAGTTGTTTTGCTTGATTTTCGAGAAGAACTGCAATAGAGTTCTTTTCATATTCGTTTTTCAAATTATCAAGAAGACCAGTTTTTGCCCATTTATTGACAATCTGCTTGTTTTCTTTGATAAGTTGCTTGTGGGGGTTCCCAGAAGTATTTAATAAATTTTGTATACTCATTGTTTTTTCCTTAAAAAATTATTTCAAACCTGCTAATTTACGTAAACGATTTGCCATATCATCACCTTCATTCAAGATTGGTTTAGATGGGCGTGTGCTTGCGGTTGGTTTAGATGCAAAGGATTCTTTAATTTGTTTAACCTTTGTTGTTCTAAGCGATTCGCAAAGTGTAGCATAGACCAATTTGACTTCACGAAGACTTGATGCACGATCAAAGTTTTCGATAACAGTCATTTTTTGTTTTTCGTTAAGTGAATGCTTGCGGAATAACTTGTTAGAGAAGAGCAATTTTGAGTTCAAAAGATTGACTTCATTGATTTTAGAACGCAAGAAAGAAATTACAGCATAAGCTTCACGAAGTTTTGCTTCTGCCACTTCCTTTTCCTTTTCTTCTTCAGCTTCTTCAACTTTTTCTTCGTCTTCTTCTTCACGAAGAGCACGGAGAACTTCTTTGATGTCTACTTCTTCTTCATCTTCACCTTCTTCAACTTTTTCTTCTGCCTTTTCACCTTCTTCTTCTTCACGAAGAGCACGGAGAATTTCTTTGATTTCAGCAACTTCTTCGGAATCTTCATCTTCTTCTTCAACAAGTTGAACAAGTTTTTCACCCTTATCTTCTGTGCTGTCATCAGATGCAACTGCGGAAGGTTTCTTGTTGTCACCGCCACCGATTTCGGATGAATCAATGTCTTCTTCTAATTGACGAATAATCTCCATCAATTCTTCATCCATTGGTTCTTCTTCATCTTCACCTTCTTCAACTTTTTCTTCTTCTTCACCTTCAGCTTCTTCAACCTTTTCTTCTTCTTCGGCTTCTTCAACCTTTTCTTCTTCGCCTTCACCTTCTTCCATAGCAGGTTCTTCATCATCACCTTCGCTATAAAATCCGTATTCTTCTACGGGTGCTTCTTCTTCACCCTCACCTTCCTCAACTGGCTCTTCGGCTTCTGCCTCCTCTGCCAACTTTTTGGAAAGCATAGACTGCAAACGCGGAGTGAATGCTTCTTCCAATGCCAATTTAGCGTTTGCTAATGCTACTTCCTTAACGGCTTTTGCATCTGCAATAGCTTCTTTCAATAAATCATTCATAAAAATCTCCAACTATTTTTAGTGTTATTTGAAACACTAATTGCAATAAAAAATAATATCGGACTCTATAACGAATAGAGTATTATGTAAGTATAAGTATAAGGAAAGTTATTTTTTTTCTATTTTTTCGATAGGTTTTTTTGTAGGATCATACTGAAAGATTGATTTTGCATCATTTTCTGTATAGATGTATCTCTTATTTCGGTCTTTTGTATCTATTTTCTTTTCATCGGCCATAGTTTTGCTCCACTAATATCTTGTAAATATTTCTCGTATCGTTAAATCCTTGTATAGTATATCTACAATTTCTTGGAAGTGTTACCTCTGTTTCGTGACAATAATCATTTGAGTGACATGGTAATGTTAGTATAGAAGTTCCAGCAGGAATTAAAAATTCAAATAATGGCAATCTCTTTTTTCCAGTTCCTTCTGTAATTAAAGGATTTAATGATGTTGTTACAAATGATTTATCTACCCATTGTCCTGCATCAATAAACATTTGTAATACTTTTTCATTTTCTACGGAACGATATGAAACTATATTATATTCTAATTTTTGTAATTGTTCGTCAAATGCATAGTCCATTTCACGAATAGTAAATGCATTCATTGCACTTTTATATTGTTTTTCCCTTTTATCGCCTTCTTTTGGTTTACCTAACTTTAATTGTTTTTGTATTTCAGGTTTTGTTAAACTTGGTTTAGCAAATCTCAATATGTTAATTATTCTTTCAGTGTTCAAATAATAATAACCCAATGCCATTAGAGTTTCTTTATCTATTGATTTTGGTGTTATTAAAGAATACTTTGATACTGCAATCATTTCTGCTCGTTTGTATAACTTTTTAAAATTTACCCCATCTTCATCAAATCTTAAATCATACATATCAATTATATCTTCATAATCATATTCCAACAGTTGTTCACGTGTTTTTGGATATAGATTGTCTGTTTTGGTATCTAATTTTTCTGCATCAACTTTATTCAAAAAACCAACAGTTTTTAATCCAGTTTTTTCTTCATTTGGTTCTTTTGGTTTTTGTTCTGGTTTTTTTTCTGCTTTATCACCCGCATCACCTTTTGGTTTTTCTTCATCAGAAGTTGCAGAATCTTCTTTTTTTGAATCATCGGTTTTAATTTCTTCTTCAGAATCAGTTGGTGTTTCTTCTGAAGAAGTTTCTTCTTCTTCTTTTGTAGTTTCTTTTGGAGCAGATTTTTGATGTTTTGCTGGATCAAAACTTTTTTTACTTATGTAATACGACTTTCCACTTTCTTTATTAACAACAAGCATTTTTTCAGGATCTTCGCTTGCAGGTTTTTCGTCTTCTTCTGATAACGAAAAAGACCTTTCCAGGTTTTCAATAACTTTCCGTGTTTCCTCACGGATTAGTTTTTCAATACTAGCAAAGGTCATTTTATCTCCATTAAATGTTTTCTGAATCGAGTTTTCTCTGTCTTCTTACAGCAGCATTTCTTTTTTCAGATTTTCTTTTTGATGGTTTAATGTATTCCATGCGATTTTTATATTCTTCAAGAATACCGGCTTCTTTTACCTTACGTTTAAATACCTTAATCATTGTATCTACATTCATTCCACCTGCCTTAACTTTAACATGAGCAGGTTTTGAACTGGTATAAACTCTGTCTGACATAACCATTTTTCCTTTATTTTTTTATTTCGTAAAATGTTCCGAGTTGTTTACCTATGTTCTCGTAGATAGACTCCAGGATTCTTTGTAATTTAACAATTTTTTCCGATATTTTTTGAAATTCATTTACAGATTCTCTCAATCTTTTTGAGTTTCTTCTATGTGATACACCTTCAAACCAATCGCCAGACTCCTCAACCATGTTTTTACTTGCAAATTCAACAAGTCTTTTTATTTCAGAAACTATTTCTGGTAGTGCCTTTGAACGATGAACTACCTCTCTGTATTGATTGTATTTTGAAATTGCCTCAATATATTGTTGTTTTTGTTCAGATGTAAGAACTTTTGTACTAAATTTTTCGTTCATTACTTCTTGAACAGCATCCGAAACAAGTTTATTTATTTCTTCTCTTGTCATTGATGTTTTTGTTTCACCAACTTTTTTAGGAAGACCTTTATGTGATGTTCCAGCATATTTTTCTAATTCTTTTTCAGACATTGATGACGCCAAATCCTTTACAGATTTACTAACATCACTTGAAGCAACTTTACCTCTTTTGTAAGCAAGTGCAAGCCCCATTAACTTCTGTTGCTGTTGTGATAATGCCGGCATCGTTATCTCCCATCAAATATGCATTCACAAACATTACCAATTTCACAAATAATGTTTGTTATATTATTATGGATGCGATTTATTTTAGGATCTATTTTTGCGATTGTTGAAGTTGATATACCTTCTGTAATCAATTCTTCATGTAAACCTTCTTTCATTCCTTGTGGATACATAAATGCACCATGAGTTGATGGATTTGAAACAAAATCCCAACCAATCAATTCAAAATCATCTTGAACTTCAACTGTGCTTTCACTTATTTCTTCAACAGAACCTAACCCTCTTGATGATATTCCAAGACGAATACCTGCACCAAGAAGTTGTTTTAGTATATTTCCGGATGGTGTTGGTAGTATCTCAACTGTGCCAACTACATCATTATCTTTCCAATGTACACCAAGAACATTATGTGAAACATTACGAAGATTGATTATGGATGAATCTGGATGGTCAAGTTCACCGAGAGCACGATTTTCTTTTATTTGATTTTCGGCATACTTCTTAACTTCACGCATTAAAATCTTTTTGGGATATACTCTACCATTTTGATTTTTTGCTTCAGCTCTTTGTAATACTCCGGAAACTATAACTTTGCCACCATTTTTCTTTTCAGATTCGGTAATCATTTTTGGGGTTACATTAAAAAGTATAGTATCTACGAGTAGTTGTTTCATTTTTATGCACCTAATTCGTTAATTTTTTTTGTAATTCTGTTTATTCTTTCGGATATTTTTCTCAATCTAGTCATTGATTCACCCCAAAGAGTTCTTTGATCAACATTCATTTCTGTTTTTAATCTCAATGCATGTTCAACAACTCTTTCTACTTCGTAGATTGTTCTGTTTATATTCTTAATCGAATCATTTATTTTTCTGTTTGAACTTCTTGTTTCATCCGTTCTAAAATCTTTATATGTTCCTTCCGAAATTAAACCCATTGCCTGTTTGTAGGTTGATTCATAATTTTTCTTTTTTGTTTTAGGAACAAGTTTATATCCATAAACTTCTGCAGTTTCTTTGTTGTGTTCTTCAAAATCTTCTTCACTCTTAGCAAAAGCATTTGGCGTTTGGTATCCGGGAACACCAGCAGTTGTGCTCATTTCATCGAGTGATAATTCTTCAGCAAACTGACGATATTCTTCTGTTTCTTTTAATTTTGTTATGAAAGATTCAACATTCATATATTACATTACCTAACAAGTTGATTTTTTATTAAAGCATAAACTGTTCCAGAATCTACTGTAACAGAATTTAATGCAAATTCAAATATACGTTGTGCTCCAGATAAATCAGATAACGGAATACTACCACCTGCAGAAAAATATGCAGTTCCACTAGCGCCTGCAGGAACAATTAAACCACCTTGACCATAGTTTGAACCGGTGAATGTAGTTGTTCCAGATGTGCATGTTATTGATTTTAAGAATTTTCCAGGATGCCCCTTTCTTTCAAATTCATTTGCCTGTGATGCAGGAAAATTATATGGGTGTATTTCATTGACTGACATTATTTACTCCATGATAAATCGTCTATTAAACTGTAATAACGAAGTAGAGCAGATATATGATTTTCTTCTACTTTCTTTATTGTTTCATATTCATCCAAAAGTCCTGCAACTTCTTGTAATTTTATTTTTAGGGATTTGTCTTTTACCCTATGCATATTTTTTGTAAACAATCTTTTTATAGTTACCGCTTCTGTTTGAACAAGAGACTTTAAGTTATTTGTATTACTAACATTTTCTATGTATTCTCTTAACAATACCTTTTGTGACTCGGTTAAATTGTTATATTTTGCATTAAATTTTTCAACAAGATACTTGTAAGCCATCAAACGAACTTCTTTTGATTCTTGTGTAATAGCAAAATCTTCTGTTATCACGGATGTATTTGGTTTTGATGTTATACTTTCAAGTATTGTTATACGAGACTTTGTAATTTCAATTGGGTTATCCAACTCATTATATTCAAAAACCTTGTATACTGACGCAAGTATTTTATAGTTTTGAACTTTTGTTTGAAAAAATGTATCAATATCAAAGTTTTCTTTGATTGATTTTATCAATTCATACTTTTCGTTCTGTAATTTATGTTTGTTTAACCCACGTCTTGCTTTCAATACTGCCTCTATTAACATATTTGCCTTCGTGTCTGACTTTAATTTTTCATCACAAAGGGTTTTATACAATTTATATTCCTTAATAAGTTCTGTGTTCTTATTAAAGAATTTTTTGAGAATCTGAATGGCAACAGATTCGTTGGAGGAAATGATGTCTGATGTTATTTGACGAGTCAATAACTCAAACAGCATTGCAGTATTTTTGAATTTAGAATGTTTAATTTTCTTCATTGTTCCTTATACCTGTTTATGTGCACTTTCATAGAATAAATATAGGCAATTTTACAATTCATCTAATAAATTGTTCTCATTCAACAAATTTGATTCATTTTCGTGTTTAATAGTCGGTTTAAGACTTTCCGATATTATTTTTTTTGTTTTAATCTTTATACCGGACATACTATCTATCAACTTACCTATATCACGGTTTTCAAGTGATAACGGTGAATTTCCTTTGTAATTTACTTTTGGTGAATTATTAACCTTCAATGTATTACCAACATCTTTCTTTCCAATAGGATCCCTGCCAAATGGACTGTTATCTGTTCCATAACTTAAATTCTTAGCAGGTCTACCAGCTCCAGGCCAACCACCTTCTGGAACTTCGGCATCGTTTATTACTTTACCACCACCGCGAACTTGCATACTTGCAATATCATGTGGTGTTCCAAACGATTCTTTTGTTATCGCAGGATCATTGCCTTCATTTTCAATTTGTTTTTGACGGAACATATGTTTAATATCTTCAAGAACTTCATTCTTTTCAAATTCTGCCTCGTCTTCTGAAAGGTTGAATATGTTTGAATAAATATATTTCAATGAAAATAGTTTCTTTTCTATCAGTGTTCCCGCCAAGTCCACTTTTTCTTTCATAAGAGCAACTTTTTCTTGTTCATATATGATAGAAGGTCCTGTTAATCCTAATTCAAAGTTTACCAAATCTGCATTTTCATATCCTTGAGCATACAAATGAACAATTGCAATCTTTGTCAATTCAGAAACCACAATTCTTTGCACTCTTTCTATTGTTCTAGCAAAACGAATATCAAGAGCGGCAAGTGTTGCCTTTCCTTCTATACTTTCATCATAGCCCAAATACGGTTTTGGCACTTTAAGTGCAGCAAAGATTTTACTTTTTAGATATTCAATATCTTCAATTGCTTGATATTGTAAACCTGCAAGTGTTTCTATTGATGTACCAGATTGTCCACCACGAACAGGAAGATAAAAGTCTTCCAAAAGGTTTTGCATATTAAAACGAAGATTATAGTCACCAGTTTGTTCATTTACGAGTGGAGTTTTCTTCATTCTATTCATAAGATTGTTCATGTATTGATCTACTTCGGCAGGTGGTATATTACCAATATCAACTTTAAAAATACGTTTTTCAGGAGCACGCATAATACGATGTATCAACATCGCATCTTCCATTAGAACTAGTTGTTTGTATAATTTTCTAGCACCTTCCAACATTGATTTACCGTATGGTAAAAAGTTAGTATCACCGAGTAAACGAAAATGAGCAATTTCATAATTTTGAAATTCACCCCTACCGAGAGGACCTTCATAAACAAATTTAGTCATATAGATATGTTCCGGATCAGTTCCTTCTTCTCTCTGCATTTCGTATGGTGAAAACGGAACAACATTTGTAACACCAAGTTCTTCTTTTACATCCATATACAAATAAAAATCACCGTATTTACAAAGATTACGAATCCACGGCCAAAGATTATATTCTATATTAAGAACATCATAAAAAAGATTACGAAGTATTTTACGAATGTTATCATTATCTGTTTTTATGGTGAGAACATCACCTTGATCATTTTTTAGAGTGCTTTCATCAGAATATATGTCAAGTGCAGATGATATTATGGCATCGGTGTCCATTGCCTCATAATCAGTATAAAGATCTATTTTTGTTGCTGCGAATGAATTGTATTGATTGTATACTGATATTGGAGTTCCCTTTGTTCCATGTAATCTGCCATATCTATCAATAACTTTTGATGTGTGTGGGTTTCCATCACCTTGATAGCGAGCAGTATCAACAACTTTTAATTTTTTACCACCAACATTACGAACAACAACATTAGTAGAAAAAAGTGTTTTTAGTCTATCAAATAATGATTTATTTTGTGCCATTTGTCACCTATTTTATGTAATGTAAACTTAATATAAATATGTAGGAAAAAATACAAACTCTATTTTATTAACCAAGTTAAATCTTCATTATGTCCATTTACTGTCATATTCCAACCATCTCGGTCATCTCCATATTGATATGAAGGTTTTAGTGGTGTTGTTGATTTCCCCATGTAATCTAAACTCATTCGTGTCTTCAGCAATCCCTCTTGACGAAGTTTTAGAGCAGTATCTCTAACCCAAAGTCCTATTGCAAATGACATAACCAAGTCATCATTATATCCTGTTTGTGCCTCTGCTTTTGCACCATTCCAAACAAACACATATAGTTCTTGTGTTAATCTTGAAGACTTTATTATTGGTAATCTTTCACGAAAATATGTTTCCAATTTTGAAATCAAAAGTGGTCTTGTTTTAGCACTTGTAGTAAATCCAGGAATCATTTGTGCCTTGTCTTTTAAGTCATAACCCTTTGGAATATGAACGGATGGATCAGTATACCCATCTTCACGGTATGTATAATAAAGATTTGGATAACCTCTATCAATTATTTGTTGAATTGCTGCCCACCCAATGTTAGCATTTTCAACTACAAGAAGAGCATCGTTATATTCTGTTGCAACTGATACTAACATATTACCATAAGTTTTTGTATCAAGTTTTCCTTTGTATTCTGCAACTTGTTCCATGTTTTCAACATCAATCACATGGAAAGCTGAATTATCATTTCCGTCACCACGAGCAACATCAGCAATAACCATATATGTTTTATTTGGTTCTGGATAATTCCAAATCCAATAAGCATCCTCTGCACCACGCCGTTCTTTTGGTTCACACACATAAGTTTGTTCATACCATTGGACAAGTTCACCATCAATTACGGAACGACCAGATGTAAGAAAATTCCCATCACATTCTTGTTTAGCCATGTCAGGACCCAATAGTATGTCCTGTTCATCACGCCATTTTTGGTCACGGTCTGGATGAACGTGCCATAATAATTCTATCGGATTGAAAGAACTTTCACCGAGTTTTGCCTTTACCCATTGTTTATGATAAAAGTTACCAACACCATTTGGGGTAGAGTTGATAATAGCAGTTCCACCGGTAGCAAGTGTTTGTTGTGCAGATGCCCATATTCTATCTATGTCATCAATAAAGGCGGCCTCGTCTATGATAAGAAGTGAAAGTGCTTCAGAACGAGCGGAGTCAGCGGCAGCAGAAACGGCTTTTATTTGTGAACCGTTCTTAAATCGAAGTGAAAGTTTGTTATCTTCTTGAACACCGGTTTTCAACCAACTCGGCATATTGTCATACATAACACGAACTTTTGTTACCAAGTTTTTAGCAGTTTCTTGTTTTGTAGCAATAACGAGAATGTTTTTATCCTGATTGAATAACATCAACCAAAGTGAATATCCAGCAATAACTGTGGATATACCTAACTGACGAGACTTTAATACGATATTCCACCGGTTACTATTAAATTCTCTAAGCACATCTTCCTGAAATGGATATAGGTCGAATAATATCTTGCCACGAGTTGGATGTTGAATTTTAGCATAACGCTTCATAAAGTATACCGGATTAGCGGCACACTTTGCATATTCTTCTTTGATAATATCTTTTAGATTCTTACTCATTGAACTGCAAATACTATCCCAAGAGTAGTTCCAACACCAGTAAAGAACCAGAGTAATTTATTATCATACCAACGAGGTTGAAGTTCATCAATTATTTTTTCCAATTCTACACTTCTTTTTTTACAAGCATCAATAGCTTGGTCACGATTTTTTAATTGTTGATGATATAAGTCAAAACGAGTTTGGTGAAATTCTATCAAAGTATCTTGAGCATTTACAACTGCGGTTAAATATTCAACTGAATCACGAATTAGTTGAATACGATTTGCCATCTTCACCACATCAGTTTTCTTAAAACATATAACAGAGTCATTTTCAACTGCAAACACAGTTGTTACTGAAAATAATAAGGCAATTAAATATTTCATAAATTAGTCTTTCAGAAAGTTAATAATATACTTTGTGGCTTCATCAGGATTTTTTATTTCTTTATCACGATAAACATAGAATTTTTTTCGTATGATAAGAATACTGTCCTTACGAACTTTGATTAGTGAGTCTAATTCGTCTGCTCTTTTTTTCAAATTGGTATAATCAAATTCATATTTGTTTATTAGAGCTTCCAAACTATCTGCGGTTTTGTGTGATTGTCTTAATTGTTCTTTTGAACGATTATATTCATACCCATTGTATATCAATAGGATTGAAAGAAATACTATGGCAAATATCTTTATGTAATTGCCAATTTTTTGTGTCAAAACATCTTCCATAATTAACCTTTTGTATAAGTTGAAACCATTTTTGCCTTACCACGAGCAGTTGCACCCTTTTTTCTCTTTCGTGTTACGGCACTTCTTTTTTGTTTTGATGACATCGAAGCGGCTTTTGCTGCAGGAACACATTTTGGATATGCTCTCTTACCACCTTTTCTGGCCTTACTACCAGCAGAGGCGCCGCATGGTGGATGTCCACCACTTTTTTTCTTACGAGAAATATCAACCCATCTTTCTCTAAACCAACCAGTTAAACCACCACTCGGCTTTTTTCCTTCACGAATATATTGTGAGATATACTCTCTGATGATTTCTTTAACGATATTTTCTGTTGTTTTATTCATATCAATAAATATAATAATTTTTTTATTTTATTTATTCTTCCCAAGATAAAACTGTTGAAATTGCTCTACCGTTATCGCCTTCCGCCTTTAGTTTTATTGTACCATCTGCAACAAATGTTGAAGAACCACCACCATCAAATGAAATCCAAGTTGCATCTGGATTTATAGATAGTAATGTATTTTGCCAAATTGGCCAATTTTGTTTTCCATTCTTTGTGGATACATATTTATGTTTTCCACTTGGAACAGTTACTGCAATAAAAATTTTATCTTTGTGAAATCCGATTGATGTTTTTGGTCTAGATTTATCTTTCTGTAAAAATTCTTTGTTACTCAAATCTATCGCCTTTCCTTCTAAAATGAGAACTTCACTTCCTGAAAATGCATAATTTACATCTTTTAATTTTGATAAAACTTTTTCTTCTGCTGTTATTGTTCTTCTTTGACCACGATCATATTTAGTTTGGAATAATTCTATATGACCGTCATTAAATACGGTAATTGTTTCGTAATATTCCAAACTTCTACCGGTAGTTTCACTTAGCATCGTATAGTATTTATTTCCAGTTTTTGGATGATTTGCACTACCATCTTTAATAAATGTACTTGTTGCTTTTCCAGAAGGTTCGTATAGAGTTAAATTGATAAAATTTTTCAAAGGCAATCTTCCTGTTTGGGTGTTGCCCTCAATCCATTTTTTAGCGTTATGTAAACTAAATCCACCTGATTTTGGATCACCAATATGAACAGATACTATTCTTGAGTCGATAGCTCTGTAATCATAATCATCTGGATGTACGGTTTCGCCAATTGGTTTGCTTGGAACAATGTTTGTTGAATATTTTATACTATTCCACTCTAATTTGACAACCTTTTTTTTATCACGTATATCAAAACCATAATACTCACCGGAATAACCATTGAAATGCTTTTCTAATGATTGAGATAATTCTCTCAAAATGGCAAAAAGTGCTATTTCTCTTTGTGCTTTATATGTGTGTCTTGGTGTGAAAAATTTAGTAAATGCATTTTTTAATTCTTCTTTTGACTCATCAGTATTTCCATTTACTATTAATTTTGTAGTATTTTCTATTTTGTCACATACACCACACTCAATGGTATGCACTTCAGGTTTTGAAGTTCCTTCTACAATATCGTCAGACCATTCTGATTTTTCCCAAAAAATTTGAAATCCATCTATTATATCTTGAAGACCTTTTGGTCCGTCTGATTCAGCAGATGATCTCATTGATGAATTTTTTTTAAAACCAGTAGCAACTTTACTTAATGGTAATGGTATTTTTTTTGTTGTTCCATCATTTAATATAAATTCTACACATTCACAATTTCCTCCAACAAATCTAGCATTACTAATTTTATCTGAAAATGATATTCTTGCATTATCGATTAAAGATTTTTCATAAGAAGATATGAATAATTCCGCTATATTATAGGAATCCGAATATTTTGGTGACGATGCTTTTAATAATGCGTTATATGTTCGTTCTATAAAATTTTCCATGAATGGAGTGATTTCTACATCTGGAAATTGAACACCATAATCTAAATACATTTTTTTAATGTCATCAATAAATGCCATAACAAATTTACCAAATTTTAATTATTAAGTCTTATCTATTGCACCTTTACCCGAACTTGGCCATCCAAAACGGCATGACCAATATCTTGCCTTATGTCTTGGTCCTGGTGATTGACAATTGTGACGAGCACGGAAAGACTTTCTTCGGGCTGCATTGCTCTTTTTAATACGCATTGTTTTCTTACCACCCTCACCCTTGTGACCAAAGTTTACTTTTACGATATTACCATTTGATTTTTTAACATAAACAGAAAACTTTTTTGGACCACCGGGCGTTCTAAACGGTTTTCCTAAACTAACTTTTCTACCACGATATTCAGCTTCATTCATCATGTTAGGTTCATTTTCTTGAATACGAAAATGTAATTCAGTAATTTTACCACAAGGATTTGTAGCATATCCTTCAAGTTGATAGCCGGGATTTACAATAGTTTCTTTTACATTACGAAATCCACCACCCGCAGCTTTATATGCTTTAACAAGAGCACCTGAAGCATATGCACTTGGCCATACTTTATATTTACTTTTAATTCTTGATTTTATTCTTGAATAAAGTTTTTTATTTGTAGGAACTGCCCTTTCAATTATTATTGATTTCATCACCTTCTCCATTTTCTATCTTTGTAAATTTGTTTGCAAATTGTTCTGATGCTACTGAAAAAAGACTACCAACTACTATGTAAAGAAAACCATCGAATATAAATTGTTCAACTTTCTTATCATAAAAGGTTGATACTATTGCCATAAATATCATAACACCAAAAGAAAAAAACATCATCACACGCTTGGATGATATTCTACCACTAAAACCACTAAAAGTTTGAGCAACTGGATTAAGTTTATTCAACTCTTTCTCCTAAATCTTTTTCTAACTTTTCAATAAAGTTCTTTCTAAACTCTGCAAATTCATTTTGTATTTTTTCTAACATTTCTTCTTTGTTAAATGGCGTTTTCCAATTTTCAATATCACCAAAATCGTTTGTAAATTCCATTCTTGATAATTCATTGGCAATTATATTTTTATCACGTTCTGCATCTTCCAACCATGCAAGTGCATTTTGTTTCAATTTTGTTTTTTCATATTCATCCCACTTGCCTTCAAGACGAATTTTATGTTCCATATCAATCACACAATCAAAACACATACCGTGAATTTTTTTCATTTTTTGGTCAAGTCTTTTAGGCATACCACAAGTGCAAGTTTCTTTTGGGCATTTTGGAAATGTATTCAAATACTGATGTAACTCTTGTTGCCATTCTTTTCCAAGTTTTATTTTATATCCATTCTTTTGTTCCCATTCGTTACCATCTTCGTCAAACCACTTATCACCAATTTTACGAATTTCGTTATCTTCTTTTTTATTTGCAGAAAAACCAACTTGAACTTTTTGCTGACTATCGTGTTCTCCCGCAAGAAGTTTTTTTACATCTTGTATACTATCAATTTTAATATCCATAACATAACCTTTTACTTTATTATTTCGTTGTAAACTTTATTCCAAAATTTTCTTGTTATCATGTGCATAGGTCTTAACCCATTTTTATCGGATTTTACTTCTTTCATTTTTCCACGTTTTGTATTGAACTTGGAAACAACCATATTGAATATCTCAACATCAAACCATCCAAATATAGAAATAAAACGAGACTTTAATTCAGCTAATTTAGCACTTCTATCGGCCAAAGCAGAAAAAATACTCTTTGATCCCATTTTGCCAAAACTTGGAATATCGTAACGAACATGATTAACAATCATATAATATACATACGGATTTTGAATATCTTTGTATGCCAATTGACTACTACCATTCCAACGCATCAATCTCTTGTAGTCTTTTAATTTAGATACATGATCTTTATCAACCGCATAAATTACAATGGTGCTATCGTTATCAAATTGTTCGATGACATCTGTTGCATGAAATGGTGTATTTGATTTCATAATCCGCTTAACATTATGACGACGCATAATTGCAGACTTTTCATCAAATGTTAGTGGTTTTTCTATTGGATCAGTAGTATCGTCTGTAACAATATAAACATTTTCTTTATCAAACTTACGGCAAATTCTATCATATTCTTCTTTATGATATATTGCCATCGGTTGAAATTTACCAGGATAAATTACAAGAACATCCTTATCTACCAAATCATTTTCATTGAATATGGCAAGGTTCATTTCCTTAATCAATTTTAATATTGATTTATTCATAATATCAACTTAAAATATTGTTACATAATACTATAAATATTTATTATATTTTTAATAATGTTTAAATTATGAATGTGATTGTAATATAATTTGTTTGGCATCCAATTCAGATCCACTAATGGCTGTTTGTGTTCTCCAAATATCTCCATTTTCATCTATAAATTTCCAAACAAAAATATTATTATTATTTACATCTTTTGCTTCTATTTTTTTGTAAAATTCTAAATTCATTATGATGCCTTGAAAATTTCCAATCTACTTCCTTTTTTTATACGTGTACCAGTCAATGGAGTTTCTGTATATTGACACCAATTTAGTGCTAATGATCCAGCCGATGTTGGTTTTACTGCTCCAGTAAGTTTAAATACTCTTGGTTTTGATGCATCCGTCCCTAGGTTTTGTAAAAAGTTATCACTGTAACCATCTGTCAAGAAATAATTACCAGGACTCACTGTAAAAAGTTCCCAATAACCTGTTCCACTATTTGCATCATCAACTGCTATTCTTATACCTGGATCCGTAAATGCATTTGTTCTTTCTACTATAAGTATAAAATTAAAGTAATATATTGCATTAGCTGACATACTATAAAATAATTCGTCATCACCTTGAAGTGCTCCATTATTTAAGACTGTTTCATCTGTGGTTTTTTCAACAACAGCAAACGGTAATAATGTTCCAAGACTACCTGTAATACTATTCTTACTAACAAATGAAGCGGTAGTTGCAAAAGATGCAGTTCCTTGAAGTGAACCAGTAAATGACATTGCAGTAACATTTCCGGTAACAACAAGTGTTGAACCATTAAATGCTAAATTTGTTTCTGCAACAGCAGCATTTGATGTACCATCGGATGTTAGTATTCTATCGTTTGAAGCACCTGATATTGTTGTAAATCCAGTTCCACTTGTTCCACTACTACCAGCAGCACCAGATATTCCTGATGAACCTGATGAACCTGAAGCACCAGTTGCACCAGTAGCACCAGTAGCACCAGATGTTCCTGATGAACCTGAAGCACCAGTGGCACCAGTGGCACCAGCAGCACCAGAAGTTCCTGATGAACCTGAAGCACCAGTGGCACCAGTGGCACCAGCGGCACCAGATGTTCCTGATGAACCTGAAGATCCAGAAGTTCCTCTTGTTCCCGATGAACCAGATGTTCCAGATGAACCTGAAGCACCAGTGGCACCAGTGGCACCAGCAGCACCAGAAGTTCGTGATGA